CGCCGGGGCCGCGGGTGCCGCCAGGAACGCCGCCTGGGCCGCCAGGAACGCCGCCTGCGCCGCCGGGGCCGCCGGGGGCCCCGCCTGGACCGCCGCCAGGGCCGCCGGGAACGCGGCCCGGGCCGTAGGGAACGCCGCCAAGGACGCCGCCGAAGCCGCCCAAGCGGCCGAGCTAGAGCGCATGGTGCTGGGCGCGATGCACGCGCAGCACTGGAACCCAGTCCCATGAACCTGCAGGAGTATCTAAGCAGCCTGAAGGAGGGCGACGTGGTCTACATCGACCCAGGCTACGCAACGAACCTGAGCTGCCCTTTCCAGGTCCACAAGGTCGTTCGGGCGACCAAGACTATGGTCCGCATCGACCGAGGTGAATCCTACCGGAGGACCGACGGCAGGGAGCGCGGTTGGGACGGCGGGCACACCTTCAGCGTCTGTCCACGGGTCGTCGTCCCAACCCGTGAGGTCGTCAATGCCGTCCGCCGCTACAACCTGTCCGAGGAGGTGGACGACCTGTACCAGGACCTCAACCGCCGCAAGCTCGACCTGGACGGCCTGCAGGCGCTGCAGCGACTCCTGAAGGACTTGCTCAACCCGATCCGTCAGCAATTCCTGTGCATGGACTGTGGCTGCGACACGAGCGGGGGCTGCTCGTCCGTGCGCACGGGCAACGGGGACTACTACATGGTCCACGACGAGCTGTGGGACAGCGTCGTGCCCGAAACCCGCGGGATGCTCTGTCTGGCCTGCTTGGGCAAGCGACTCGGCCGGCCGGTGATCAGGGCCGACCTGAAGAACCTGCCCATCAACGACAAAATTAGGGAGAGACTACCATGATGACGAACACGAAACTGCAGAGGGTCATGCGACCCGGTCGACCTCACTTCGAGGTGGTCCACAACATCGGCTACCACGGAGCAGTGGTGGCCCAGGCCGAGGGGTTGTGGGTGCCCTACTTCGCGGAGCCCGAGGAGCTGACGGAGCTGCAGACCGACCTGTGCCCGGCGGGTCTTCTCGACCTGAACTGGAAGGACGTGTCGAGCCATCCCTGCGTCGCGATCATCATGAGCTGGCTCGGGCTGAACAGCGTGCGCCTGACGGAAGACGCAGCTCGGTTCACCAGCACCCAGCTCGACACGCTCCTCTATCTCGGGATGAAGGACCTGCTCGATTCCGTCCCGGTGATGAGTGCGCTCATCTGCATGGCCGCGCCGCAGAGCGACGACGTCATGACGATGGCCAAGGACTGGGCGCGCTGGAAGCGCTTTGGGTTCGAGTCGATGTCCGACTACGCGCACCTCACCCTCATGTCCGACATGACCCCGCCGGCCCACACGTGGCTTGGGGCCCAACGAAAGAAAGAAACGGAAACACACCGATGCTGAAATACACACTGACCCTACGAATTGCTCTGGTCGACAAGACGCCTTTGCAAGAGCTGTTGCGCCACTACGAGCGGACGTTCGACTTCTTCACGGTCCCCCGTGTGGGAGACCGCGTGCTCGTGTCCGAGGACCTCGTCGTTCCGGTGCAGGACGTCTTTCATACGCCCAAAGCCGTCATCGTCCAACTAAGGGACGAAGTCGTGTCCGACGACACCGCAACGGACGCGGTCATCGACCGTCTGGTCGAGCAGGGCTTCGCGGAGACGGGGCGCTTCGGGACGGGCTACCCGGAGAAGGACCCTGTCTACACGCAGCCCACCTCGGACATCGAGACGAGGGCGTCGGCATGACACTGTACGAGACCACCGGCTTCGTCCGGATCCGAGACCGCATGTTCCGCCCAAGTGAAATCTTCACGATGGAGCAAAGGAACGAGGACCTGCTTTGTCGGATGAGCGACGAGTTGATTGCCAAGGCGCCTTTCGTTTCGGTCACTCTGAAGGCCGACGATCCCCGGTCGCTCGGGGGACGCTACGACAGGCGAAGCATGGTCATCCGCATCGACAACTGCACGATCGAGGAGGTCGAGCAGGAGCTGGCCAAGCAGATGACGCGGGGGCGCCCAGTGAGCCCAGCGAGTCCTGGGGACCCTTCGCTGACGACGGGCCTCAGTTCGCAAGAGCAGACCGCCGCACAGACCAGGAGCGCCGCACCTCAAACCGTCGCCGAGCGTCAGTTCTCGAAGGCCTACGCGGAGGGGAAATGAACCAGACCTGCAAGATCATGTTCAGTGACTCCGAGGGCGGCTGGGCCGAAGCCCTCGGAGACGGAACCTACAAGCTGCTCAACTCGCCGCTCGAACCTGGGTTGTGTTGGGGCGACATCGTGACCGCGTTTGAGCGTTCGGACGGACGGATGCAGGTCAAGGACGTCGTGCGGAAGCACTTCGCCCTGCAGACCGGCGTCAAGTACACGGGAGGCAAGGGCACCTTTGGCCGTCTGGTCGACGCCGCCCGAAAGCTGGAGTGGCAGCTCGAAGGTATGGTCTCGGGGGCAGCGGTCCTGAACCATCCTGAAGGGACGGACCCGGCAAAGCTCGCCGAGCTGTCCGGTGTCGGAGTCACGTTCGAACCGTACGAGTCGATGCCTCCGGGAGCGGACGACCCGACCGTGGACGCCTTTCCTGCGCTGCCCGACGACCCGCCGACCGAGGTGCCCGAGGGCCGTGTCGTGTCCTCGTTGACCATCGACCCGCACGAGTACCGCATGCTCGTCGACGCTTTGACCGTGGTGATGGAGCTGACCCCGGAGAAAGCGCCCACCTACGCCAAGCTCCGCGAGAAGATCATCAACACGCTCTCGGACCCGTTCGAGAATTTCCTGACCACCCGTCCGGGTGTCCGCTGAAAGCGCTCGCTCCGCTCCTCGGGTAACCACCACGCGCGCAACCGTAGCGCGCTCCGGGGGAGTCCGCTACGGTTGCGTCGTGGACTACGTCCAACGACACGCCTCCCTCCGACACCGTGCTGAGACGCGCCTGGACGCGATGTCATGGGCTGTCGTCCACGCCGCGGCCCTCGGGCTCGACTGGGCACCGACCACGCAGATGGTGGACCTGGTGGCCTGGAACGGCCCCGGCAAGTCCGGCGTCGTGTTCTCGGTCGAGACCGCCAGCTTCCGCGTCGTGCTGCTGGACCACCAAGGCGCGACCCAGGAAATCCTGGAGGTCCTCCTGACGGACCGAGACCGCATCTACACCACAGTTGAACAAGGGGTTGACTACCTGCTGACGCTGCACGTCTAGTGTCGGCCTATGCGCGTTTGGGTCTGGCACTCCGACACACGAACCTTCCGCGACGTCGAAGCCGAGATTACCAACGGCCGTGCCGTGGTCCGTGGACAGAACGCCGCGGACACGGGCGTCTACCAGTTCTGGGGGACTGAGCTGCAGGCGGCCAAGGACGCGACGCAGACCGGCATCCGACGTCGTCTGGCGGTCCTCCGCAAGGAAGTCCAAGAGCTGACCGCCATCGCGGCCGAGATCGACCGCGCATGATTCCGGCACCGTTCAAATGCGCAGGCGGCAAGACGAAGCTCGTTGAGGCGCTGCGAGAGCACGCCCCTGCGAACTGGACCGGCTACGCGGAGCCCTTCCTCGGGGGCGGGGCGCTGTTCCGCTCTCTTGCGTCCACAGGTGACCTCGACGGGCGTCCCGTTTGGCTGTCCGACGCTTCGGCAGGAACACACTGCGCCTGGAAGCAGATCCAGGTCGCACCCGACTTCGTCGAGGAGCAGCTCATGCGTTATGAGGACGTCTACGCCAAGGCGGACGAAGAGGCGCGGCTGGCGCTCTTTTTGAAGGAGCGCGCGGTCTGGAACTCCGGCGGGCACACCGCGGCGCGGCACATCTTCCTCCGGAACACGGGCTTCAACGGCCTCTGGCGGGTCAACAAGCTCGGGCGCTACAACGTGCCCTGGGGGAAGTACAAGTCCTTCCGCGCGCCGGACATTCAGGCGCTCTCCAAGGCGTTGCAGGGCAACGTAGTCATCTCCCACACGCCCTACGCGCGTGTCCTGGAGAAGGTCGAGCCCGGCTGGTGGGTCTACCTCGACCCGCCCTACCTGCACGAATTCGACCAGTACACCCAACATCGCTTCCCCCTAGCCGCGCAGGTTGACCTGCTCAAAGCTTGCCAATCTGCGTCGGCACGCGGCGTGCATGTGCTCTACTCCAACCGCTGGTCCAGCGACACGCTGGCCCTGTTGGAGGAGCACTGGCCCAGCGCGACGGCCGACCGTCTCGTGCGTCCACAGACCGTGGCGGCCAGCTCTTCCAGCCGAGGTGCGGTGGAAGAGCTGGTGGCTTGGTGACGCAACGAACGAAGTGGACCAAAACGAACGTCGAACATCTCTGGCAGGCCATGGGCGCCTTGGCCGACCAAAAGGACCGAGGCAACATGCAGGCCTGGTGGGCCCTGGTCGCGGCGCACGTCAACGACACGGCCGGGATCGGAGTGACCGGACGCGCCTGCGCCAATAAGGCGTCTGAGGTCCGCCACCGCGGCCGGCCGTACCCCTGGGAGCTGGAAGAGCCGGCTCGCCCGCCAGCGCAGCCTGCGAACGTCACGGCCGTCCTGGGTGCGGTCCTCGACCGACTCGAACGCATCGAAGGACTGCTCGTCGACCGCCTGCCCTCGACGACCGGGGTGCAGCTGCAGGTCGGGCAGCTTTGGGTCACTCGCCGGCGTATGTCAGAGGACAAGCACCAACGTGTGCACTTCCGTGTGTCTCAGGTCGACGAAGACGGACAGGTCACCCTTGACGAACTTGGCGGGGACATGCAGTACTCTCTGCCGGTGCGTGTCGTGTACCGCGACTTCGCCCACGTGGGAGAGAGCGTATGACAGCAATCCAAGAGTTTCTGGGACGACCCATCCTCCATCAGGAGGTCGATTATGACGTCGCGAACAACGCGCTCAAATTGACGCTTCATTTGAAGGGAGAGCCACCCGAGGAGCTTGGCAAGCCACACTGGAACCCTCGCTACTACGAGTCGCACTTGAAGGAACGACTCATGGGGCTGCAAGTCCGCTCGGCGGATTACAGCTCCACGGCAGACGAGACCCGTGTGGTGCTCGAAGGTGACTACCAGGAGTTCATGGAGCACGGGAACCGTGAGCTGTTGAAGGACACGAAGACTCCCAACGTGGCCAAAACCATCGAGGACGAGATCGCGCAACTAGACGAAGCCATGAAGAAGGAAACACTACCGATGAACAAAGACAACACGTTGGGACCTGCCAAGGACTCGACGCTCGCGACCGTACAAGACAACGCAGCGCTGGCGGCGCAGATCGCCGGATCGAACATCGCCCTGGAGAAGATGACCACCATCCTCCAGCAGCAGCTCGGGAAGCTCGACATCGACACGTCGTTCATGTCGACGCCGGCCGGGCGTGCCATGGTCAAGATGGCCCTGCCCACCCTGATCATGACGCTCCTCGACCTGCCGCCGGTACAGAACCAGATGCCGGTCGGGGCGCGGAAGACCCTGAGGGACGTTGCGGACGCCGCACAGCTGGCCGCCATGTCGGAGGGCATGCAGACCCTGATGGTCCTCTGCTTGCCTCTCCTGGCCGAGTTCGCCAAGGTCCGCGGGTCTTTGACCGAAGGGACCGGGATCAACGTCGAGGAGCTGTTCAAGGACATCGCCGACACGCCTGAACCTGTCCCGGCCGAAAACCGCTGACCTCGCACACCCTCAGTGACGTCGCCCTCTGGGAGGCGTAGGCTGAAGGTGTGCCTACTGACATCCTCGTGAGAGCGGCGGAGCTGTTGCGCTTGGGTCACTCGCGGGGGTGGCCCTTGGCGCGCACAGCCTCTGGTACGCCCTGTGACCCCAATGACGCTGACGCTGTCGCCTGGTCGCTGCACGGCGCCCTCCTCCGCGCCGCGACCGACCTCGACCTCCTGACCATGCTCTACACGGCCCGAGCCCACGCCGGGGACCGACTGTGGGGCAAGCTCCGCGTGCCCTTGGCGTGGGCAGAGTTGGACCCCCGCATGAACCAGAGCATCGCTCTGGCATGCTGCATGCACGCCCTGTGACCCGTGGCCGAGGTTGACGAGCACGACATCCGGTTCGGACAGCAGGTCCTGGACGAGATCAACGTCTACGCCCAGGGCGACTGGAAGCGCATCGGGACAGCTCTCTGCATCGTCATCCAGCTCGGGATCCGCCGCATGGTCCCAATGCTCGGTCCGACCAAGACCCGTGAGGTGGTTGGTCAGTTCCTGGACGAGGCCGAGAAAGAATTCCAGCAGAATCAGAACTGAGCTAAGGTCTGAAGGTGCGGATCCTTGGCGTCGACCCTGGCCTGGCCCACATGGGCGTGTGCCTCTTGGAGGACCGCATCAGCGGCCCACCGATGCTGCTCGACGCCTACGTCGTGGCGACTAAGAAGACCTCGAACAAGTCGCGCCGGGTGACCGATGACGACGTGGACCGCATGAACCTACTCTGGCTGAACATCCACGGAACCGTCGAAGAGTTCAAGCCGGACGCCGTGGGCGTCGAGACCTACACCGTCTTCAAGGCGGGGCAGGGCGGCCACGGCATGGGGGCGGGCTGGAAAGCGGTCTTCGCTTACGCCATGACCTGCGCGGTTGCCTTTGAGCGCGGGCTGCCTGTGTATGCCTTCCGCCCGACCGACATGAAGCGGAAGGTCGCAGCGAACACCAGCGCAAGCAAAGTTGACGTCGAGCAGGCCGTTCGACGACAGGTTGGAAACCTAGATGAGTTCCTCGCACGAACCCCCGAAAACGCACATGAACACCTGGCGGACGCTGTGGGACACGCTCTTTGCGCGTGGGAAAAGCATCGAGCCCGCTGAGCTGCCCTGGTACGAGCGCGGCAAGGAGCGCACGAAGCTCGACGACTTCACGAGCTACATTGAAGCAGCTCAGCGCCTCTTCTTGTCGAACCCCAACCGCCCTGTCCTGCGCGGTGAGTGGAGCGGTACCTGCGACCTCCCCTGGAGCGTCCTGCAGACGGAGCTGAGTGACATGGTGGGACGGGGCGCGGCGATCATCGACCACGAGAACGACCCGAACGACTTCGACTGCGTCTACCTGACGCAGGACGGTCTGTTCCGACTCATCTACGACATCGACGGCAAGGACGCGACGCTGGCGGTGGTCACACAGAACGAGGACCTCTACTGGCAGGTCGAGTCGTGGTCCCGCGGACGATTTGCGGACGCGCCGCCTCAGGACGCCGTTTACACGATTGTGTCGGCCCGTAGCGGGTTCACCGCGACCATGCTCGACTTTGCTGGGGCGCCCTTGGTCCGCGAAAACTACAACGAGGGCGTGCTGCAGAGGTACGACCGAGCCATCGCTGAACTGAACGCCGAAACACCGGCCGGGCGCATCGTCATCCTCGACGGTGTCCCGGGGGTCGGTAAGACCTATATGGTCCGTGCGATGGTCCACGACATCGAGAACGCGATGTTCATCGTGATGCCGCAGGGCATGGTCGAGTCGTTGGTCGGACCAGCGATGATCCCCGTGCTGATGAGGTTGAGGGACGACTTGAAGAAGACACGCGTCATCTTTGTGTTGGAGGACGCCGACGACGCGCTGGTGCCCCGAGACGGCGGTAATGTCCACCTCATCTCAGCGCTCCTGAACTTCGGCGATGGATTCCTCGGTGCCGCCTTGAACATCCGCGTCATCGCGACCACGAACCAACCGGCAGATAAGATCGACCCGGCGATGCGCCGTCCTGGACGTCTCATCGAGCACATTCACGTGGGCGCCTTCAGCGCAGAAGAAGCGCAACAGGTGTTGCACAACCTGAACCCGGACGCTACCTTGCCCAAGAAGCAGGTCCGCTCGATGGGATTCGACAACCAGAAGGCCGCCACCTACACCCTGGCGGAACTCTACGAGGCGGCGCGTGCCGACACCCGGCGCGACTGACTGGGCGTACGTCGGCGGCCTCATCGACGGTGAGGGATCGATCTGCCTAGTGAACACCGGGGCGAAGAAGCGCTACCCTCGGGTCTACGTCAGCTCCACCAGCTACGAGCTGATCCAGTACATGCTCGACAACTTCGGTGGGCACTTCGTCGAGCAATCCCGACAGGGGCGTCAGGGCCAAAAGCACAAGCAGGCCTACTCTTGGCGCCTGAACGGAAAGGCCGCTTTGGAGTTCCTGCGGCAGGTCCTGCCTTTTCTCCGCGAAGCTCGCAAGAGGGAACGTGCACGGATGCTCTTGTTCGAGTACCCTGGAGATGACATGTTCGTGCAGAGGTTCCACGATGTCTGAGTGGCACATGGTCCAGCGGCAATTGCAGGGACCGACCGCTCCCTACTTCTCGAAGGAGCCTGGGACCGAGTTCGCCTTCATCGGACAGCCCCTCCTGACCGAAGGCCGCTTCCTGGTGAACGTGTTCAACTTCATCTCGGGCCAGGTTGAGGTGCTCCGGGGCGACACGACCCTGGCCGTCCGGTGCGTCGGGGCTCGACTCCGCTACGGACCTTTGGCCGTGTTCTTGCTAGATAAGACCGGAGACTTGACTTTCCAGGACCACCTGAAGGCACCATTGATGGTCGCCGAGTGTGACCTGTCGGAGATTCCCCATGATGACCGCATTCTTGCTCCTACGAGCACGCCAGCTGATCGCAAAGCTCCAAAAGCGCCTCGCACGAGCCGAGGACGAGCGCGACAAGGCACAGCACGCCCTGAAGACGCGATTGGCTGAACTCGAAGAGGCCAAGCGCAAACTGTCTGAGACCGAAGCAGAGCGCGCCATGATGCCGTACCTGTACCCGTACCCGGACCCGGTCGGTCTGGTGGATGCCCCGAACACGGTCGACCCGTACTGGGTGCCGCACTCGCCACAGCCCTGTAAGACCGTCGGAGTGCCGAACGGCCACGGCACCGGCGGGTTCACGCCTCCGGCGCAGACGGCCGACCCGTCGCCCATCACCTGGATCTCGGACCGCGTCAGCCTCAACGGTGGCGACTTCGAGACGCGGACTGGCGTGTTTCCTGCACGCAAGGACTGAGTGTCGACCGAAAAGGCCTCCGAGGTCGCCGAGCGCGCAACGTGCCCTACCCGACGCGCCGGCGCTGTCCTCCTGACCGCCCAAGGCGTCGAGTTTCACGGCTATGAGGGCGCGCCTCACGGCGTCATGCACTGTGACGTCCTGGGTTGCCATCTTGCCAACGGCAGTTGCCAACACGCCGTCCGGGCCGAGCTGAATGCCATCCTCCGCTGCGCACGTCGCGCAGAATCCTCTGTCCACGCGACGCTTTTCGTCTCAGTGCCCCTTGACCCTTCCGCGGTAGGCGCTGTAATCAACGCCGGAATCAGTCGTGTCGTGTGCCCGGGACCCGTGGCACGCGCCGTGCAGGCCAACCTGGCCCTAGCCAACGTGGCCCTGGAGGAAACATGAGCAACGAAGAATACAACTTGCCCCCCTGTCCCGAAGCCCTCGACCCCAAGCAGTGGGCGAAGCTGATCAGCCTGGTCGGTCCGGAGATCGTCGAAGAGATGGCGAAGATGGACCCCAACGGACTACAGCGTGTCACTGCGCAGTCTGAGCTGAACATCCGCGAGCAAGAAGCCGCCATGCGCGCCGACGGCGAGCTGACGCAGGCGAAGATGCGCGTAAAAGACCTCGCCGACCCGTACAGAGACGCGATCAAGGCGCAGCGCTCCAAGCAGCGCATCGCGTCCTACCTCCTCGGAGAGTGACCTGTGGGGCACTTCAAAGACGAGAAACTCATGATCGCCCTGCGCGACGACCGTAACGTCGCGCAGTTCCTCTCGTTCGCCCCTGACATGTCGTTTCGGCACTCGGCGGTGCGAGGCTTTGAGCTGGACAGCTATCTGCCGCCCACGTTCTCAGACCTGCTGAAGGTCTGCGGTTCGGTGAACGTGCGCTCCTTCGACCCCGAGGACCCCAAGTCCCGCGAGTTCGTCTACGGCCTCACGAACGCCGACGAGGTAGCCCAGCACGTTCGACGGCTGACCTCAGAGGGATTGCACGTCATCGTCAACGAGACCGTCGACGTCAACGACGGCGGCGTCTCGGGCGTTGTGTTCGCAGGTGTCGTCGAGTTCGCTCCTGGGGACACGCCTCGCTGTGTCGAAAAGCCTGGAGCTTGCCGCCTGCCTGTCTGGGCAGCCGTCGATATCTTGGGCAAGGTCTACGGCCGCGGACTCGGGCTTTGGCTCGAAGACCGTCCCACCTACGAGCGCACCGAGTTCTCGTTCCATCCGAATCGCGTGGGCTACTACCACGACCGGGTGGTCATCTGGGAGACTGAGCGGTTCGCAGACGTCCCCGAGTCGGATGACACGATCGGCCCGTGGCCAAACCGCTTCAGCCAGCTGGTCGGCGACAAGGCCTACGGGCTGCTCGTCGCAGACGCCATCGGCTGTCGTGTCCCGTCCACCGTCGCGCTGCCTCGGGCCGCGCAGGCATTCATCATCGGTGACCCGGGGGACGTCATCTCGGGCGAAGAGCTGTGGCTTCGCACGGCACCGAGCATCGCGCGTCCGGGACTCTACGAGACCGTCCGTGGATGGCAAGACCCCTTCAAGATGATGGAGCGCGCCGGCGACGAGGTCGCCTCGCTGCTTCTGCAGAACGGCGTCGATGCCGAATGCGCAGGCGCGGCCATGTCAGACGGCGACCAGATCCTCATCGAAGGTGTCTGGGGAGTCGGTGACGACTTCATGCTTGGCGAGACGCCAAACGAGCTGCCGCCACACGTTCGACGGGTCGTCACGGACCGGATGCTGTATCTGACGCAGCGCTTCGGTGCCGTCCGCATGGAGTGGGCGGTCGACTACTCGCACAAGCTGTGGACGCTGCAGCTGCACCCGAACGCGCCGAAGGTCAGCTCGACCGTCATCGTGGAAGGGGACCCGACCACCTGGGTCGATTTCGACGTGAACGAGGGGCTCGACGCCCTTCGTAAGCTCATTGGGGACGTTGGGCAGAACGAGCACGGAACGGTAGGCATCGCGCTCGTCGGACGGCAGGTCGGTGTCACGTCTCACTTCGGCGACGTGCTCCGCAAGGCGCGCATCCCCTCCCGCATCGGAGGCTGAGCTGTGGGCTGGTGCTACGCCTGCCTGGCGTGGGTGTGGCCCACAGCCCTTCACACATGCCCGCGCTGCGGGAAGGAGATGAGAGAATGAAGATCACAAGCGGCGCACAGCGCACGATCAAACATGGTGACTTGACAATCGTCGCCTCCCGCCTACAGGGTACGGTGACTGTCGGCAGCACGCCCTACTCGACGTCGGACGTGCGGAAGCTGGCAGCTGAGCTGCCTCCGGACCTCGCCCACAAGGGCATGGCCGAGAAGCTCATCGAGCAGGCCGAGTGGGCCGAAGGAAGAGACCTGTGAGCAGCGAAGACGAAATTCAGGGCTGGAACGCCCTCGCCGAAACCATCCACAAGGAGACCATCGCCAACGGCTTCTACGACGCCTATGGGGAGATGCGTCGGGTCATAAACCGCGACGGGCAGACCTCGCCCGGCGGCAAGAACCTGCACCTGTCAGCGCTGCACCTGATGGTCATCGGACAGAAGGCAGCGCTGGTGGGCTCGGAGCTGGGCGAGATGATCGACGCCTTTCGCAAGCCGAAGCCTTCCGAGAAGATCCCCGACTACGCAGAAGCAGAAGAGGAGATGGCCGACACCATCATCCGTCTGCTTGACTTGGCAGCCTTCGCCGGCATGGACCTCGAAGGAGCCATGCGCGCGAAGCTCGCCTACAACCGAGGCCGCGCCTACCAGCACGGCGGAAAGGCATTCTGACCCATGGAAAACTGGACCATTGTCCGCTGCGGAGAGCAGTGGCTCATCGGCATCAAAGGCGCGTCCTCGGACGAGGACCTCGGGTACTTCAACCTGACCGACGTCTGGGGCATCTGGCACCAAGTCGGCGTGCAGCCCGGCCCGCAAGGACCTGGCTCCTTCAACATCATGCAGACCCCCGCGCTGGTCATTCCCCTGCTGAACTCGGGGAAGGGGGTCGAGTCGATGTGGGTCCGCCCCACCATCGAGTTCACGCCCGACGAGGCTGACCAAAAACAGTGGCGGGAGGGCATCGAGAACGCGCGGCGGGCGACCATCGAGCAGCGGACAGGTCTGAAGCTGGCCTCGTCCATGCCTCCGGGGAAGTCATGACCCGGGTCCTGACGCTCTCAGACCCGCTGTACTGCTTCGCGGCCGACTCTGCACCAGGAGAGGTGCTGCCTTCGACCATCCGCTCAGGCCACCGTCCAGTGCCTCTGAACGGCGTTTTCGAGTGCTGCCACGTCGACACGAAGGACAACCCAAACGGGGTCTGGGTGAAGGTCTGGAACGTGTACCACACGACGATCGACCAGCTGACGGACATCATGGCCCAGGACATCGGCTACGAGGACCTGGCAGACCTCTACGGGGACCTAGGCGTCTCCAAGGACGAGCCTGTCACCGTCCTCGGGCTGGAGCGAGCGGCGGCGCTGCCCCTGACTCACACGACCGGCCAGGAGCCCACGCCCCCGAGTATGCGCGCTCTCGAAGGCGAAGTGCATCCGGCCGACCGAATGCCCTGACAGAAATTACACCGAACTGTGTAATTTCTGTCCCCGTGAAGGGCAATCCTATCTGAAATTGGCCTAGCGGCTGCGCTACCCTCGTGATATGCGCGTCTTGGCCGCCTCCGTTCTCCTCCTCGCAGGTTGTCAGGACGAGACTATCCTGGTCCCCTACACCCCTCCGGACCTTGGCCCTCTTCCGGACGCCGGCCCGCCCGACCTTGGCCCGCCTTCGGACGCCTGTGAGCAGGCAGGGCGTGACGGCTTCTGCTACCCCCATCCTGAGGAGACCGCTGGAATCGGTATCTGCAACCCTGGAGTCTACCGCGACTTCGCCGGGCAGTGCGTGTGCACGGCTCAGGGGCCGGCGCAGGAAGTCTGCGACGGGGTCGATAACGACTGCGATGGAGAGCGTGACGAGGGCTTCGTACGGACGCAGTGCCTCGACGTCCTGCTCATGATCGACGTCTCCTGCTCGATGGACACCAGCGGTCACCTGGAGCGAGTCCGAGACGAGATCGACGACTGGCTGACCAGTGGTGCGGTCGGGCTCGACGACAACGTCGTCGCCCGTGATCTACACCGAGAGGAGCACGCTTGGCGTTGGATCATGCAGGAGGTGCCCCTCGTCCCGTGGCGCCTCGCCTGTGCGCGCTGGGCAGTGCTCTTCATCGACGAGACCCAAGAGGGGCAGCGGAACCAGACCGAGACGCCGGCCGAGGCCTTCCAGGTCCTGCTCGACCACGACGTGGACCTACTGACCTACGCCATCGACCAGGCCGAATACTCTGTGATCGGCGACACGCGGAGCCTCCGGGACCTCGACCTGCACCGCGACGTCGTGGGGCGCTGCGTTAGCCGATGAGGTAGTACCAGCGTCCGCCATCGCCCGGACCCAAGGCCGCGCTGACAGACCCCTCTCGCTGGGCAGCCTCGTACGCCTCGGGCGTTTCGAACATCTCCATCTCGCGGAGGTCGCCAGACACGAACTGCAGAAGGAGCGCGTTGACCTCCTTGTCCGACATGGCGTCGACTTCCTTCTGGTCCCAAGCGCCCCAGTCCAGAAGCCACCGCCGGACGTACTCCAGCTCTTCGTCCTTCGTGACGAGCGGGTGGTCGTTGGCCTCGGCCAGGGCGTTTTCCCAGGTGAATTTCGCAGCGTTCTGCCCTGACTCGGCGACGCTGGACGAATAGTCCATCAAGTCGTGGTCGTCCCCCAGATACCGCGTGACGTCGATCTCCAGCATGCCCTCAGGCTACTACAAGGCCCGGCGCCTGTCAGTCAACTTCCCACTTGCGCTTTCGCGGAACGTCGGTCAAGGTAGCCCGCATGACCCTGCGAGTCCAACTCCGGGCCGCCGAGGGCGGCGCCGACGCACGCGACCTTGTCCGTCTCCAGGCGGACATCTACCGGAAGTACTGCGAGCGGAGGGGGCTTTGAGTGGGTTGAAGACCCAGCTTCGAGTCAACGGGATACCGACCGGTGCCGTGAGTATCTGGTCCTCGGGGACCCGGCTCGCGCCGAATCCGCTTTCGCCAACGAAGCCGGAGGGCACCGTTTTCAGCGCGTTCCGCCTTCTGAAAAACGTGGCCGAGTCCACACGTCCACGATCACCATTGCCGTCCTGGCAGGTGGAGGTCACAGTCGACGAGGACGACCCGACGCGGTACCACTTCAAAATAAAGAACCAAGGAACCTTGCAGCGACACAAGAGCAGCTGAAGCTAGAACGCTACAAAGGTGGCAAGGGCGGGCAGCACCAGAACAAGCACGCCAACAACGTCCGGCTCACCCACACGCCGACCGGCACCACCGTCCAGGTCGAGGGTCGGTACTTCCACAAGAACCGCGACAAGGCCTACAAGCTCATGGAGGACAAGCTCGCAGCGGCCCAAGCCGCCCGCGCGCAGGCAGCAGAGGCGGCGGTCGTCGCGGACCAGGTGGGCTCAGGCATGCGCGGCGACAAGGTTATGACGGCGGCACTGCAACGTGACACTGTAGTGCATCATGTCACCGGTAAGACGACGACCGCGAAGCGCTACCTCCGCGGCTACGTCGACGATCTTCATTGATTGGCTCGACGGCATCTTGTGTTCGTGAAGGTGTTTCGGAGCACTCCTCACGACAAGCGTCGCACGATCGCTCTACAGCGAGACTCGGCCGTAGACCACATTGACAACTGGTCGACCACCGCGAAATGCTACCTGCGTGGCGACTGGTAAGCTCCTCACGCGCGAACAGTTTCGGGAGGCGGTCTTCGCGCGGGACAAGCGTCGCTGCCTAGTCTGCGGGGAGCGCGCACTCGACGCTCACCACATCTTGGAGCGCAGGCTCTGGCCAGACGGAGGCTACTACCTCGACAACGGCGCCTCGGTCTGCGGCATTCACCACCTCGAAGCCGAGCGCACCACCATCTCATGTGAGTTCCTCCGAGAGCGCGCAGGTATCGAGCGCGTCGTGCTTCCGCCCCACTTCTACCCGGACACCCGCTACGACAAGTGGGGCAACCCGTTCGTCGAAGGAACCGAGCGTCGGTACAAAGGCGAACTGTACTACGACGCGTCGGTGCAGAAGATTCTCGACCCAGGCGCAGGCTTCGTTGATTACGTGAAGTACCCGCGCACCTATCATCTGCCCACGTCGCCCGGCCTCAACGCTGACGACCGACGCATGGAGCATCTCGACCACCTCCTTGGCCACGAAGTCGTCGTCACCGAGAAGATGGACGGCGAGAACTGCAGCATGTACCGCGACCACATCCACGCGCGCTCGCTCGACTCGCGAGGCAGCGTGGACCGCGACTGGGTCAAGAACCTCTGGTCCGGCATCCGCCACGAGATCCCGGACCGCTACCGCATCTGCGGCGAGAACCTCTGGGCAAAGCACACCGTCGCCTACGACGACCTGCCGAGCTACTTCCTGATGTTCAGCCTCTGGGACCAGAACACCTGCATGTCCTGGGATGATACCGAGCTGTGGGCTGGCCTGTTGGGTCTGCATCTGGTGTCGGTGTGCTACCGCGGCGTGTTCGAGGGGCAATCCTTCGAGGACCACCTGCCTCCAGGCGCCGAGGGCTACATCGTGCGCCGGGCTGACGCCTTCTCGTTGGCCCAGTTCCGCACGCATGTGGGCAAGTGGGTCCGGGCGGGCTTCGTGCCCGAGCACGGGCGTCACTGGCGCCGCGGCCCCTACGAACAGAACGGCCTTCGAAAAAATTGACCTGAGGGGCTTGACAGCCTCGTTAGGCGCGCCTAGGCTTCACAGCACGATGTTCGTTCGATCAGCCAGCTTGCGCCTACGCGGCGTTGACACCGAAACGGTGTCTGGGCACAGCAAATCGCTCCTGTCCAAAGCGGGTCCGGACCAGGTCATCTGTGACAAGAATCCGTATCAGGTGCAGCCCCTTTGGAAGAGCAAGGAGCTGGTCTGAGGTAGCACCACGAATACAAGTGGAGAGCTGCTGAAGGCCGGGTCGACGAGAGTCCACCCGGCCTTTGTCGTTTCCGGAGCGTTAGTGTTAACGGTAGCACGCTGAGCTGTAACCTCACAGGTGGTGGTTCGAATCCATCACGCTCCATACGCCGCGTTTGGTGGCGGAGCCGGAAGTGGTGTTGGCAACACGTTGCCAACGAGGTGGCCGGTCTTTGACAATCGAATACGATAAGCCAAACGCGGCCAGGCGTCGAGACGACGCTTGTGCCGCTCTAGGGTGAGCGCTCAGGCCGAGGGACGGCCACCGGATTCCAAACCCGGCGCAAGGGGTTCAACTCCTCCTCACCCTGTCTTGGCGCGCTTGCGGAGCTTCCTCTTCGCCATGTCCTGCTTCAGACGGGACAACCGGTCGATGAAGAGGACCCCTTCCAGGTGGTCGATCTCGTGCTGCAGGCAGACGCCGAGCAGCCCTTCGGCTTCCAGACGAAGCGGACGACCGTCCCGGTCGAGCCCGGTCACCACGACCTGTGCAGCGCGCATGACCTTGGCCTGGTAGCCCGGCACGGACAGGCAGCCTTCGAGCGACTCGATGGCGCCAAGCGCCTCCTCGATGACCGGGTTCACGACCGCCACGGGGTCCGCTCCGGTCACGTCTGCAACGATGACCCTGTCCAGCACGCCAACCTGCGGAGCGGCCAGGCCGACGCCATGACCGGCGTACATCGCTTCGAACATGTCGTCGATGAGCTGAGCATTGACGGTCTCGACTGCGGTCGAGGTTTCGGACAACACGGGATTCGGGTAGGTGAGGATCTCGCGCATCTCAGCACCATAACGGGTTCGTAGCTAAATGGCGACAGCAGCTGGCTCTTAACCAGAAGATATGGAGGTTCGAGTCCTCCCGGACCCAACGCGAAGTTGGTGCAACAGGTAGCATCTCAGGTTTCCACCCTGAAGACGTCGGTTCGAACCCGTCACTTCGCTCTTGACACGCACCGGCACACAAAACAGCATGTGGGCATGGCCCCAGAAACACGCTTCGCCATCTGCTCCAAAGACGGTCTGCACTTCGTCGTCGAGAATGTGGGGAGCGGGGAGTTCGACTTCCGTTCGGACCACATCCCAGACAACGAGCCCACGCCTGACATCAACACGGCGTGCGCTCGGTGCCGCCAGCTGATCGAGGCCGCACGTGGCACGCACTAAGATCCTCGGCACGGACGCCGAGATGAAAGAAGTGCGTCGGCGGTACGAAGCGGGCGCAACTGTTCGTGAGGTCGCAGACGGGTTAGGCGTTTCCGTCACGCCAGTGCGAAGAGCGTTGCAACAAGCTGGAGCGAAGATACGCAAGCGCGGACGGCGCTCAGGCCCGGTCGATCCGGCCCGTGTGAAGACCTTTCAAGGTCTCCGAAACCGCGGCTGGACCTTCAACGAGATCGCCGAAGAGTACGGCCTTTCGCGGCAGGCTGTGCAGCAGTATTTGGCACAGCACGTGCAGTAGCCTGCTGCATGTCAAGCAGCGGCCTTGCCAAGACCATGCGCGAGCAACGCGCGGCAGTCCTTGGCCAAGAACGACAGCACGCCGAGCCTCTCCGAGGTGAAGCGTGAGGCGCCTTGTCATCGTCGAGTCCCCGTTCTCGGCCGACACGCCCGAGCTGTTCGCTCGGAACCTCCAGTACCTGAAGGCGTGCGTCCTGGACTGCCTCCAGCGAGGTGAGTCGCCCTACGCGAGCCACGGCTTCTTCCCGAACTTCCTGCACGACGCCAACGCGGAGGAGCGAGAGCTGGGCATGGACTGCGGCTTCGACGTCGGACACGCTTTCGCTGCGGCGGCGCGTGCGCGGCTGGAGGACAAGTGGCTGGCGGACGACGAGGCCTACGCGGAACAAAACCTGTCCACGCGTGCTGCTCAGGTCGTCTACACAGACCTCGGCATCAGCAGCGGCATGCAGCGAGGCGTCGAGGCGCTCGACGGCATCTTGCCGCGCGAAGACCGTCAGCTCGGTGAAGACTGGGCGCGCTTGATCGAGGGCCGCGAGACCATCCAGCACATCAAGCTGGAGGAGCCTCAGGTCGACGGCGAGCTGCTCGAAGAGCTTCGCCGCACCGAGCGGCACGTCGGCAACGACGCCGCACTCGGTGCGGCCGTTCGCAAGCTCCTGAACACGTGAACCTGTCGGCCTAGGCTGGGCCGACCACTGGGACTGTAGCTCTGTGGAGAGCAGCGGGCTTTTAACCCGAACGGAGATGGGTTCGACTCCCTCCGGTCCCATTGGATGGTGCCAGCGGATAGGTCCGCGACCGGTGTCGAATACCGGGGGACGCCGAGAGGCGGGGGTTCGAATCCTACACCATCCGAGCTGGGGCGTAGCTCAACAGGTAGCAGCGCCGGGCTTTGAACCCGGAGGTTGAGGGTTCGAGCCCCTCCGCCCCATCAGTCCTCGTCTTCGTGCATTTCCACCGATCCACAGAGGTGTAGCACAACGGTGGTGCTCCCGGCTCTGAACCGGGCGGTTGCAGGTTCGAATCCTGCCACCTCTTAGCTTGACTCCGTCCTGCGCGTCGGCGTTGATGCGACTCGTCCTGCCGGCTTCAGCTAGCGGCTAAGCTGCGTGCCTTGTAAGCACGTCACGCCGGTTCGAGTCCGGCAGTCGGCTGTCATGGGAAGAGACAAGATACCCTCGGCACCAACCATCTACTCGTCGCAAGACCTCACATCTCAGGACCTGCCCACGGCAGTGGACACCGTGAAGCTGCAGGAAGACCAAGTGCTGATCACGATCAGTCGCCCGCTCACGCCACGTGGCGTGCAGCTCAACGCCGTCGCGAAGCCCAGCAAGGTGGGCGCGACCACGGCGGCGCTCATCAAGCTGGCACGCGAGCTGAAAGCCAACTCGCTCATCCAGCATTATATTGAAGATGCACTGAACACCTGACACTCCTTGGCCTCATCGTCTAATGGTTAGGATGACGGATTTTCACCCCGTCGATGCTGGGTTCAATTCCCGCTGAGGCCAGGGTCCTCGTCTCGACGAGGGCACCAACGGCGCTGTAGTATAATGGTCTAGTACGCCGGATTCTCAATCCGGAAATCGTGAGTTCGATCCTCCGCAGCGTCATCCTCTCTAGCTATTCTGGGAAAGCAATCGGCTGTTAACCGACGAAGCAGGGTTCGATTCCCTGGGGAGGAGCCAACGACTCTGTGGCAGAATGGCAAATGCGCGCGGCTGCAACCCGCGTTTACGTCGGTTCGATTCCGACCGGAGTCTTTCACGGGATGTGGCTCAGTCTGGCTAGAGCGCTCGTCTGGGGGGCGAGAGACCGTCGGTTCGAATCCGGCCATCCCGATTTCACCTCGGTAGACCAACTGGTAGAGTCAGCAGGTTGAGGGCCTGTCCAGTGTCGGTTCGAATCCGACCCGAGGTATGCAGCATTGACGTCCCTGTGGGCAATTTGGTAAAGCCGCTCGTCTCAGAAGCGAGAGATTTTGTGGGTTCGACTCCCTCCAGGGACATGGAAACGAGACCTTGACGGTGATGCTGATGTGGTTCAAAACGCGAGCGGGCGATGACGCCCCACCAACGTTGGCCTGCACGGCCGAAGGAACGTACCACATGCCTGCACCTGCACTGGTCCTCACCCGAGGCAACATCACCTACACCGCCGACCCCGTCGAGAAGGACGGCTTCCGCATCAACGCGAGCCTCTCCAGCCCCGCCGAGGGCGCGAACTGGGCCCTCTCGGTCTCGACGCAGCTCGTGGACGCAGCGGTCGTCGACGACAACGATGAGGCCGCTCGCTTCACCGCTTCGTCGCTGACGGTTCCCTTCAACGAGGCTCCGGACCTGGCTTCGGCCACGGCCAAGCTTCAGGCGCTCGTGGATCTGGTCTTCGACCAGTTCATCCCGGCTCAGGCGTCGATCTGACGCCCACGCGTCGCCCCGTCCTGGGGTGACGCCCTGCCCGCACCGATGGACGGCAGACGCCCTGGTATGGCGTCGACGGCAGTTCGATTCTGCCTGTGGGCTGCGAGTAGCACCGCATCCTCTGGACACACGCGACGAAGGAGGCGCTGCGGGGTCAAACTGAGGCGCTCGCGAGCCTTGGGCGCTCACCCAATGGAGCGTACAACAGGGTTGAGACCTGGTTGCTAGTCAGGTTGACTGAGTTCGAATCTCAGGCGCTCCGACCTCTTGACATTTGCCGGGCGAGCCGCGCACGCTGTCTGTATGACCGAGTACGGCACCGACGCTTGGTGGGACGAGTACCGCGAGTTCGCCTGGGAGTCTCTTCAGCGTCACCGTGACGCGTTCGAGCGGCTCATGTACATGGCGCCCTGGCATCTGTGCACCTACAACACGACCTTCGACCTAGGCGCAGGGCGTGCGGGTATCGGCTTCAATGTGGTACGGGCGAGTCATACAGTCCACTACGTCTCCTACGACGCCGACCCGAATGCCAAAGCTGACCACTGCGTAGACTATCGGACGCTGTCTCGGCTCGAACCGCTTGACTCGCAGCCGTCCCCGATCACGATGGTGACGTCGTTCTTCTCGACCGAACTCACGGCAGGGCCGCACGCGAACCAGTCCTTCTACAGGCACCTGTTCAAGTGCAACCCCGAGCTGCAGACGATCGTCGTGGCAGGCATGTACTACGCCGACAAGGCCGACCATCCCTCCGTGACGGAGACCGGCGGCATCGTCTCGTGGCAGTCCATCGGTCCGGTGCGCACCAACGAGACGCGTCTGCTCATCCCGGCGCCGTCGAAGATGTTCGGCGAGACCGTCGTCGAGGTCTGGCGCCGCCTGGACCGCCCGGAGGACTTGTGAATCCTTGGCTGATCACGTTCGGGGTTGTCTTCGGAGTGCTGAGCACGTGCGCGGTCGTCGCATATCTGGCGGTCTGGCTTGATGAGGACGGCGATTGACCTGGTTCGGCGAGTACTGGACGGACTGCGACAGTCCGCTGAACAACGTCCGACACGGCGGACTCTGCAAGGTATGTGATCCGTGATCAATCACGAGGTGAAGGCCCGGGGTGGGCCGCCTGGTTTGGGACCAGGACATCGGCAGGTTCGACTCCTGTCACCTCGATTCCCTGGGTGTGGTTCAATTTGGTAGAGCGCCTGGTTCGGGGCCAGGAGACTGTCGGTTCGAATCCGGCCACCCAGATTTCAGACACTTGCGCGGAGCGCGCAGGGAGGTGCGGGTAGCTCGCCTGGTGCACCGTAGGTGGGGACCAAGCCGTCTGAATTCTGCGCGCGTAGCCCAATTTGGTAGGAGGCAGCGGCTTCAAATCCCGTCCAGTGCCAGTTCGAATCTGGCCGTGCGCATCCTGACAGACCCTGCTAGACTCCGGAGGTGCCGAACCAGCCTCCCAAGAACCGTCCGTTCTGGCAGACGGTCGTGCTTACGCTGGCCACCGGCCTGGGCGGTGCGACGGCGGCCTACTTCGGCGCCACTCAGAACCAACCCTCAGCGCAGACTGTGGCCGCTGTGGACGCCAAGCAGGACAAGACCTGGGAGGTGACCCACCTGCTCCTCCAGAACATCCTGAGCGACCAGGAGCGCCTCCAACGGCAGGTGACACGCCTGAACGAACTCTGTACTGAGGGCGCGCAGGAGACGCCCTTCGACGAGGTGGAGGTCCCTCACCGTGACGTGCCGGACCACATCGAGGTCGAGCCCGAGGCGGTCCAACGCAAGCTGGAGTCCTACTGATGGCCTTCTCGGTCGGCGACGAGGTGCTCCTCGACGTCACGGTGACCGCCGGGACCGAGATCCTCACGGACGGCGACACCCGCACCTGGGCCTTGCGGAACCACCGCACGCGTCCAGTGCGCATTCTCAGTTTCTCAGGGGATACGGTTGAGGTAGAGTTCCTCGACGCTTTGGGGCCAGCGTTCGGCCCGGACGGTTTCTACCCGACGCGGTTTTTGAGACCTCCCGTCTAAGCGGGTGCGGTGTGATGGTCGCATCTCAGCTTGCCATGCTGAAGGTGAGGGTTCGATTCCCTTCACCCGCTCACTGCCTGCTCTCATTCGGTCAGCCTCGGCTGGTCGCATGACCAGGACCCCGACGACCGGTCGGGTGTGGAGTTTGACTCCGAGGCGCCACGCGTACGGGGCGCTAGGCGAGACGAAGTGTTGGGGACGCCCGCACGGAGAATCTCACCACCGGTCCACATGCTGGTCTAGCCGTCTGGGACGGCAGTGGTCTCATAAGCCACTAGAGCTGAGTTCGATTCTCAGGTCCAGCAACGCAGGAGTGGCTCAGCGGCTAGAGCAGCGCTTTCACACGGCGACGACCGAGGGTTCGAGTCCCTCCTTCTGCAACCCACCGCGACGGCCTGGTCGGCCTGCGGCGCCTGATAAGCGCGGTGTTCGAGGTTCGATTCCTCGGCGGTGGACCACTTGACACATGCCGGAGCTAGCTCCACTGTCGGCGGGATGAACCCGACGCACCTGCAGATTCGCATCGAGCAGTGCTTGGCATTGGCCAAGGCGAGTCACTGCCCTCGCCGGAAGTTCGCAGCGCTCCTGCTTGACCCGGAGCGTAACGTCGTCCTGATGGACGGCTACAACGGCCCGCCCCGCGGCAAACAGAAGCTCTGCGCGCGACTCTCGAACGGGGTCGAGTTCTGCGAGCGCGACGGCCTCGACCCACTGGCGTTCGAAGTCGAAGACACGACCGCGTATCGGTACGAGCTGCTGGAGCGGTACCCAGGTGTGCCGTCAGGGACGCACTACGAGCTGGGCTGCCACCACGCAGAGCAGAACGTCATCTGCAACGCGGCGGCGAACGGCGTCCGGACCCGAGGCGCCTGGATGATTATCAACGGCGAGCCGTGCATCATCTGTGCGAAGCTCATTCACCACGCCGGCATCACCAAAGTCATCTGTGTGGGCGGCGGCTTCCGCGGACCCAACGGACTCGACTACCTCGAAGGTCACGACGTCGAGGTCGAGCTGGTGGACGGTCCGAAAGACCCCAGGTCAAGCCAGCTCGGCTAGCGGCTTGACGTACTTGCCGTTCTTCGGGGGTGGAGGTAGCGCAGCCTCGGCCGTTGCAGCGAACCTCAGGCAGACCCACTCACCGACCCGTCCGGTCCCGCGCTGCCACCACAAATCGACCACAGAGCCGTCGCGAGCGACGAAGCGCGTGTCGGAAGGAACGAGCCCCTCAGGCTGTACGCCGTTCACGACTTGCGAGAAGCGGCGCGTGGCGCTGGGCACGTCCTCGACGAAGACGAAGTCGGTGAACAGGCGCCCCTCGATGCGCTCTGGCGTCGTGCGAAGCCAGTCCGCGAAGCACTGGTTGGCTTCTACTACGCGGCCTTGCCAGTCCACGTAGAGCATCCCGGTCGGAGCGCCCTGGAAGGTGTGGTGGTCACGCGCTGCGATGGCGCGCTCCGCATCAGCCCTGCGCAGCTCGCGCAAGACTTGGAAGGCCTCGACGATGCCGTCGTGCAGATGAAACAGGAAGTAGAAGGCGGTCCCTGCAGCCCAAGCCGCGGTCACCGTCTTGGCGGTCACGTGCACGAGCATCAAGTCGGGCCAGACCTGACGTCCCGCTGCGACGAGCTGGGTGACGCCGAAGAGCAGGACCAAGACCGAGAAGGCGGACCATGCGTGTTGAACGCTTCGACTGCCTTCGGGCAGGTAGCTTCGGATCGAGAGCAGTGCCGGCCCCATCAGGAGGCAAGACACAGCGAGCAGTAGGTGGCTGTAGAACAAGATCATCTTTCGCGGCGGTTGACGCGGTCGGCCAGTCGACGACGCGCAACCCTCTCCTCTTTCAGTCCCTCTTCGAGCCCGCGGATGTCGCGCTCGACCACATCGAGACGGCGGTCGGCGTGCACTTCCTTCAGCTCTTGGAACTGACCTTTCAGTTCTCCAACCTCTAGCGTCAAAACCTGAATCTCGCCGCGCAGCGTGAACACGATCGCAGCGGCGCCCACGACCATGCTAGCGAACCAGCCCAGCCCCTGGGCGTACTCCAGGTACGTCTTGAAGACGGCCCCCGCTGAGGGAGGTGTAGGGGCGCCGGTAGAGGTCACGTCCCGTAGCGTATCACCGCGGCACGGGGTGTGCATAGGTCGATTCGGGGTTGACACGACCCTGCTTTCTGGGCATCCTGCCCAAACTTTGGTGCCTGGTGCTCCGTGGTGGAGCAGCCGGTTGTGGGCCGGCCAGGGCGAGTTCGATTCTCGTCAGGTACCCTCGCTGGACCGAAGCACGACGGTTATCGCTCATGCCGACTCCCCCGTCACTGCATCACCTTGTTCGGCAATTTTGGGACTGAAGTCTACTGGGTGGACGCTCCACTGTCTCTGGAGAATGAGGCGAGTTCGATTCTCGTCGGTCCCGTGTCGCGGAGTAGACTGGACGGGATCCAGCACCGGTCTCATAAGCCGGCCTATGCAGGTTCGAATCCTGCCTCCGCTAACGGCTGAGTAGCTCAGATGGTAGAAGCGGCGGTCTGAAGAATCGCGCGTCGGGGGTTCGAGTCCCTCCTCAGCCAACCTCCTCACGTCATGGACGACCTACAAGTCACGGCGCAGGCCAAACACAGCACCTCCTCAACGAAACGAGAAGAAGCGCCCGAGGTCGACGAGGGTGCCGCCAATGGGGTGCTTGACATGATGGCTGCAGCCGGCGCACGGGTAGATGAAGAGCTTCGGACCGACGAGCGACTCGCCTGGGACAAGCTCGGCATCAAGCCGAAGAGGAGACGAAAGAATGCCCGCACATCTCGGTGATGGAACCTGCCTCGAAGAGACCCGCGATGCCATCCACGTTCACGTGTGGCCGAACGGGCGCACGCAGGCTGGCGACTACAAGACCTGGATCCCGAAGTCGGTCATCGCTGACGACTCGGACGTGGCAGCGAAGAACGACGTCGGCGACATCTTCGTCCGAACGTGGTTTGCTGAAAAAGAGGGCTTGCCACACACCTGAGCCTGTGCCAGGCTCACGACGCACGACGCGCGACTGGCTGTACTGGAGTGCACGCTGTCTTGACACGGCAGAGGTCGAGGTTCGATTCCTCGGTTGCGCATGGGGAACCGAAGAGTACTTGGTTATCGCTTTTTTGGAACAAAAGGCCGGGCGGTTCGATTCCGTCATTCGTCGCACCCGAAAGGGTAAAGATGGTTCTGGTCGCGACAATCTCCGAGTCTCATAACTTGTTCTTCACTTTGGGCTGATGGTGAAACTGGGATCACACCTGCCTTGCAAGCAGGAATCCGGGGTTCGAATCCCCGTCGGTCCAACGCGAACCGAAGAAGATGGGTTACCGATGAACATCCGGGTGTCGCGAGGTGGAACTCCTCGCCAGCAGCTCAGGCTGCTGTAGCTCAGCACGAGAGCACCGGACCTGTGTTCCACTTCGTTCACTTGTTCGCTACTAATTCCCTGAACCGAAGACTTGCTCGGTTGGTGCAGTGGCTAGCATTCGCCTTTCGTAAGGGTGCGACGAGGGTTCGAGTCCCTCACCGAGCTTCGAGGCTGCGCGCATCTTGTCTCGACCCGCGCGCAGCCTCGAATCTGCCCCTGTAGCATAATTGGAAGTGCACAGAGCTACGAACTCTGGTTGTGTCCGTTCGAGTCGGGCCGGGGGTGCAGGCTCGAACGCCCGAGCGTGGTAGGCGTGACAGTCGGAGAGACGACACTTTGCCCGTGTAGCTCAGTGGAAGAGAGCGCAGGCCTCCGAAGCCTGGAGCGCTGGTTCGAGTCCAGCCACGGGTGCTCTGCCCCTGGGGCGCACCGGAGCGCAGCCGGACTTCTAATCCGGTCCTAGCAGGTTCGAATCCTGTCGGGGGTGCTTGACAAATTCCGTGGCTTGTCGTATTCGTCCCGCTCATGGGAAATCGCGCCAACGTCGAGCTGGTCTTCAACGACAACCAGTCCATCTTCATCTACGCCCACTGGGAAGGAAGTCGCATGGTGAACGTCCTGCACGACTCGCTGTCCAAGCGAGCCCGCTGGACGGACGACGAGTACCTGGCCCGCATCATCACGGGCGACATGATCAACAAGCTCGGCTACGCTGACGAGACCTCAGGCATGGGGTTGTCGCCGTCCCCGGTCGACGGTCGCATCGTCGCGCGGGTGCTGCTCGAAGAGCAACGCCTCACCGACGTCGAACTAGACGAGCACGGCATTTGGAGTGGCTCCTTCGAGGAGTTCGTATCTCGCCCCCGGCCGGAGAACGAGGGCTGACATGACCAAGCAACGATCCCCCGCCGAAGTCCGCTTCTTGCAGCTCGCGACCGCCGTCGTGGAGACGCTCCACGAGGTAGGCGAGCCTGTTCCGAACGGGCACATCTACATGGCCCTGCAGCACAAGGGCGTCCAGCTGGACGAGCACAATCAGCTGATGTCGACGCTCCAGCGCGCAGGGCTCGTCACGATCCAGTACGACTTCGTCCGCCTCACCGAGCGTGGGCAGGCGACCGCAGTGGCCGCTGGATGATCCGGCTCCTCTTCCTCGACATCGACGGGCCGCTCACGACCGAGGAGTCGCGGACCGAGGCCGGCTATGAGGCGTTCGACTACCGTGCTGTCGAGGCGTTCAACTACCTGCTCTCGGCTGGCGACCCGCACCTGTGCGTCGTGCACAGCTCGTGGCGGAAGCTTCCCGAGCCGGGGCCAGGTGCCTGGGCCGAGGGTGGAGGCTACTTCTGGAGCCATCAACTCTGGCGGGAACTCTGCGCCAAGCAGGGGCTGAAGTGGAACCTCGCGCTAGAAGATGCGCCGTTCAAGTTCAGCTCGGACCGCGGTCATGAGATCGGCTTCTGGCTGGAAGCCAACCCGTGGGCCGAAGAGGGTGCGCGTCTCGTCATCGTGGACGACGACATGCACCTCATCCGGCCGCACCCCTACGCGAGCTGGACGAACACGCTGCTCTTGGAGTGCGACGACGCGGGGGCCGGGTTCACGATGAGCCAAGCGCGGCAGGCGGTTGACTTCTGGGAATCGCCCTAGGCATGTTAAAAGAGCCTGAACACCGCGCAGAGAATCAAGAGCACTACGGGACCCGCATCTCCCGCCTGTCCCCCTTCCGGGTGGGAGCCCGGACAGCCAGCGTCAGATGGCTTCGTGTTGCTTGGGACCGAGCACCAACGGTGAAGTGCCACCTGGGTTAGGCCGCCCCCAGCAGGTGAAATGCGGCCAGCTGCGACCATGAAGATGTCGAGACGCCGCCGGTTCCTCTACGCCAAGCACGGCGGCATCTGCCCTGCGTGCAACCGCTCGACCGTCCTGTTCGACACGAAACCCAGCGACCGAAAACGACTCGCCACCATCGACCACATCATCCCGCGGTCGAAGGGCGGCACCGACGCCTGGTCGAACCTTCAGTTCATGTGTCGCAAATGCAACTCGAAGAAGGGTGCTAGCCTACAACCGCCTGCACGACGCGCTTCTTCGTAACGTACAGCTGGATTCGGCAGGGGTCGTCCCCGTCGGGGGCTGGCCAGGTTTCGCGGTCGACCTGCCGAACGACGCAGTCACAACCGGCGGCGAAGATGGTGTACATCGCGGTCTCGTAGTCCTTCCCCACCACCTCAGCACCGAGCTGCTCCGTTGTGAAGTCGTCAGGCCACCAGGCCGGCCGAAGTCTCACGATTCTGAGTCTAGCACCCCTTGACCTCCCGTGTGCAGGTGTTGTCCCTTGGGGCGTGCGAATTCGGATCCTGTCTGACCTCCACTTTGAGTTCGAGCCGCCCGAGGTAACGGCCGACTTCAACGCGGCGCTCGCGTTGGAGGACACACCGGTCTGCATCTTGGCCGGCGATATCGCGACGGTGTCTTGCTTCGACCGCGTGGGTTGGCTCGCGCAGCGGTGGCCAGACACCGAGTTCCTGTGGACCTTCGGCAACCATGAGCTGTACGGCTCCTCCTTCGCCTCCGCGACGACAGCTGCCGAGGAGGTCATGGAGGACCTTCCGAACCTCCAGCTGTTCAACCGCGCCGAGTTCGACCACCCGGAGGGCCCCGGTGCGATCATCGGGGCGACGCTCTGGTACCCGCCCGATGACATCCGAGGCTGGGTGAACTGGGCGGACCGCCACCACATCCACAATCCCATTGAGCTGTTCTACGAGGCGGGGCGTGACTACGAGTACCTGAAGAGCAAGGTGCACGGGGACCATGTCGTCGTGACCCACATGCTCCCGCACGAGCAGTGCGTCCAGCCGCCTTGGAAGGGCGAACGGTCCAACGCCTTCTTCGTCCACGATTGCTCAGACCTGCTCCTCCAGACCAACTCTCACAATCGACCACCGCTGTGGATCCACGGGCACACGCACGAGTCAGTGAACGAGCGCGTCGGTGACACCTGGATCGTGTGCAACCCGCGCGGCTACTACCCGGACAAGCGCAACCCCAACTTCGACCCGCTCTTCGAGATCGACACCGATGAACTGTAAGGCCTGCGCCCATCCACGGTGCGGGTGCCCGAACGACCACAAGGACCCGCTCGGGGTCTGGGTCACCCGCCGCGAGACCAAACTGGCATCCTACTTGCTTCCATGAAGGCCATGCCAAAGCTGACCCTTGCGGACGACACGCAGTGCGGCAATCCAGAGCACCCTCTGGGGGCTTGGCACCGAGCGTCACCCTTGCCGGGTCCGGGGCTCCGAGGGCTCCTGGAGAGCTTCAGGCAGCGTCTCCGGCGATGGGCGTGGGGCTGTGGGTGCGCACCGTGACCTGCAAGCCGCCCCTCGCCCCGCCCGAGCGAGACCCGGACGCCGAACCGGACGACTGCGAAGGCTGCCAGTACCACAGTTGGGGTGCGGGTTTCGACTCGTGGTGCGAGTACTACGAAGCCTACCTCGACGAGTACGAGCGACTCCCAAAGTGCATCAAGGAGCACGGACCGTGAGCTGGGTGGAGTGGCGCAACCCGCGCTCGGAGACGGACGACCTGCGCATGCTCACCCTCGAAGACGAGGACCTGGGATGCATCACCGCAGAACTGGCGCGCATGCCAAACGGCGCCTGGCGACTCGAAGTCGTGCTCTACAGCGACGACGTCAAATTTCACCTGAACCAGATGAAGCTGGTCGGCGAACGCGTGTCCAAGGTCATGGTCGAGGAGACCAACCGTCTCGCGAGCGAGACGCCGGCCGTGCAGGTGGCCCGTAAGCTGGGCTTTGACCCTGCAGCCGCGCGACACACGCTCAGCGAGGGAGACATGCTGAAGGAGGAACTAGACCATGCCGACCCCGAATAGAGGCGTCCAAGTTGGCGCAGGTGTGGCTTGGGCGGGCGGCATGATCGGAACGTGGGTGAGGTCTGCGGTCTGGAGCGCCGTGGGTTTCGTCGTCGCCTTTCTCGGGCTCGGTCTCTTGTGGTACTCCGCTCGGCGAGGTCTAAGCGCGCTGGAGGATGACAAGTTCCCGACGCCGGAGGACCGATGACACCCTGGCTACAGAACCACGCGCTGGCCGAGGCCGAGTGCCGGCTCGGCTGGACCTTCGAAGACTACGTGGCTGAAGTGCTGCGGGCTCGCGGGCTCGACGTCGAGCAGCCGCCGAAGTCATGGCGGGCCACGGTGAGTGACCGGCACAAGTATGCCAACGAGCTGGACCTCCTCGTCAACGGGCTGCGCTTCAGCGTGAAGTCTCGGCGGGTCGAGTTCACCGGGGACCCGGCCTCGATCCCGGACAACCGAAACCCACTCTTCGTCGACACGGTCCGAAAGTGGGACCAGCGGACGCCCGAGCCGGCGGCTGTGGTCTGCATCAGTCAGTTCACGAAGGGCATCATCTGGACGCCGGTCGCGGACAAGCAGTATTGGCGGACCCGCTTCCGGTTCGACAACGTGCGGGGATTCTCCCAGGACTTCCTCGTGGCTGACCGCCAGCTCTGGCGGCCTCTGGACGACCTCGTGCACCAGACGCACCACGTCTGGGACGGGCACTGGAAGGTCAAAACAGGCGTTTTGGGGGTTGCCAGGAACCGCGTCGTGAGGGAAGATACAGACCCGAAGCTGCGGCATCTGGTGGGCACTCCGTTCCACCTGGTGATTCGTCACGCTTCGGCGAAACCGGAGAGGGCAGCATGACGCTGTACTACATGATCGGCACGCAGCTCGACGAGCAGGAGTATTGCACCTCCTTCGCCGAGCCGCTGAATTCATCCTCTCTGGAAGACGCCATCAGCGAAGGCCACCACGCACTCGTCGAGGCGGCCTTTGATGACGAGTCGCCGTTCCCCTCGTTCCAGGACGTCGACGAGGCGCAGGTTGTCGCCATTGGCGAGCGCGCCGAACTCAACCTCGACCAGTGTCGGTCGATGTATGAGGTCCACAAGGCGCGACGCGCCGACTCTCAGGGAGAGTGGGAGCAGCGCTACGAGGAGCTTCGGGACGAAGTGGGGCACTGGCGGACCCTTCACCGCCGAGGCCAGGCACCGGCCGCTCAGGTGTCGTTGCTGGAGGACCGCCTTCACGCACACATCGCAGCGAAGCCTTGACACTCGTCTGAGTGTCAGGCTTTCTGACACTGCACGGGAGATGTCATGGAAACGCTAGTTCTCGACCATTCCTACCTGCCTATCGACCGTGTTCGGTGGCAAGACGCCATGGTGAACTGGGCCTGCGAGAAGGTCGAGATCCTCGCGTCCTACTCGGACAGGATAATCCACCACGGGCTGGAGCTGTACATGCCAGCCGTCGTGCGCTTTTTGAAGCCGACGCGGAAGCGCAAGAGAGTGATTCGGTTCAGCCGGGACAACATCTACCTGCGCGACAAGGGCCAGTGCCAGTACTGCGCTGTGAAGGTTCCGCGGTCCGAGTTCCAGTACGACCACGTGATCCCGCGAGCGCAGGGCGGCAAGACCTGGTGGACCAACATCGTCGTGGCCTGCCACGGCTGCAACCAGAAGAAGGGCCGCCGGACTCCCGCAGAGGCACGCATGCGCCTCATCCAGGAGCCGGTCGTGCCGAAGTCCCTGCCGGAACGGCGCAACCCGAAGCTCGTCTGGAGCCACGGTCTGCCTGAGGAGTGGAAGTTCTGGATGCCGACCCGTGACCAGGCAGCCTCGAAGCTGTACTGGGAGCAGGAGCTGGAGTCATGATCGTCGCCTACCGCCGCTTCCAACGCATGCACCCCTCGACGGAGGCGCTCGGGCTGTGAGAGAGCGACTCGTCCGGTACCGGCGCTACGAGCAGGGCTCGCTGACAGGCAAGCCTGCGGCCCCGTCCATCTTCGTGTTGACGGTCAAGTCGTGGAACACGGGGATGGCGTCGAGGCTCGCCGTGGTCGTTCCGCGCGCGGACGCGACGCTTCACCACCACGAGTGCCCTTGGCGCCGTGAAGCTTGGCTGGACGCGAACAACTACGTCTGCTGCGTCTGGTACGAGCGCGTGCCAGACGAGTCCGGAGAAGGCACGGGCTTCCTGCTGACGGACGCGGACGGCAAGCCTTTCGGGCCAGGCCACACGCGTCAGCTCGTAAAGGCATTGCGGCGTCAGGGCTTCATCGAAGGGCCCAAGATCAAGGTGGCCCGCAAAAAGGACCTGCGCAAATGAGTGACATTCGGCCCGAGAACCAGCCTGACATCCGTCCGGTCCCCGCGCCCCTGTACAAGCCCACGTGCTACCGGCTGCACAAGGACTACACTTTCGACCTGAAGACACCCAAGGCGAATCAGGTCCGCCGCATCACCATTCCGGCCGGCTTCACTTACGACGGCAGCTCGGAATGGGTGATGAGCATCTTCCCAGGCTTCTTGCTCTGGATCTTCGCCATCGGACAGGACGGACCGCACCGGGCCGCTGCGCTCGTGCACGACTATCTCTACGTGGAGCAGCTCGTGCCGCGAAAGCGCGCCGACGACATCTTCTACGAGATGATGGTCGCGGCGAAGGTGCCGAAGTGGCGGGCGGGTGTGCGTTGGCTCGCCGTGCGTGCGTTGGGCTGGGTCGTCTACTGATCCCGCTTTGCCCAGTCGGCGCCGTACTTCTTCTCGAAGTGCTTCACGGTCCAGCTGGGTGGGACGGTGAAGAAGTAGTCTCGCCACAGCGCCTGGGCCACGCGCTCAGCGCGCAGGCGGCCCCACAGCGCCACAGACTCTCCGAAGGCATCCCACTCGTCCAGAGCGCGGAAGATGGCCAGACCGACCGTCAGAGGCGCCAGGACGACCGTAGCGACGCCTGCCCAGAGGAGGGGCCACCAGCTCACGCCGGCGATGCCGAGGACCAGGGTGACGAGCAGGGCCGGAAGACCCAGCGTGACGCTCGGTCCGAGGTAGCCCGTGGCGTACAGGGGCAGGGTGTACTTCTGGGCACGACGCGCGTGCCGCGCCTCGTGACGCATTGTGATGATCCGGCGCTGGACCCACGACGGCTCGCCGAAGTCTTCCTCGGAAGCCGCGCTCGTGGGCACGCCGATGGTCGAGCCGATGGTCGTGTAGTAGCCGGTCAGATAGCTGCGGGCGACGACGGGAAGCTTCGCGATGGTGCGGTGGAGCCAGGACTCATCCTTCGGGATGAGGTGCAGCTTCATCTTCGTGCCGTCGAGGCTCAGGGTGATCGTCTTCTTCATGGCGTAGCGACTCCTCCAGCTGGCGCTGAACGAGTGCAGCATACGCCTCATGCTCATCGGTTGCTTGGATTTCGGCCTCCAGAAAAGCCTTTAGCCGGAGCAGCTCTTGGCCCATCCGGGCTCGCCACTCCGCGGGCGTCTCCATCTTCGGCTCGGACAAGTCATGGGGGTTGACCATGTTCAGCGTCTTGGCGTGGGCAGACCTGAAGCCGGAGAGCGCCACGAAGCGGATCTCCTGAAGCTCGTCCGCGTCGGCCGCGATCTGCCACGCCTCGGCCCGCTGGATGAGCGTCTCGATGACCTGGAGCTTTTCGGCCCGGGCGTCCTCGAACTGACTGAAGTCGCGCAGGCGGTCCGCGTGCTCGTGCCGGATACGCTTCTCGCACTCCTCGTCGCTCATCTGAGGCAGCTTCGCCAGCTGGACGAAGACCTCCCGCAGCTGCTGGGCGGTCTCCGCCTTTGAGGGCGGAGCGACATTCGAGAGGGCGTCGAGCACGATGGAGCGGGCCACCTTCTCGGTGGTCAGGTCAGAGTCGGTCACTCGGGTTTCCTACCTTGACATGCCGGCATGTGTCAAGTAGAGTGCGAGACATGGGAAGTGCGCAGCGGCTCGCGACGGGTCAGGACATGGCGAAGTTCTTCGCGCGACGGGCGAACAAGCACGCCCACCGCTCGATGAAGCGGACGAAGACCCGAGCTGCCCAGAAGCGGCAGGCCCTGAAGCACCAGGAGTCGTGACGTGGGCACCTGCAAGGACTGCGAAAAGCCTGCCCCTCGGCGCTGCCCCCTATGCACGGGTCGCCTCGAAGAGGTCGGCTACAACATCGACAACCAGCAATTCCTCGACCCGCGGGACCAGTGCACCCCGTTCATGGGCGACCCGCCCTGCGGAAGTTGTGGTTCGTGTCTACTTCAGCAGGCGATCTACGCGGGGGTGCCGTTCTGGCCTGAGCCTGTGGGTGAGGTCTTCTGGCAGTGCCGAGACTGCCACGCGCCGATGACGATCGACGAGGCCGCCGCGCGGTTCGCGGCCTGGTGGCACTACGGGCAGAAGTACGGCGAACGTCCCTACATGTACCACGTCCGCATGGTCGTCTCGATGCTGCGCTTCCACTACCCCTCCGCCCGCGAGCACGTGGTCGCCGCGGCCTGGCTGCACGACACGGTGGAAGACACACCGCTGACGCTGACCCACGTCCACAACAGCTTCGGACCCTCGGTCGCGCAGATGGTCGAGCTGGTCTCGAACGGCGCTAAGGGAACGCGCCGCGAAAAGCATGACGGGCTCCTCGCCCGTCTGGCCGACCCGCGACACCCGTGGCGCAAGGCGGCAACCTCTGTGAAGCTTGCCGACCGACTGGCCAACATGACGGCTTGTAAGGCGGGGCGCAAGACCAAGCTCTTTCAGATGTATGCGGACGAGTGGCCGAGTCTGCGAGAGGTCGCCATCGCCAACGGCGCCTACGCCCAGTCAAGTCTGGGCCGAACCCTCGACGAACTGGTGGCGGACGCATGACGCCTTTCCTCTGGTTTGGGGTGCTCCTGTGGGCCAGTGGCTACTGCTGGCCTGCCTACCCAGCCCTGGTGCTGCTCTACCTAGGCTGGCGAAAGACTTCATTGGTTTACACCTTGGGACTCTCCGCGCTGTTGCTGGCCCCCAACGTGTGGCAGGATCCGAGCAGTGGCCCACCGGACCCACAACTTGCAAGCGCTCCTGGAAGCGCTGTTTCAGCTGGAATTCCTGCCGAACGAGCTATGGGCGGTGAAGGTGGTGGTGCGTGCCTTGCGACACCCGGACCCGGAGCTGAGGGAGCTGGCGGTGGCCGTGGCTGCGACCGGGGAGCACCGCGTCTGGGCCCAGGTCCTGTTTGCCTTCGTTCACCGGGAGACGGAACCCTACCTCAGCCGATTCGCCCGGTTGGTCCTTGACGAACACCGGACACTGTCTGTAGCCTTGTGACATGGACGGACTCATAGGCTTTCTGGCAGTCTTCTTCTTCATGTGCGTCTCTGGGCTCACGGCCCACCACTGGTTCGACGTGCCTCCGATGGTAGCAGGCGGTATCAGCTGCGGGATGTGGCCGGTCGTCGAGCGCCAGGAGTGGGGGCTGGGTGCTCTTTGGTACATCATGATGGTCGTCGTCTTCTCGGGGTGGTGAGCGATGATCCACAACCACGACGAGTTTCGCCGGTTCGTCCAGTTCCTGCCCACACTCAAAGACGACGAGGTGTGGTTCCTGAGCCTGAGCGCCCGGAACAAGTACCTGACCGAGAAGGAGCGGGCGCACTACGGCCTTGGACGTACGGAGATGTTCTCCCGCTTCACGGCACGAGACACTGATCCAGGCATCGAGTACGTCTGCCAGAAGCTGCAAGCCACGCTGGCCTATCGGCGAACCAAGGGCGGCAAAGAGATCCCTGAGAAGGCGCTCGTCACCTACATGAACGTGAACCCGTCGTCGACGGTGAACGGCTACTACCTCTTCAAGCAGGAGATGGACAGCGGGATCCGCGAGAACTTGCAGGCGTACATGAACGGCAACCAGCCGCGCATGGACGCCTTCCGGACGATGGAGCGCAAGCTCATGAACGCGATCCAGCGCTCGACGTCCCGCAAAGAGCTGGTCGACATCGACGTGGACACGAAGAGTCCCGAGGTCATGGAGTACGTCCACCGTCGGCTGGCGAAGTGCCAGCGGGCCACGGTCGAGACGGTGGGCGGCTACCACGTGCTCGTCCGTCGCGAGGACCTGCGAGCGCACAGCGTCAACCTGGGAGAGGTCGTGGGACACGCTCAGGCGCTGGCGGGGACCGAGGTTGCGATCAACAAGAACGGCATGGTGCCGCTTCCAGGGACGCTCCAGGCGGGACACCTGGTTCAGTTCCAGGTGCACGTCCGCGTGGTTGACATACGCCGGACAGACCCGCCAACGTCTCAGGCATGATCTACGTGGCGTCGTCCTGGCGCAATACCCTGCAACAGGGACTGGTCAAGTCCCTCCGTGACCTTGGCTGTTGGGTCTACGACTTCAAGAACCCAGCCCCGGGCGTGGGCGGCTTTCAGTGGTCCGCGATCGACCCGGACTGGGAGAACTGGGGTCCGGACCAGCTCATCGAGGCGCTCGACCATCCTCTGTCTGAGCAGGGATTCGGCCTCGACTTCGACGCGATGCACCGGGCCAACCGCTGCGCGCTCCTGCTCCCCTGCGGACGCTCGGCCCACATCGAGGGTGGTTGGATGAAGGGCGCCGGCAAGCAGCTCGACGTCATCCTGGCCGAAGGCTGCGAGCCCGAACTCATGATCAAGATGGCGGACACCATCCACCCGAACCCCGAGGCGTACCTGGCCTACATCGAGAGGCTGAAGATCCTACGTTGACTTCCGCTGTCCGCCTCTAGCAGGGTCAAACCATGGAAATCGGGGGCATCATCACGCTCACTGCCGTGGGACTGAGCATCCTCGGCACTGCCATCTGGGCCCTCGTCGATTGGTTCAAGAAGGCGCCGGACTTCAAGGTCGGTGCTGTCGGCGTGAAGTACGTCGACGGCGCATCCGAAGTGCCCGGCATCCGAGAGTACATTCAAGCGATGACCGACGTTCACATCGCCGAAGGGACCGACCCCGGCGACTACCACGTTTGGGTCTTTCCACTGGACGCCGAAAACGGCGACCTCAACGCTCGACTCGCCAATGACTCCCGCACCATCACTGGGACGGTAGTCCAACTCAGCCTCATTGGAGGCCTCACCTCGCGTCGCACCGTGCGCATTCGAAACCTCGAACGACCGAGTGGTGTACTGGGCACTGCTCTCGGCCATGAACTGGCTTGGCACGTCGTGCCGTTCGAGACCGGGAAGGGATGGAACCAAGACCATTCCTTGGACGGCGACCCTCTGGAGAACAAGTACGATGCACGCTATCGCGAACTCATTGGAGCAAGCGGCTGATTGGCTGGAGAACCACAAATGGCACCAACACGGCTACGCTCCGAAGGACTGGTACCCCGGTTCCCGCCCCCAACCCACCGCGTGCTGCGTGGTGGGAGCACTGGCGACGGCCAACAGTCTGACGCTCGAAGACGACGGTCTGGTTTGGGCGACCCGTGCTCTGGCCGCCCATCTGGGGATCGCGCCCGAGGAGGACCCAGACCTGCCTTTCGATACCCTCGAACTCTGGGAGCGAGTGCTGGTGAACGTTGCGAGCTGGAACGATGCCAGCGACCGAACCAAAGAGGAGGTCATCCTGGAGCTGAGAGCTGCGGCACGTGGATTGCATACCCAAGCCGCATGCCAGACGACGCGCTGAAGGCCCAGGTCGTCGCGGTTCCCGGCGGCTTCCGTGCCCGAATTATCGGGTCCCGCTACTTCTTCGAGTCCATGACCATGTCACGCGATGGAGCATTCTTGATGCGTGACCAGTTCGTGGACGCCATTCAGCGCCTCCGACACAAGGACCAACCATGCCCCGATACAGCTACACCTGCCCTTGCGGCGAGCAGCTCGAACTGAGCGTTCCGATCGCGGACCGCGACAACCAGCACTGCGGAGGGCAGCACGACAAGTGCCCCCGCGCCCGGGAGGCCGGTGCCTTCGCCGAGAAGCTGACCCGCGAAGAGATCCCCCTCCAAGGGGCGCCCGCTTCCTACTCCTGGAGCAAGTGGCAGCGATGATTCACGAAAGGGTGTCACTCGGCGCGGTTTTCGATTCGGACAAGGCGCGCACACTTCTCCGGGTCGCCCTCCTTCCAGAGGACAAGCGTTCCATTCTGCGACAGCTCGTGCATACGGTCGAGCTGCCAGACGGACCCTACATCGCCGTGAACGTGGTGAACGTGTTGTCCTGGACCGCGGAGCAGTGGCAAGCTTGCGACGCCTGGCTGAACGCTCTTACAGAGAACGGGGACTCGCCACCGCCTGACGTCTGTTTCCAGGAGCGCGACTATCATCCCCGCGTAACGCGTCGGGCCCTTGACAAGACCCGGTGACTGTCATATAGTCGCTGCATGACGACGACTGACCTCATCCGCACCAAGCACGCCCGCCTGCTCGACCTGAGCACGAGCTTCCGGACCAACGTCTGGTCGACCAAGCTCGACGAGCTGCGTAAGGCGCCCGAAGACGCCCGCCGCGCCGAGATCGCCCAGCTCCTCCCCGAGTTGGCCAAGCTCGTGAACGACCAGGGCGGTGTCGAGGCGACCCAGCACATTGGGTCTGACAGCTACGCCGTGCGCGTGAACCGCATGACGCCCTCGGGCAAGACGGTCTTCGTGACCGCGCGGGGCGAGCGCGAGCAGAAGTACACCTGGCGCGAGAAGGGCGGCTTCCGCTCCGTGGGCGGCGGTTCCTCGTCACTCGGCCTCGGGTACGCCGAGGACTACCTCGACCCCTCCTTCTGAGCCCCGCGGCCCCTTTTCGCCTTCAGGGCTTGACGGCTCCCTCAGCGTGAGTAGACTGGGGGAGTCATGCAGCGACCTTGCCCTTGCGCCTGAACCTGACCCCGTCACGCACTACTGCGTAGTCGACGGCACCCTGCCTCACGGAGTGCAGGCCGCGCAGCTCATCCACGCCGCCGGCGAGTCCGGCCCTGCTGAACCCGGTACCTACGCCGTCGCGCTCGCTGCGACCCCACGACAACTCGACGCCCTGCGCGCCCGTCTCTTCGAGGAGGAGGTGCCCTGCGTCTGTATCTGCGAAGCGGACCCTCCCTGGGACGGCGCCCTGATGGCCATCGGCCTGAAGCCCGCTCCAAAGAGCCAGGTGCGCCGTTTCGTGTCCCAGCTTCCTCTGGTAGGCAAGGAGGTGGCCCCAACCTAGTTCGTCCACGTGGCGGGCTGTTGGGGCCGTCAGGGAGGTTCGACTCCTCCCCGCCGCATTCGGGATCCGGTCAGCCCGGTCAGAGAGCTGCAGACTCTCCCCGAAACCAAGCGTCGGTAGCTCAGTGGTAGAGCGCCGTGGACTAAGGCCCCCGGAGGTCGCAGGTTCAAACCCTGCCCGACGCAAACCAACCCCTTGACGGTCGGCCGACATCTGCCGAACGCTGTCGGGCGTGGCTCCCAAGCTCTGGCCTCACCAGCAGGCCGCCGTTGACGCGGTCAAGAAGACCCTTCGCCGTGCCGACAGGTGCTGCGTGTTCTCTGCAACCGGCACCGGCAAGACCCGCACTGAACTCGAAGTCATGTCGCCGCGCAATCGGCGCAAGGTCATCGTCTTGGATGCCCAGCAATAAATTCTGAAAGTTCTGAGTTCTGACACTTGACAACCACCCAACGTTGTCAGGATGATACTCGAAGTCGGGTGGGAACCCGGCGCGTGGAGCTGCTGCGTAGGCAGGGAGCGGAAGCGCAAGGTCTACGGACCGAAGCAGATGGATATGATTGAATGCGTTTCGAGTGCGGCTGACCCGGCGTCTGAGGACGGACGCCGGGTCAGCTACCTACCTTGCACTGCCTGCGGCACGAAGCAGCACCCCAAGCGACTGCGTAACGACGTGTGCCAGCAGTGCCGGACCCGTACAGGAGGACAGGTCGTCCGGGCCTACCGATACCGACTGTATCCGACACCCGCACAAGCCGCGCAGCTCGCTCGGGCGGGCGAGATGTCACGCCAGCTCTGGAATTACCTCGTGCGAGATGCGGTCGACGTCGCGCGCACGGAGTCGCGCGTGGCGCGCAAGCACTACGCCCGATGGCACGCACGTCACCCCGACGTGGAAAAGATGCCGAAAAAGGTCAAGTCTTCGATCTCTGAGCGGGCGAAGAAGGTATGCATCCGTGTGCATGGGCACGACTGGCGGGAGCCTCTGCGGAACCTGCCGCCTATGGGCGAGATCACCTCGGCGCTGAGGGCACAGCGTCCCTGGTGGGGGCTGCCTGGCAACATGTCCAACGCGGTGCTTCAAACTGCCCAAGACGCGGTCAAGAAGAGCCGCCCACCGCGCATGAAGCGTCGAGGTCGGTTCGGGGAGCTGACTCTGCCTGGTCCTACGAACGGTGCGAAGGACTTGGTGCTCGACGAGCGCGACCCGCGGACTGCCTGGCTCACGGTGCCGAACGCACACCTCAAACTCAAAAAAGGTAAGCGTGTAGAGGACCAGGCGGTCACTGGGAACGTGCGGGCGAAGCGGCATCGTCCGCGCGTAGAGGACCAGGCGGTCGCCGGGAACGTGCGAGTGCTGCTGCATCGTCCGCTACCGCCTGATATCATTCACGACGAGGGCAAGCCGGCGGTGCGTCGTGTGGCGTTGGTGCACGAGGCGGGGGCTTGGTACGTCAGCGTGACGTACGAGTATGTCGCGCCTGGACGCGATGTCGCGCCCGACCGCGCGTTGATTTGCGGCGTCGACCGCAACATGGCCACTAATCTGTGCACCTTCAGCTGTCCCGTCGGGCCTGTCGTGTACCAGGACGGTACACAGCCGGAGTCGCTCAGCGCCCCCTGGACGGACCCCTATATGGTGCCGTACCTTGTCTACACCGCAGAAGAGCGGAAGGCGGCGGCGCGCCGTGACGCGCACGCTCGCCGCATCGCGCGTCTTGTTGCGCGCACGCACCTGGACAAGGCGGCACGCGCGAGCGCGATCAACACCCACAAGTGGGGCCGCCGGTCGCGCGGCGAAGACGACCCCGGGCAGCCGAAGTCGAAGCGTTGGGCCGCATCCGACAAAGCTGCAACCAAAGCTGCCGACCGTGGCGCGCGCAACCGCAAAGAAGTTCGGCGCCTGGTGGCCGACCGGTTGACGTACCACTGCCGCATCGTAGTCTTCGAGGCGCTCGACGCGCGGCAAATGATGGCGCGGACTCCAGGTGCGGGCGCAGGCGGGCGTGGACGGAACCGGAAGCAGGCGACCCAAGGCTGGGGTGACCTGCGCCTGCAGACGGAGTCTTCTGCCCAATTGCGTGACACGTTGGTCATCGAGGTGCCGTCTGCTTACACGTCGCAGACGTGCGCTGAGTGCGGGCACCCCGACTCGGCGTCGCGGCAGGACCAAGCCACATACGTGTGCACCGCCTGCGGACACACCGACAACGCGGACCGCAACGCCGCTCGGAACATCGAGCACCGCGGAGCGGCACTGCTCTCTGCGCCTATCGAGCTGGTGCGCGCCGCGCAAAGCCCGAAGAAAACCAAGACGGGGGCGGCCAAGGACCTGCAGACGCTGCTGTACGCTTGCGAGCGGCTCAGTGCCGCCGAAAAGGCCGACCTCGCTCGCGCCCCAAAGTGGGCGCAATCCTGGGCACTTAGCTACTTGAAGCGCGTCGCAGCTGACCACAAGGCCCGCAGCAACTAGGCCCGCGCGCAATCGAAGAAAAAAGACCCATGACATCCAACACTTACACCCCCGCCTCCCGAAACGCACTCACTCATATCCATCTGTTGCCACATCGGAAGGATAGTACGGACAGCCTGCCCTCCGGGGCCGCCCGAAACGCACTCACTCATATCCATCTGTTGCCACAAACCGTCGCCAAAGAACTTCTTCATCCGGGGCGCGAAGACCCGAAACGCACTAACTCATGTCCATCTGTTGCCACCACCCTGCGAGCACCAGAGCCGCCCGGCGCGGGTCCGTCCCGAAACGCACTCGCTCATATCCATCTGTTGCCACAAGACAGCGCGGGCGACACGCTTTCACATACGACCCACCCCGAAACGCACTCACTCATATCCATCTGTTGCCACCCAATAGTGGAGCGCGCTCCACGTGAGGTCCTCGACCCCGAAACGCACTCACTCATGTCCATCTGTTGCCACCCCGTCCAGGCTAACGGAGCTGAGATGCTCCGAATCGCCCCCGAAACGCCCTCAGTCGGGTCTATCTGGAGCCACTCGTAGTGCGCCGGCGGGACTTCATCGCCCTCGGGCTGGAGTTCTGCCGGCCGCGAGAGGCTGTCCTGATGTGGGTCGGAGGGCTTCAGGGCTGGCGCCCTCGCAGGACCCTGACCGACGGCGACCTCATCCGGCCGGCCGGCGTCCTCCGCGCACGCGTCGTGACGGCCCACGGCTGGCACGGCTTCTTGAACGGCTGCTTGACCCACCATGAGGACTGGGGGCAATACTGCATGCGGACGTTTCGCGGGGACGGCTGGGTGATGCCGTCCACGTCGAAGGCGGGCCGCGCGACCATCGACGTGGTCGGGGACGTGCAGAACGCGCATCGGTTCCCTGGACGCGTTCGCTATCTGCGGGTGCCCAAGAAGGAGTGGACCTCCTTCCAGTGCGCTCCCTACGCCGTGAGGATTCTTCGATGACTGGCAACGTCTGGTTCACGTCCGACATCCACTTCGGACACAAGCGGATCCTGGAGCTGACCGACCGAGGCAAGCGGTGGAGCCACGTCGAGGACATGGACGAGGACCTCATCCGCACGTTCAACGAGCTGGTCCGTCCCGGCGACCGGGTCTACCACCTGGGCGACTTCAGCTTCGCCTCGAATGAGCGGACGAAGAAGATCAAGCGGCGTCTGATGGGCGAGTGGCACTGGGTGCTCGGGAACCACGACAACAGCAAGGACAGGGACCTCTACGCCATGTTCCAGTGGGTGGGCGACTATCGTCGTGTCAAGCTCGACGCCCAGGCGATCGTCCTCTTCCACTACCCCATCATGAGCTGGCACGGGATGCACAAAGGCGCCTGGCACCTGCACGGGCACTGCCACGGAAACCTCACCGAGGCCTGCCGTGCCTGCGGGACGCCGTTCAAGGCGCTGCGCCTCGACGTCGGCATCGACAATCATCCCTACGACTTCCGCCCCTTCAGCTACGAGGAAGTTCGCCAGCACATGCGAACGGTGGGCACGTCGACCACCACGGCGCCTAGGCTCGGGTGAGTAGGTAGGCATGGTACGCCGCTGAGACGAACAGCGGCCAGCCCTGCGGGTCGGTCTCGACCCGAAGGACGCGGTCGAAGATGAGCCACAGGACCGCGGTGACGATGGCGACGCTCAGCAGGATGAAGAGCGCGAAGCCCAGGTCAGCCAGTGAACCATCGGGTGACCGTCTGTTCGAGGTCATCGAGGCTCCCGTCGTTCACGTAGTGGTGCGTCCGCAGCTCGCGGAGGACTGGTCCGTACATGTCCTGCTCCGACCGATGCTGGCCTGCCTCACCTTCTAGCCCGGCGCCAGGACGCTCCAGGTGCCACAGTTCCCAGTCGTAGCCACGGGCTGCCTGGAACTCGTTGTTGAACCGCCCATCGGTGATCGTGGCGATGGACCCGTCGAACAGAGCGTTCGTGCGGGACCGGGCGGCCTTCACCCAGACGTTGAAGTCGAGGCGGTCTCGCGTGAACTCAGTGCCCAGCGTCTGCAGTGCGAGGCGCGGGCTCAGCTCATGTGAGCGGTCTGTCATGAACTGAAACCAGTCGTAGAGCGCGAGTGCGCACCGGTCGTAGCTCTTCTCCGTCCAGGCGGCCAGGTCGAGCGCGAAGCCCTCGACGGCGCCCCGGAAGCGGCGCACGGACTGAGAACTCCACGGGATGACGTGGTTTCGCATCTCGGTCGGGCCGTACAGCTGCTCCTGCGAGAACGCGAACACCTCCCCACAGAAGTGCTTCAGCGGGTCGGCGAACGCCCACTCGTTGACCTCCGGGTTCAGTCGCCGCAGAACCTGGGAGGCCGTGTTCTTACCGGACCCCGCTGCTCCTGCGATCACAATCACTCTGGTCATCTTCTTGTTCCTTCCTCCGAGCCTGCCGCCGCTCGCGTCGGTAGTCGGTGTTGGCCTTGCTGCACCAGCTGCAGCGGCATTGAAAGCGTGGCGAGTTGTAGCGGGACTGTGTCCCGTGGGACGGAGCGTCAGTGGGGTCTTCGAAGTCGATGCAGCCGGGCTGAGGGTTGTCGGGGTCGCACCGCCTGATGTCAGGCTCGACCGTCACCTCGTCCACGACGACCGCGTCCTGCGCCACTTCCACGCCGCCACGGAGCGTCTGGACCATCGCGGACCACTCCGCCGGCGTCTTGCGGTCAGCTTCCCGCATCAGAAGCAGGATGGCGTTCACGACGCGACGGTCGCTGTCTGGGATGTGGAAGTCGAGTTCAACGTCGAGCTGTTGCCCGAGGGCGACACGCCAATGGGCGGGGTTGGTCTCGTCGAACTCTAGAAGGTCTCGCTCCTGAAAGGCGCGGTCCAACTGCTCGACCAGCTCCTGGACACTAGGGAATTTGCCCAGGGCGCGCGGCTCCTGCATTGCAGCTGGGTATAGATTCGCAGCACTTGGGCTGTCAAGCAGCCCTTTGGTCCTCGCTGTGAAGCATCAGGGCCACGAGGCCGGCCGGCACGGGAAGCGCATGTCGCTTCACCTCGATGCCCTCAGCGGTCTTGCTCGTGCCGGTGACCTCCACCTCCAACATGCCGGAGCCCGCTGCGACGGCGCGCACGCGGCCCAGCTCTCCGGCGTCGACGCGCGGCCAGCCTGGGCGCTCGAAGGCCGACAGGAACTTGACCCGGTCGCCCGCCTTTGCCTCCTCGACTTCGCACTCGCCCTGACGGTTCATGTCGGTGATGTAGGCCATGCGGACCGCCTTGCGACACGAGCCCGGCTCGTACGCTTTCGTTCCAGGGACGCGCTCGTACTCGTCCCAGCACTCGTCGTCGGACTCCTTGGTGAGCTTGTCCCACTGCTCCTGGTCTGGGTAGTCTTCATCGCCGGGCTTGGCGGGCGCCTCGCCGCGCTCCTTCTTCTTGTTGATGTTGTCCCATAGACCGTCTTCGGCCCGCTTCGGCATCAGGCTCACAGAGCCCTTCTTGTTCGAGCTGGCGCGCTCGGCTGCCCACGACTTGCCGGAGTCGCCGCCCCACAAAAGCCAGGCCACGTAGCCCGCGTCCTCGTGAGGCTTCTTGCCCTCCTTGACCTTCTGGTTGCCGTCGTGGCGTGAGAAGAACGAGTGCATCTTGTTGACTTCGGCCTGAGTCAGCTCGGTGCCGTTGATGAGCTTGGTAGCCATGCCCATCCCAACGGACGTGCCGCCCTTGCCGCCGTTCTTCTCGCGGTACTCCTTGCCGCGCTTGGCGTTGTTGCCCATCGACTTGGTGGGCTTGTATCCTGATTCGCTCATCGTGAAAGGTGCTCCAAAAACAATTCTACCAAGAAGCGGTCCGGAATGGCGAACAGAATGTCGAGGTCGGTCTCCTTGGCGGCCTGGACCAGCTCCTCCGCGACGGTGCACGGGTCGTTACGAAAGTGTCCGCAACCCCAAGCTCCAAGAATGAGGGGGTTCTGTAAAGCCTCGGCAACCGCAATGATGTTTCGGATCCGCCGACTGAACGCAGCTCGGATGACAGACCGGTCAGGGTAGTAGTGCGCGGCCTGTGGGGCCGCACACAGGAGTGCGTGGAAGATATGCCCTGTCCTGTGAAGACGAACGCCCGCCATGAGAAGGGCAAGGTCGGTGTTCAAAGGCCCTGCCCGCTCGCCCGCCTCATAGAAGGCGGCAGACTCTGCGTCCGTCTCCAGTCGATGCCCTAGGTCAGAGGCGCGGCATAGGTCTTCTTCCTGACCTGCCACACCGCTGCGCCAACCGCCGCCAGGTACGCGGGCGGACGCGAAGACGTGGACCAAAGGGCTCTTGAAGCGGGTCACTGCGTCCTGCGCGGTGACATGCTCAATCCTCACCATGCAGCGCCTCCTCGACGGGTCCGACGACGGCGTCCTCCATTTGGGACTCACTCAGAATGCGATCAGCAAGGATGGAGCGCCGCCACTTCAGCTTGGCCTGCACCTGAGGTGGCACTTCTTCGGGCTGAGGCTGAGGCGCGAATGGGTTGTCTTTCGACATAGATGTGGCCTCCACGTTCACGGGGTAGAAGACGAGCACGGCGTTCGGCAGGTCGGACTCCGAGTTGTAAAACCCGAAGTACCCCAGGTCTTTGATGGCCTGGTACATGCCTCCACGTCCGTCTCGTCGAAGACCCTCTCGTACTTCGTCCGGAAGATTCCGACCAATGTCAAGTAGTCGGTCTGGAATGGTGCCCTCGTAGCGCGCCTTCGCTGATTGGACGACCAGCTGCTCGGGCTCGGTTCCTGCCATGTAGAAGAACGTGACCGGGACCCGGGTGTCTTGCCGCTCCCGCCGGGACAGCGAACCGCCCCCGATGTAGCTCGGGTCGAGGCGCTTCAGGTCGGGTGCGCGGGAGTAGTGGACGACACGCATGGCCGTTCGACGTTGAAGTGTGACACGTCCGCGCCCAGCAGCCTTCTGGGCCGGCCGGCGCTTGCGTCCCTGGTTGTCCATGGCGGAGCGCCACACGACCCAAGCCACAGCGTGAGCTTGTTGGGGGGTGAGTCCGTACTCAGGGGCGACTTCGCGGAACCCATCCACGATGTCCTGTCGTTCGTTCTCGGTGACGGTCTTCAGCTTGCTGAGGACCTCACGTCCGTTGCGCCACAGGTTGGCCATGTGCCCGTCGACCGTTGGCGTGTCCGCCATCGAGTCCGGGTCGAGGATCGAGCGGTAGAACACGCCAACTTTTGGTCCAATGGCTTCGCGCTCGCCGTCGAGGATCTCCTTGGCCTTGTAGAAGTTGCTGCTGTAGAAGGCGCCGCCCGGAACCCGCATGTACTTGTAGGCCTGCTCGCGCAGGACGCCCTTCACGTACTTGGCTTCCGCCTGCAGCTCCTTCTTCTGTTCGGGGTCTTCGGCTTCCTTGGCTGCTGCGTTCAGGTCGGAGAGACGATCCCGCAGTGGGCGCATGATCCGGTCACGCTCGCGGTACAACTCTTCGTAGCGCTCAGGGTCGCCGATGATGCTGTCGGCTGCGCGCAGGTTCGACAGCCACGGCATGTTCGGACTGATGGCCGCAATGACGCCGACCACCGTCTCCAGCGGCACGCCGTGACGCTCGGCGATCTGCCGAGCGGCTGCGTTGGCGTCCTTGTACCAATCCTTGTAGTCGTTGATGACGTCTTCGCCCGCCACGTCGAGGACCGCGCGGATGTTGTCGGCGCTGTTCGGCTGCAGCCGGTCCTCGAAGTCTGCGAAGGTGTGGTCCGACAGCTGAGACTTTGCCGTCAGGTCTGAGCCGAAGCCGACCTCCTCCTCGAAGATGGGCGCTGTGGCGCGCAGATTCTCTTCGAGGTCCTGCGCTTCAGGGATGAACACGCTCGGATTGAGCGCGAACTCGGGGTCGGGCGGAGACTGCTCGACACCGCCCAGCTCGTAGCTCGGGTCGAACGGCGCCTCTTCCTCCGAGAGGTCGAGGGCGGGGTCGATGTCGTCCGGCTCGGGGAGGGGCGTGTGGACGGTGTGCTCGTATTGGGCGTCCCGGATCAGTCTGATCCGGCCTCGCCGCTTCGGAGCCGGCGCAGCGCCTCCGCGATCGCCTTCTTCCGCCGATGGATGACTTCCATCGTGCGATGCCACGACCTGCGGGGCTTCCCGCGCCGGACCAGGTCCGCGTCCGGGCTCGGCGGCCGGGGCGGGCTTTTCCTGGAAGTGCTCACTCACCTCGACCTTAGACACTGGGCGGGCCATGTCAAGGGGGATGTTGCGCTTCGCGTCATCCCAGTCGTAGCGGAACTCGAAGGTGTTCGAGCGGGTGCCCGTGAACAGCTCCTCGGGCGGCTCCTTCGGCTGGTCGCGCTTCTTGTCCTTTGGCTTGCGAGGCTGGACCGTCAAGGCCTCTGAACCGAAGAGGGGCTCTCCGGCCTGGCTCGGGACCGTGACCGACGGCCCGCCCTCGTCCGACTCGCGATAGCCCTCGTACATGCCGATGACGCCGTCCTCGCCTTTGAAGATGAAGGCGTCCTGCTCGTACTTCTGGGCCAGGGCGAGTGCGCGTCCGAAGTCGAGCCCCTTGATCACCAGGCTGGGCTCGGGACGCATGCGGTTCTCGGAGTCCGACCACCACTGTCCTCGGGTCTGCCGGATGTCCGAGTCGGCAACGCCCATCTCTTGCAGGTCGCGCCGGAGCATCTGCATGCGTCGCTTGTCGTTCCTGCCCGAGATCCCGCGGGCCGCCGACATGACGACGGCGGTCTCGTTGCCGGACAGGAGCTTGTTCAGCTCCTTGGGTCCAAGGGGGTCGCGTTTGGCTGCGCTTCGCGTGGGGGTGTAGGTAGTCATTGCATTCGGCTCACGGCACGTCGCTGACGAAGTTGGCCACGGACATGTTGTTCATTGTGAAGTCTTCCGACCCAACATTGTCGCTGATCGTGGGGAAGGTGTCGCCGTCGCCCATGCGGTACCAGGAGTAGGGACTGGGCGTGAACCCGCTCAGGTCGTCAGGGGTACCCGAGTTGTAGAGGTTGGTCACTTGGGTCTGGTTCAGCTCGCTCGCGTAGTAGCTCAGCTCGTCCACGCGACAGTCTTCACGCATGTAGCGTCCGCCATTGTCTCGGCCCACGCGGTGAAGAACTGCGGGCAGGTCTTCTGTACTGCCGCCTCCGCCAGACGACTGCGAGCTGAACGCAGTGGCTACACCGTCGATGTAGAACGTGAAGGCGTCAAAGCCGTTGGCCGCTGTCGTCGTTGCGGTGCCGTCGTAGGTGACGACGATATGCGTCCACGAGCCTGGCGTGACGACGGAGCCCACTGAGTTCATGCGGAGGAAGTTCGTGTTCCGACGGCCGTACTGGAAGGAAAGGCCGCTGCCGTTGTACCACAGACGCGCGGCTGCCTGGCCGCTTCCGTCTCCGAAGAAGGTGATGGTTTGCTCGCCGTGGTTGCTCGTCCCCGGCTTGAACCAAAGGGACATGGACCAAGCGTCAGCGGCACCTGCACCGCCGCCCGTACGCACCATCGGGTGTCCGGAGGTAGCTGTGGCTTCCAGGAACTCGAAGCGGTCGAAGTTGGTCGACAGAGCATTCGTGAAGCCGACGCCGTCCACGGTGATGACCAGCGTGTCTGTCACCGACCCTGCCAAGTTGGCGACCGTCACCGGAATGTTCGCAGTCGCAGAGAGCGTTCCGATGATCCGGTTGACCTGGCCTGCGCTTAGCGCCAGGGTGGCGGGAAGGCTGTCGAAGCGGAAGGCAGTGGCGGTATCTGCTTCGAGCACGTAGTTGATGACGTCCGTCGGGGCTACAGTGAGAGCGAGCGCCGAGGTGATCGTCGGGACGGTGTCCTGTTCTAGGACACCGTCCACGAAGAGTGAGTTCAAACGTGTGATTGTCTCCAGTTCGGTCGACCCGACCTGCTGGTGGTTGCCGTTGACGAACTCGGCGAACGGGACGTTCTGAACTTCGAAGAAGGCGTCTCCGTTGGTGTACTCTCGCCCCACGTCGCGGACGCCGAGGGTGCCGTCGCCGTTGCCAACCGCCTGAAGCGACCGCACCGGAAACACGCCGGTCGCGCCTGCGTCGAGGAAGATGTTGCGGAGGTTGTTGCTTCTGAAAACTCGGACAGTCATGACTTATCTCCGCTGGATGTCGAACACGACGCCTGCGGAGCGCAGCGTCCCCGCACGACTCAGGAGAATCTGCGGGATGACAGGATTTTCTCGCGTGGCGTCGCCTTCAATGAACAGAAGGTCTGTGAACTGGATTCGGTACTCGATGCCCGCTCCGTTGTTCAAGACACCGATGGAACGCTGCAGAGCAAACTGCGAGCCAGGCTCACCGACGAGAAACCGGAACGTAGCCAAGGACTGATTGACCTGCGGCGTGATGAAAAAGTCGTAGCGGTAAATGACTGTGTCACCGACGCCAAGCGAGCTGAAATCGTAAGACCCTCCAGCAAGCAAAAAGGTGGTCGACCCTGGCGGCGCGTACGTGTCGCCCAGCAACGACGCTGAACCGTCGTTCGGGATCGCAGTCCAGGTCTCCTCCGGAACGTTGACGACCGTTCCCGAGTCCGCGTACTGCGACATACCTTGCGACGAACTTCCGGCCACGTCACCGACCTGACCGACGATGTCGACGCGCAGCTGACCAGCGTTCACCGCACTGCGCAGCTCGGGGTCGGTCCCCAACTGGTACGGGTCGATGTCGTCGACCGTGACCGGGACGTTCGGCTGCAGTGTCAGGCGGACCTGCTCGATCCCGTCGCGGTTGACGTCGAGGGCGTACTGCTGGCCTGTTCCCAGGTATGTGAATCTAGCGTGCATCGTCGCCCTCTCGCACTTCGGGAATCTCGTTTAGCTCAGGAAGCCAGGCGTCTCGGAACTCGGACGCGTTGCAGGACTCCATCTCCCCGAGCATGCGCTCAGGCCACAGCTCCAGGAAGGCCTCGCGGGCTGCGTCTTCGTCGTCCCATCCGATGAGCGTCTTGTACTGGTGGACGGTCTCGTTGCCTTCAGGGTCGAGTTGCTCGATGACCCAGACGCTGGGGTCCTTGTCCTTCCAGTTCGGTCCGAGCATGACGTCGATGGAGTCGCCGTCGACAGCGCGTGTGTCGTCGAAGTAGCCGTAGTGTCCAGGGCAGGTGCGTCCGTAGTGGGGCCGCTCTTCGCCGGAGAAGAACTCGATGGAGACCGGAAGGCCGAGCACGTCCAAGCTGGCGCGTGCCGGGTCGTCGCCAGGGTTTCGGTCGGCTTGTCGGTTGGCCTGAATCCAGCGCTTGCGTGCAGGCATCTCGTCCTCGACCGCGTTCATGTTCAGAACGACCAGCTGGCTGCCGAGGTTGATGGCATCGACTTCCATGTTCGCGAGACGTTGGTTTCCACTGATCGTCATGGCGGACGACTTCAGAACGACAGGCCGTCCGGGTGGACGGTTGTTGGCGACCTGGGAGTTGTCGGGCAGGTACCAGACCTGTCGCGCGATACGGCGACGCTTCTTCTTGCGGTGGCGTGCCTCCTTGCCCCAGCGACGCAGGTCCGGCTCACGCCGGTTCCACCAGTCCTCTTTGGGAAACTGTAGCATGAGTTGGACGCGCAGCGTGTCGCCGAGGTCGTCGAGGACGTTCACGACGTGTCCGTGCGGGATGGTGCCCCAGGCCGTGTCGACGTCGCCTACCGCCTTCAAACGGTCGCCGGTTTGAAAGTCTGGCCCCTCGTCTGCGCGACTGTGACGCCACGGCGAGCGAGGAACTTCAATAGGGAAGGCCACGAAGATGTTGTCGAGGTCGACGCCCTTGACCGTTCCGTAGGTGCCGTCGGGTACGGTGAACCCGCCAGGCAGCGGTCGGCGGATGCCGTCAGCTACGGCCACAGCCCCTGACTGTGCGGTGCCGCGCGCCTCGACGGTGTCGCGCACGTTGAACTGCGAAGGGTCAGGGTCCTGTGCTCCGCGCTCCGGCGGCGAGTACAGACCCTCCGGCTCAGTCTCCGGCTCGCGCTTTTGGCGCCACAACTTATCCCACAGACCCGGCACGCGCAGTCCTCACTTCAGACCGCTTGTGGGCGCACCGGCACGGTGTCGTCGCGGTTGGGCGGCGCCTGTCCCACATCCATGGTGGGCATGGTGCCGATGTCGGGAACGTCAGAGTCAGGTCCGATACTGGGCTTGGGCTGCTTGGGCTTGCTTCGGTGCGGCACCGGCTCGCGGGGGAAGCTGCCGTGGGCGTCGAAGAAGCGCTCGAACTCCAGCGGCAGGACGGAGATGATGACGCCAGACTCGTCGTCTTGCAGCCGGATGCGGACGTAGTCGCCGGGGTTGTCACCCTCGGAGGGGTCGGGGTAGAGCGGGTTGGAGATCCCCGGGTCGCCGATGGCGTCGGCTTCCGGCGACGGAGGGTGCTGACCTTCGAGGGTGAACGAGCGGTCCGCTGGGATGACCAGCTCTCCGCCGTAGAGGAAGGGCGAGAAGGACTGCTTGGTCTCGACCCAGGTACCGAGGTCGGTCTCGTGCTTCATCTGCGTGGGCACGTTGGCGTAGTCCTGTGCCTCCCCGCCGCCGTCGGGGGCGTACTGTCCAGGGCCGACGTCCGGGCCGCGCTGGGCGACGACCACAACCTCGGCGTCGTCCCGGGGCAGCGGGGCTTGCCCACCCGGTCCCAGGTCAGCCGTGTCGGGCAGCTCCAGCTCGGGGAGCGGTGCCAGGATAAGCATCTCCTCGGGCTCGGGTTCCGGCTCCACGGTCACCGTGACGGACACGGACTGCCCGGTGCGGCCCCCGGCCCGCCGGGCAGTCCGGGGCTCGATGCCCGGAGCTGGCTCGGCGCGGAGGCGGACGATCACGTAGCCGTTGCCGTCCTCCGCGGTCTTGATGGCCCAGATGGCGTGCGCCTTCCGATAGAGCCCTGGCTGGTCGGGGACCGGGTCGAAGCCCTGCGCCATGGCCTGGCTCAGGCTGGCCACGCGCGGGAGTCGCGCCTCCTGCATCCGGCGGGCCAATCGGTCGCTGTTGACGCGTGACGGAAGACCTGCTCCGTGGAGTCGGTCGCGCTCGAACCAGTCAGTCATCGTCCCCATAGTACGGTTTGGCGCCTCTCCGGGGCACTACAAAAGTTTGACGATGTCAACGTGAGGATGTCAACAAGCTTCTTGACAGACACCGGACAATGTCGTAAGCTGCCTGCATGTTGACGGACGACATCCGAGACAAACTGCGCAAACTCAACGCCCTCGCGGAGGGCGCGGGCACGCCTGAGGAGGCCGCAGCCGCCCGAGGTCGGATGGCCCGACTCTGCTTCAAGTTCGGCGTCACGATGGACGACGTCGAGCTGGAGGAGCCCCTCGTCGACGACGAGGAGATCGTCCACGAGGACGACCCCCTCTTCGTCCAGGCGAAGGTGATGAGCTGGAAATGGCGTCTGGCCGAGGGAATCGCGGTGGTCAATGGCGTCTTTCTCTATCAGCAGCAGGTCCCGTACAAGGTGTTCGACCCTAACCGAGGGTATTACCGGTACAAACGCAAGGGCGCCCTCATGATGGTCGGCAAGCCGACCGGCGTGCGCATGACGCGCTACCTCTTCCAGATGCTGCTCAACGACATCGAACGCCTGGCCAAGGTCTACTGCCGTGGGAAGTCGCGGAACTGGGGCGGCAACTGGCGCCACGGCTGCGTGGACACGGTCGCGAAGAAGGTCAAGGAAGCGTACGGGGAGGCCATCAAAGAGCTGCAGGCGGAGGGTGGCGGCAAGGCGCTGATCCGATTGCAGGACGCCATGGTCACTCTGAAGGACGCCGAGCGCTTCGCCCGGGCGCGCATGAACCTGACCAAGGGCACGTCGGGTGGCGTCTCGGCCGAGGCCGAGGCGCGAGCGGCAGGCCGCGCTGCGGGACACGGGATCAAGGTGTCAGGAGGGACGGCCATTTCTGCCGGTCGCCGGCAGTTGACGGGGTGACACAGCCCGACTATGGTCAGGTGATGCCTGATGATCACGCACGTGTAGAGGTACGATGCACCCCTGCAGAGAAGGAAACGATGAAGTCGCGCGCAGCTAAGGCCGGGTTTCCCGGACGCGGCTTCGCGACCTGGGCCCGAGCCGTGTTGCTCGGGCAAAAGCCCAAGACGGACCGACCACCGCCGAACACGAAGCTGCTCTCAGCAGCGGAAGCCGCAGACTACTGTGGCGTGTCCCGGCAGCAGATTTACGTCTGGGTCCAACAAGGAGAAGTGACGGGCTACGAACTGCCCGAGGGTCTTCGATTGGCGAAGACCGAACTGAAACACCGGCGAGCGGCAGCGCGCGCCAAGTAGGAGAAGATGGCTATGACTGGGGAAGAAGGCACCAACACGACGAGAGTCTTCGCGCTCTTCGACACCGACGACGAAGTCGCTCCGCGAGAGCTACTGGACCGGAAGGATGTCGAAGACGCGAAGGCGCTCATCATGCGCTACATCGACAACGACGGTGTGACCAACATCGACACGGTCTACAGCGACCCAAGCAGTCCTGGAGACCTGGACCTCTATCAGGCTGTCCAGGAGCTGCTCGACGAGGGGCTGATCGAAGGACCGGCGCTGGCGTCGTGCAGGACGCACGAGGAGATGGAGTACCGTGGCACGGACAAGACGACAGCCGGCGTGGGCTGAGGGGCTCCGCAGCTTGATGGGTCCGCTCGACGACGCGGCCATCGAACGCATCCAGGCATTCCTCGATGACCCGTCAGAGGAGACGTGGAACGGCTGCTACAGCCTCTGCGTCGGCGGCATGACCACCGTCTGGAAGGCGGTGTGCCGGGTCGACCCGGGCTTCCCGCGCTCGAAGAGCATCGGACCTGAGCCGTCGGGCTACGGCTGGCCACGCGTACCGGACCCGTTCACGGTCCGGCGAGCGCTGAAGGCGTGTCAGACCCAGGCCGCGTAGCTCGGCGTGGACGACTCTGGCGCGAGGCAGACGGCACCCGGACGCCGGTCAAGGAGCTGCACGACCGGCACCTGAAGCACATCGTGTGGATGTTCAAGAGTCGTGCCAACGATGAGCTGCAACAGTCCCTTGACGGACTCCGTACGCTGTGGGGACAACCGGGCATCGAGGCGCGCTACAGGCAACTGGAGCGCACGCCGTGGACGGCGGTGGCGAACCTGCTCGGAAAGGCCGAGCACCCGTACGCCTCGTTCGAGGACATCTACACCGAGGCCGTAGAGCGAGGCCTCGTCGAGGAGAGACCACGGAAGAGTTCAGATTGACTGAGGACCACATCAAGCTGCTTCGGCACATGTATGTTGGGTGGGACGAGTGCGAGTTCGGTGCACCTTGCATCGACCCCAAACGCCCCTACGGCAACGGCGACGGTGTACAAGATATCGCCGAGATCCTGGGCATCGAGACGCCGAAGAGCTTCGAGCAGATGGACGAGGACGGCACCCTCGACACCTGGTACGAAGAGATGCACCCCAAGCTGTACACGCTGCACCGCCAGACGCTGCAGGCGCTGCAGATCGTGCTGTGTACGGGGTCGTTCGAGCCGGGGCTCTACCGGAGAGCGCGTCGCTACGACGCCCGCTCGTGGGAGCGCGTCGATGCGTAGCCTGCGCAGGAGCATCGACGGGATGCTGTCCGACTTGCGTCGGAAGTGGCTCCATGTGCATCATGGGGACGGAGCGCTCGATAACCTGAAGTCGCACCTGGCTTCATGGATCCAGCGCCTGGAGGAACTCAATGCGGGAAAAGCTGATTCACCTGACCCTGACGCTGGCCTTGACGCCCGTGGTCCTGACGATGGTGACGGGACTGGCGGTGATCCTCTGGGTCGCGGAGACCCGCGAGCACGCGTCTTCCTAGTCCGCGAGAACACCAGTCGCGACATGCCGACGCACCCCTTTCTCATCCCGGCCGTGACGACCGAGGGCGCGTTCTGGAACTACGCCGAGCGTGTGGCGCGCAGCTGGACGGAGCTGGAGGAGACCACGGACCAGCTCGACGTCATGGCCTGGGACGGCGAGCGCTGGCACTTCGCCGAGGTCTACTTCGACGTAGACACGTGGGACCGTCAGCTCGACGTCTTGGTGGACGGCGTGAAGTACGACCCGTCCGAAGACGTGGACGACGCGAGGCCAGGTGTCAGCCTACAGCTCGCGTTCATCAACCGCGAGACCTCCGAAGAGCGGCACTGCGCCAAGTGCCGCTTCAACGCATGGAGCGGGAATTTCGCGAACGACCATCACTACTGCCACCTCTACCGAGGCTTCATCCGCATGACGGACGACGGTAAGCACCTCCGCCTTCCCGCATGCAAAGAGAGCGAGCACACATCATGAAAATCGGAGGCCGCGTCCGCTGGACGTCCCGAGCCGGACGCCATCTACTGGCCGCGTGTGTCTGCCCTGGAGGTCGTCTCGCATCTGACTTTTTTCGAAAATAGTTGACGTCTGCTCTTGACAGACGCCGGGCCCTGTTATATAGTAACAGCATGACGACGACGCAGCAGGCTCCCCGGACTCAGACCAACCGCCTCACCGCCCGCGCGGTGCACGACAACTTCGACCCCCGGATCGAGGCCATCGAGGCGGCCCTGTCCCGAGGCGCCCAGCCTAACTCCCTCTTCGCCAACGTGATGACCGTCTCCCTCGGCGTGTTCATCCCCGCCATCTCGCTGACCATGTCATCGCAGGCGGCCAACATGTTTCAGGCCGGTAACGTGGTCCTCGGCGGCGCCTTCGCGGCCCTGGTTTTCGTGGTCTTGGCGGTGTCCCTGACGCACCTCGCCGAGGCCGTCGAGGACTTGACAGGCTCCACTCGGTTCATCAGCTGGGCGACCGCCATCGCCTTCGACGCCTGCCTCGTGGCCTTCGAGGTCGCGCACAAGACGGTGGCCAAGGACGACTGGACCGTGACCCTGATGATCGCCGTCGTGGCTATCATCTCGGCTGCGCTCAACGTCCACGCTTTCCGCCTCGGGCAGGCGCACCGCGTCGCTGGCGTGGGCCAGGCCGACTGAGCCCTGACCCCTGAGGGGCCCCTTGCCCAAGGAGGTGACCATGACTCAGGCGATTGACATGTGCCGGGACGACACTCAGGGTGAGGCGGCGATGTACGAAGCAAGGCTTCACATGTCGAACGCGGACGGCACCGTGGCCTTCACGAAGGCGGTGGAGCTGGACGAACCGCCGCGCCCGGGTGCTCGTCTGCGGGGACACTTCGCGAACGCGACGCTGGAGGTGACGCGCGTCGTGCTCGATGGCTCTGGCTTCTACGAGGTCTTCGTCGCCGTGTGCGTCCTCGACTTCATCCCTGCGGCCGAGCTGGAGCCCTACTACACGCGCTCGGGCTGGACCTCCGTCGACCCCTTCGACGAGGACACCGACGTCAACTTTACATTGGAGAGACTCGAATGACACACCCTCAGATTCACATCCTGCGCGGCCTTCCAGGCTCGGGCAAGTCCACCTGGGTCACGAACGGCGTGAGGTCCGGCGAGCTGTCCGGCATCGCGGTTGTGTGCTCCGCTGACGACTTCCGCTTCGACGACGAAGGCCGCTACGTCTTCAACCCCAAGGCGAACGCTGAGGTTCACGCGCGCTGCTTTGAGCGCTTCATCGACGCCCTGCGAGAGCGCCGCGCGAACCACATCGTCGTGGACAACACCAACGTCCGTCGCTTCGAGTACGCCAACTACGTGCGCGTTGCGCTCCTCGCAGGAGTGCCGCCCGCGAATATTCACGAGATTTCAATGCACACGGACCCGCGCCAACTGCCGGTCCGGACTTTGATGAAGTGGGCCGAGCGCAACGTCCACAACGTTCCGCTTGACGCGATCGAGCAGATGGCGATGCGGTGGGAGGTATGACGGTGTACATCGAATCGACTGCGCCCATCTGCATCGAGGCAGAGCTGAGCGAAGACAGCGAGTCTTGGGACGTGCGTGTCGGAGACGACCTACACGACGGCATCTGCCCTCCGGCGAGCCTGACCGAGGACGAAGTCAAGGCCGGCTTCGAGAAGGCGCTGGCGAAGGCGCGCGAGCGCAACGACCCCTACTGGGACAGCTACCTGCCAGGAGGATGGACATGACGAAGAAAGCACAAGTTCTCAAACCCGACCCAAACTTCAAGTGGCCCGAGAAGGCCTCGGCGCGCCTGCGCATGGCGGTCGATGACGCCATCGCTGCCAAGCGTGCTGGTCATGGCCTCGACATGCGCAGCTGGTTCGACATCGACCCCAGAGGCATCCGCTGCACAGTGTGCTTGGCAGGAGCCGTCATGCTTCACGTGTTCGGCACGCCGCCACCGCCCGACCCACGCGCCAACGTGTACACGGAGCGTCGTGACAGTCTTGACCCGGCCGACCTGGACGACCGTGACCACGAGTACTTGATACAGATCGATGAGATCAGGCGCGGGCACTTCTACATGTACGAGGGCTGGCCGGGGCAACAGCTGACGGAGCTGTACGACGCGCTGGGTCTCGACGAGCACGCCACCACGATTCCGGCGCTGAAGAAGTTCTACAAGCTGGCGGACTACATGGAGGAGCTGGGACTGTGAACAACTGGTACCGAACCTGGGTTCACATCTACAGCAACGACGGGCTGGTGGCCAAGCCAGGCGACTACGTTTGGATCAAGGACCGCGAACTCGCTACCCTGGAGGACGTGCTCCAGCACGCCCTCAAAGCTGACGCGCAGGGACGCCCGCGGACTGTGACGTTCTCCCTGAACACAGGTAGCCTGGTGGACCAGAGTCGATTGTCCCACGTCTCTGCCCTGGAGATGGTGGACAGGGCGCGCAACTATCATCCGGGGGCCGAAGCTCGCACCCTGGCCCACGCGCTGGGCATGGAGAACGAGCAGTTTTGGAGATGCCTGCGGTTGATGGTTGATGCGATTGATGCTTGACAAGAGCCGGGGAGTGTCATAAGGTCTGGGCATGGCGACGATCGAACTCACCATCAACACCAACTACGTTCCGTCCTGGGGCACCTGGGAAGCCGTCCGCGAGATCCTGCAGAACGCGAAGGACGCCGACGACCTGGGTCACAAGATGGAAGTCAAGTACCATCCCAAGACCGAGCGCCTCGTCATCAAGAGCGAGGGCGCAGACCTGACGCGCGAGACACTTCTCCTCGGCGCCACCAGCAAGGCCGGCCGGTCGGACCAGCGCGGGCAGTTCGGCGAGGGCTACAAGCTCGCTCTTCTCGTCCTGGCGCGTCAGGGCGCCGAAGTCACCATTCACACGCCGCGGGAGACCTGGGTCCCTACGCTCACGGACTCGACCACCTTCGACGGTGCCGAAGTCCTCACCATCCGCACGCGGCCTCGGAAGTCCCGAACCCAATCGGTGGAGTTCGTCGTCAAAGGGATCACCGAGGCCGCGTGGCGGTCTGTCCAGGCCAACTGCCTGTTCCTGCAGACCGCCATGCCGCACATCAAGACGCACGCGGGCTCGGTCCTCACGGACCCCGAGCTGGCCAATAAGCTCTTCGTGGGCGGCCTGTTCGTTTCGGACCTGCCAGACCGCTACCGCTACGGCTACGACCTCCAGAACGTGCACCTGGACCGTGACCGCAAGATGGCCGAGCCCTGGTCCCTGCGCTGGGAGATCAGCAAGGTGCTCAATGAGGCGGTCGCCGATGACCAGCTCGACCTCGACAAGGTCCTACGCATGGACTCGGGCGAGATGAAGGCCATGGCGGAGAACACCGAGTACATCAAGCAGGTGGCCGCCAAGGTCGTGCAGGAGTTCGAGGCCGAGAACGGCGAGGACGCCGTGGCCGTCGACGACATGGCTCAGGCGCAGCGCGCGGGACAGCACGGTATGAAGGCCGTCGTCGTCAGCCGAGAGAAGCGCCTCGTCATCGAGGCCTGCAAGGGCAAGCTCGACGACCGGATCCAGGACCGCGACACCGACACCAAGGTGCTCGTTCAGCCGGACGACCTCGGCGCCGACGAGTGTGCCAACCTCGTCTGGGCCACCGAGCTGGTGGAAGTGTTCGCAGGACTCACGGAGGCGGTGCAGGTCGTCGAGTTCTACGGGGAGCGCATCGACGGCTGCACGGACGGCAAGACCATTCGCCTGGCCCGCCGCATCCTCACGAACCGGGCTCAGCTCATCGCGACCTTCGTCCATGAGGTGGCCCACCGTCACGGTCCGGACGGTTCTGCGGAGCATCGGGCGGCCATCGAAGACATCTTCGCGAAGATCGTGGTAGGACAGGCGGCATGAAAGCTGTCGTCGTCATCGAGGTTCAAAACCCGGACACGCCGTTCGTGCCTGCCCTGAGCTACTACCGGGAAATGGACCTCGGGCTGCCCTTCCCCGGCGTCGGCTGGGAGCTGTACCTGCATGGGTTCTCGGCTCCGGCCGTCATCCGCAAGGCCATCCGGCTGGAGTCTGGCCGGACCTACCTGGTCTGCACGCTGCCAAGCACACGACCGAAGCCCCCCAAGGGCGACTGGAAGCCCGTCGACTTCGAGGCGCCGTGGCTCGTCTGATTTCTCCTTGACAGACGCCGGGCTCTGTCGTATGGTCTGAGCATGACGACGACGGACATCGCCCCCACCAACACCGACGCCACCCGTATGGGCGGCAAGAAGGTCTTCTACAACAGCTGGGGCTACGGCCAGACAAACATCGACTTCTACGTGGTCGAGCGGGAGAGCGCCTCGAACGTGTGGCTGCGCCGGATCACCTCGCGACACACTGAGAACGTCGGCTACATGCAAGACCGCGTGGTGGCCGGCGACAGCTACAGCGACCTGGACACCAAGGTGTACCGCCGCAAGAAGTTCACCTGCGACGACCGTCAGTACTGCAACAGCCCCAGCGGCTTCGGCGCCTGCTGCCTTTGGGGTGGCGAGCCTCTCACGGAAACGAGCTACGCATGAAGTTCGTCATCGAGTACCGATGTGCTCTGAGCCGTGACGCGTCGCCCGTCTTCCAGACGACGGTCACGGCGCCGAGCAAGGCAGCCGCACAGGAGCGCTTCTACGACACGGACGACCAGGACTGGGAGGTCCTCAGCATCAGGCGAGAAGCGAGCGCGTTGAGAGACTACATCCCGCTGCCCTTCTGGGACGACGGCCCTGGGATGATGCGCCTGTGGGGTGAGATGCGTCAGGGGCCGGTGAAGCTGGCGCGCAGGCTCTTCCCTGAGCGGCATTCGGGCTACGTGCGGGACACCGAGAACTTGGTGAACCTGGGTGTGAACCGAAGCTGCGAGCTGTCCTGTGCCGCCCGCGGCGAGAAGCGAGGCGCGGAGGTCTACCGCGAAGCGCAGATCATATGCGCAGCGCGCATAAGTAATGAGTGCCGCGCATTTCTGCAGGCCAAAGGCTGGGACTTTCCCACTTGACAAACTCCGGAGACTGTACCAAGGTGACCACCATGACGACGACAGCCGATAAGATCCGCAAAGTCATCGCCGAGGCCCGCGAGGACCTCGACTTCCCAGAAGAGGTCCGCGAGGCGGTCCGCTCCCTCGAAGGGCGCAAGATCGACAAGCGCTTCTACAACGCGGTCGTCCGCGCGCTGGGTGACCGTCTGGAGAGTCACATGTACAGCAACCTCGGCGGCGCGAAGCGCATGGAGTTGACCCCCGTGGACGGGACGTGCCACCGCTTCCTCATGGGCTGGGACAACGACCGTGACTTCAACCTCACCGAGTTCATCGACCAGAACAGTCCCTACTTCTCGGGCGCCCGCCAGCGTGAGGACCAGCGCGACGCCCGCACGGACGAGGACATCGAGGTGCTCGCCGCGAAGATCGATGCCTTCAAGGAGGCCAGGGCTGCCCTGAAGGCGGACCTGGAGAAGCACGGCCGCTGGGCCGACTACATCGACATTGAGGCTCAGGTCATCGGAGAGACGCTATGAACGCACGTCAGGAAGCACTGGCCGAACTGAAGGCCAAGCAGGACAAAGAGCGCGCCAAGTTGGAGCGCGAGTACAACATTCGGGAGCAGCTGCCCGAGGGCGCAGAGCCGCGCTTCGTGACGACGGTCAGCGGCCGGGTCTTCGTGACCTACGAGGTCGACACCTTCGAGGAGGCCTGGCAGGTCCTAGACCTCTACGAGCTGCTCGACTGCGAGGCACGCGAGTCTGGATGCCTGAGCATCGCACCGCCCGAGGCGCAGGACCCGAGCTACCAGAACGGTCGCCTTCGCTGGAAGCTGCCTGAGATGGTCGAGCTGTGCTCCCACGGCGGCTCGGGCTACAGCCCGACCTTCGAGGTGGGCGGCTACGGCAAGCACGGCGACCTGGTGGTCAACCTCACGGTCAAGGTCGCGAAGGCGGCCTACGGGCTGCACGCGTACCAGCCGATGCGTCACACGCTGTGGGGTCCAGAGAACGACGGTCCGGTCCGTCACAGCCCGCTGAAAAGCACAACGACCTACCACGTCAAGTGGGGCGGAGGGACGCCAGGGTCGCACCGCTGCAGCTACTACGTCTCGGGGACGCAGCAGGCGCAGGAAGCCGTCGAGGCGGCCCTGAAGCTATGAACAAGTGGCCAGGCATCGAGTCGTTGAAGCACGTCACCAAGTACGTGCGTAAGTGCACGCCCTACGCGCGGGTGCACTACTACGCGAAGGTGAAACTGCACGGCACCAACGCGGGTGTTGCCCGCCTGCAAGATGGCACGTTGCAGGCTCAGTCGCGGTCCCGCGTCATCACGCCCGAAGACGACAACCAGGGCTTCGCGGCCTGGCTTCGCGACAACACCGGCCGCTTCTTGAAGTGCCCGAGCGGCGTTACTGTGTTCGGTGAGTGGTACGGTCAAGGGATCATGAAAGGCACTGCAGCGTCACAGGTCGAAGGTAGGCACTTCGCCCCCTTCGCGGTCATGGGCGCAGGTCGCATCGACCCAAGTCCGGCTTTGTGCCGTGCGTGGTCGGGCTGCGACAGCCTACCCTGGGCCGCTTCGCTAGCCGTCGACTTCAATGACGTCGAGGCGTCTCGTGGGACATTGGAGAGGCTGCTTCAAAAGGTCGAAGCAGAAGACCCGTTTATCCTGGCACTGCACGGCGTCAAGGGCCTGGGCGAGGGGCTCGTGTTCTACCCGCAGCTTGCAGACTCGGGCGACGTGCCTGCGCCAGAACATTACGCGAACATGATCTTCAAGCTGAAGGGCGACAAGCACAAGGTGAAGGCGACCAAACAGAAGGTCGAGCTGGCACCCGAGGCGATTGCGAGTCGGAAGGCGTTCGCCGAGGCCTTCGTCACCGACGCACGCCTCGACCAGTGCCTCGGTGAGCTGGGCGTGAGTCGTGACACGTTCGAGATGCACCAGACGGGTGATGTCATGCGCTGGATGTCGACGGACATCCAGAAAGAGTCGGTGCAGGAGCTGGAAGAGTCCGGCATGACCTGGAAGGATGTGGTGTCCGAAACGCAACGCGCTGTGCGTGAGAAGTTGAGAGGACTCTGATGACCGCCGAGGACATCACTGGGTCGCGCCTGCAGACGCCCGAGCAGCGTTACAAGCAGGCGCTGGCCGAGGCTCAGATCGAGGGCGAGATGCGCGCGATGCGCATCATGTCCGACGTCCTCACTGAGGCGGGGGTGCCCTACACGGATATCTCGGCGATCATCCTGGAGACCGTTCGCCGCATCGGCGACGAGAAGGCAGCAGCTGCGAAGTGAAGCGCCGGTGGCTAGACGGAGACAAGTGGGCTCAGGTCCGAGCGATGGTCGAAGGCCTGCTCCGTGAGTACGAGGTGCCTCCGGAAGAGACGGGTGGATACGTTGTGTGGCTCAACCCTGAAGAGTGGCCGCCCAACGAGCTGAGCGCCCAACTTGGGATCTCCGTCTTCGGGAAGTACCGCATCACGCTGCGTCACACACGACGTTGGAACGAGGCGGTAGGTGCGGCGCGCCACCAGATCCTCCGAGGACGGGAGAGCCTGCAGACACTGGGGGCGATGGAGTGAAGCCGCCGTGCGCTAAGCCGTGTGCGGCGTGCCCGTTTCGGCGCGACTCGCTGCCCGGGTGGCTCGGAGAGTCGACTCCGTTGGAATTCATGTGGGAGCAGACGATGCACGATGTGCCCATGCCTTGCCACCTGACCGTGAACTACAGCGACCCCGATTGGGAGTCGAAGCTCGACCGGGCCAAGTACTGCGCAGGCGCGTTGGTGTTCTTTCGGAACATCTCGAAGCTCAGTCGAGACCCCGACCGGCCGCGCATGGAGGCGGACAAGGAGACGGTGTTCGCGTCACCCGACGAGTTCGTGCTGCACCACATGAAAGGGAAGAAGCCATGAATGAGATACTATGGCCGGTGTTTTGGTTCGGCTGCAGTGGATTCACGCTGGCCATTCTATACCACCGAAGCACGCCGGCTGACCGAAAGAGCAGTGGGATGGCCCCGTCCACGTACGAGGTAACGTCAATTGTGGCGCTTTTGGCTGGGCCGCTCGGGCTCGCCACAACCCTCTGCTTCGCCTCGGCCTCGTGGGTCTTCGGAAAGTTCAGGTGACGCCGTGCTTGACATCGTCCGGGTTCTGTCGTATGCTCAGCTCATGACCGACGGACACCGCATCCAGAACCGGCGCGACGCCTTTTACTACATCTTCGGCGGCAAGGCGCTGTTCACGCTCGTGAGTCAGAAGTCGGGTCAGCGCTTCACCTACAGGGTGAACGTGGGGCGCGCAGGCTCCAAGTGGGAGGGCTGCTACTTCATCGACGTGCTGACCGGCTCGGACAACACCTCCGACTACGCCGCGCTCGGCATGATCAAGTCCAAGGGCGGCTTCATCAAGACCAGCCGCTCGCGCATCGACACCGACGCCCCGTCGCACCGGGCGTTCCGTTGGCTCGTCGAGCAGGCGCTCATGAGCGACGCGGGGTTCGAGCAGTGCGAGGTCTGGCACCATGGGCACTGCAGCGCGTGCGGCCGTCGGCTCACCGATCCGGACTCCATCGCACGCGGCTTGGGTCCCGTTTGCGCCGAGAAGATGGTGCCGGTATGAGGACCTTCAACGTCTGGACGTTCGAGGACGTCGGCCGGATCATGTGCCGCGACCATCTGGACGTGGTGGAGGCCTCGTCGCCCGAGGACGCGGCCCTGGAGTACACGCGACGTCGTCCGAAAGTTCTCGACGTGGTGGTCGAGGACATCGTGTCTGGCGACGTGAAGAGCTACGAGGTGCGTAGATGACATTCGACCATCCAGTCTTCTTGGCACTCCCTATGGCTTCGCCGGTCATCCTCTTGTTTGTCGTTTGGGTTGTGCATAGGGTCAAAGAGGACCCAGAAGACTTTCTGACCACATGCATGGCGATGGCGATGGCAGCGACTGCTGGTCTCAGCCTCATTCTTTTTATACTTTGGGTGCGTCAATGACGTGGCAGCTGCTGCCCTACCCGCGCCCATCGTGGGCGTGCTACTGGGGGCGCAAGCACCGGTGGTACGGACGCTCCAAGGAGCGCGCCTGGCTGGTGAGCTGTCGCGGTGTGCCCAAGGAGCAGACGTCGGATCCCTACGACAAGCGCATCTTCGCGGCCAACTTCATTTGTGTGCGGTGTCACGCCGAGGCCAACATGCTCGACTATTCCTGGCGCCGGAACCTGGTCGAGTCCGAGCGCGAGAAGCTGCAGGACCAGGCGCGCCTTGCCGAGTTTGCGGAGGCTGAGCAGGTCTACCAGCGTCACAGCCGCGGGCAGCTCACCCCGAGGGGAGCGCTTGCCATCCCCGCAACATCCACAGTAGACGGGGCGGGTGCACTGTCCCTGACGGAAGGAAAGACTGATGAGTGACTACCCCGAACACGACAAGCTACGTGCCGCCCGTGAGCGCCTCAACATCGACGCCGTCAGCGAGTTCTTGGACTGAGGAGAAGAAGGCAAATGGGAGCTGACATCCACATGACCATCCAGACCCGCGAGTCGTCGAACGACCCGTGGCGCACACGCACGGACATCGAGGCGTACGGCGACCGGAACTACCGCGTGTTCGCCGCCCTGGCCGGAGTCCGCAACGGCGAAGGCTTCGCCGGCGTCAAGACAGGCAACGCCCTCGTGCCGATCTCCGAACCGCGCGGGTTCCCCGAAGACTACGCCGCGCAGATCGCCAACGTGGACGACGACCTTGGGTACGAGGAGTACAGCTGTCTGCGCGACGAGGTCCACGGGGAGGCCTTGTCGTCGGACCACAGTGAGACCTGGCTGACGTTGGACGAGGTGCGCGCCTACGACTGGGACCAGGTGTCTCACCGCGTGGGAACGGTCAACGCGGAGCAGTACAAGGTCTTCAAGGAAAAAGGGCGCCCCGAGTCATGGTCCGCCGGCTGCTTCGGACGGGGCGTGATTCACGTCTCCAACGAAGAGATGGACCGCCGCATCGCCGAGGACGATTGGACGCTGTCGCGGAGCACCGCGCTCGTGTCTCATCTTCGCGAGTGGGCCGACGACATCGAGCACAAGGCGTCGATGTGGGACGACCAGGCGCTGTTTGGTGGACCTCTCGGCGGACTGCTGTTGGACACGAACATCCAGCGACTACGGGAGCTTCTTGGCGCGGGGCCCTTGCCTGAGCAGGTGAGCTACTACACGCAGGTCGCGTGGGACTTGCCGCTGCGCGACGACTGTCGGGGCTTCCTGGAGTGGCTCACGCGCCTGGAAAAGGCGACGCTCGGCTACTCGCCCAAGAACGTCCGACTGGTCTTTGGATTCGATTCATGATCGACGAGGATCCAGAGCTGCGTCAGCGACGCGAGCGCAAGGAACGACTGTGGGCGGAAGCCCGCCAGAGCGCCCGACGGGAGACCCGCTACGCCTTCATCGCGGCAGGCATCTTGATACTGGTCATCGGCGGGGTCGCGTTGATCACTCACAGTATGAGCGCATCGGAGTACGAACGCTGTGCGAAGACCTGCACCCGAGAGCACGGGCGGTCGGTCCACCCCGAGATTGTCGGCGGTGAGTGCTTCTGCGTCCAGCCTCCATCCACGGTGCACAAGACCCACTGACGTGGTAGGCTGAGGCATGCACTTGCACGGCCACCTCTGCCCGCACGACCTGACCGTGCTCCTGCTCGCCGCCTGGGAGTTCAGCCTTCCGCTTCGTCATCATGCAGGGATGCTTGCCCGGTGGGCAGTCCGTGCATGTCGGGGTTGGCGTACGCCCCGGCCAGGTCTCCCGCCTCCAGCTTCCGGTCCGCGAAGTTGAGCGTCACCATCTCGTCCGGCGTGAAGAACGTGTCCTGACCGCAGAGCTGTCGCATGTGGTCCTCGTTGACGCCTTGACGCGCGTTCACTTTCCGCGCGCCCTGCGGAAGCTTTGAGTTCAGGACGCGGGCCACCGCTGCCTGGTCTTCGGCCGCCCGCAAGCGCTCCAGGTAGATGCGGTACATCGTCGGTCCGGTGTGCTGCTTCGAGTACTCGACCATGTTCTGTACAGACTTCGGAATGTCCCAAGCACCCTCGAACCCGTCGTGGATCATGTAGAAGCCGTGCGGTGCAGTGATGCGCAGGTCGGCCGCCTGGAAGATGATGCTGGTCATCGAGCGGGCGTGGCTCATGTTGATGATCGTCACGTGGGACCGACAGTGCGTGATGGCGTCGTAGATCGCCATACCGTGGTCCCAGTCCCCACCGCACGAGTTCATGATGATGGTCAGCGGTTGCGCACCTTTTGGGTCGTCGAGCGTCGACAGCCCAAGCACGAGCCGACGAGCTGTGTTCCAGTAGATGCCTGGGTCTTCGGACATGGTCTCGTCCTGCCCGTGGTCTTGCTCCAGAATGCCGCCCAAGTAGAGGACGCGGGTCCGCGGGTTGATCCCGTACCAGTAGAAGCGGTCGAGGTCGTCGCGGGGGGTCTTCACGTCCTGAGTGTACGCCGCCCCAGGGGCCGGAGCCAGTTGCGAGTTGACAGGTTCCGGACGCGCCCTGCAGCGTGCTGACGATGTCAACGCGCTTTTACGTGGCCGCCACGCTGTCCGACCGAGACCTCGCTTCCCGGCTCATCATGTCCGCCCCTGCGAACTGGATGTGCACCTTCAACTGGACCGAGGTGGAGCCGGCCAAACCCGACGTCACGGAGCGTCGCCGGATCGCGCTGTGCGAGGTGGCGGCCGTCCAGCACGCCGACCTGCTGGTGCTCTTGCTTCCTGGGGCTCGGGGTTCGCACACGGAGCTAGGGGTCGCGCTGGGGGCCGACATCCCGGTCTACATCACGTACCGCGCCGAGGACGCGCCAGCGCGCGACTGTGCCTTCTACTGGCACCCTGCGGTGCAGGGCCACATTCCCGTCGACGACCTGCTGATGGAGCCTTGGCCCGAGGTCTTTGAGAACTGTTGACATCCTCTCGGGGGCTGAGTATGTCAACGCTCCCGCGGCACTGGGGCCGCTCATCACTTGCTCGGACCGGGACGGTCTGAGCCGAAGGAGGTCCGACCATGGACTACACCAAGCACCTCCGCGCCCACCAGCGCGAGCGCGCCAAGAGCACGCAGACCAAGAACGCCGCTGGCGGCTACACCTTCCAGCTGGACGCCCTCGGGCGCCTGCAGCGCTTCCTCATCCTGGGAAGCGAGGGAGGCACCTACTATGCCAACGAGCGCGACCTGACCCGCGACAACGTTGCCACGCTCGATGGCATCCTTGACAAGGCCGGCGAGGCCATCGCCGCCGTTCGCCTGATCGAGGAGGTCTCGACGCAGGGCCGCGCGCCCAAGAACGACCCGGCCATCTTCGCGCTCGCCTACATCACGGCGAACAGCAAGCACGACGAGGTCCGCGCCGCTGCCTACAAGGCGATGCCGCGCGTCTGCCGGACGGGCACGCACCTGTTCCAGTGGGCGGACCTGATGAAGAAGCTGGGCAGCTCGCTCGGAAGCTCGGGCGCGAAGCGGGCCATCAGCCGGTGGTACCTGGAGAAGGACCCCCAGAAGCTGGCCCTGCAGGTCACGAAGTACAAGCAGCGGTCGGGCTGGACCCACCGCGACGTGATGCTTCAGGGCCATGTCCACCCGCCCGGCGGACAGTCGATGGACGCCCGCGTGATGCGCGACGTGCTCCAGTACGCTGCGAAGCCGGACACCGTCGAGTTCTCGAAGGACTCGGCCATCGGGCTGCTGTACGCCGCGCAGGCGCTCCCGTACGCGAAGACCGAGGCGGAGGTGGTCAAGCTGATCACCGAGTACAAGGCGCCGCGTGAGCTGGTGCCGACCGAGCACCTGAACTCACCGGCGGTCTGGGAGGCCTTGCTGGAGGACATGCCGATGACCGCGACCGTGCGGAACCTCGGCAAGATGACCTCGGTGGGTCTGCTGAAGCCGCTGAGCAACTCGACCAAGAAGGTCCTGGACCGGCTCGGAAACGCCGAGCAGGTGCTGCGCTCGCGAATGCATCCGCTGAACGTCCTGGTCGCGAAGCTGACCTACGAGCAGGGCCGCGGCACGCGAGGCTCGTTGAGCTGGGACGTGGTGGGGTCTGTGGTGGGTGCGCTCGAAGGTGCCTTCTACAGCGCGTTTGGCAACGTGCGCCCGAGCGGAAAGCGGACACTGGTTGCAGTGGACGTCTCCGCCTCGATGGACGGGTGTTGGGGCTTCGGCGTCCAGGACGTCTGCGGGTGCCCGGCACTCACGCCTCGCATCGCGGCGGCGTGCATGGCCATGGTGACCCTGCGGACCGAACCCTTGGTCCACATCGTGGGCTTCAGCCACAAGCTGGTGCCCATCAACGTCCGGCCCTCGGACAGCCTGGAGACCGTCGTCGAAAAGATGAAGCGGGTTCCTATGGGCGGGACGGACGCAGCGCAGCCGATGCTCTACGCCGCCCAAGAGGGCATCAACGTGGACGGCTTCGTGTCGTACACCGACAACGAAACCTGGGCCGGGTACCACCACCCGTTCGAGGCTCTGAACGCCTACCGGAAGAAGCAGGGCATCGACGCCCGCATGGTGACGGTGGCCTTCACCGCGACCGAGTCGACCATCGGGGACACCGAGGACACAGGCTCGCTGGACGTGGTCGGGTTCGACACCGCGGCGCCTCAGCTGATCGCGGACTTCGTCGGAGGCCAGGTCTAGCTCCTACCCGGGGGTAACCGCGCCAGGACTGCGGAGCGCGCCGCGTGTCACACTGGTTGGCATGCGGCGCGCTCTTGCCACCTTCCTCCTCGTGTGCGGTTGCGCGCACGCCCTTCCCACGGTTCATGCCGAGCCGGCGGTCTCCGGCACCACGATGTTTCGTACGCCGAACGGGGCCCTCGTCCACTGGGACGAAAGCCAGCTCCCGATCCTCGTCGTCCCGCATCCCTCGATGGGCGCGTGGCGTGAGCCCATCGAGCAGGCCTGCGCGTTCTGGAACCAGCTCATCGGACAGACCGTGGTGCTCTGCACCCCGCCACACTACATCCCACCTGAGGAAGTCCAGCCCTTTGAAGGGCCGATTGTCGTCCTGCCCGGCGAAGAGACCGAGGCGTGGCTCAACGCCGACGAGGAGACCGGCACCATCGCCTTCGGCTACATCTCGCTGGCCGACACGGAGGCGACTCCGTTGGTGGCTTTCATTCTGGTGGCCCGTGCGATGGGGCACGTCCTAGGCCTGGCCGCCGATGACCCGGCGCGTGCCCCGAATTCCATCATGCGTGATGACATCGCAGGCGCCGACGTCAACGAGCTGCGGGTGGAACCCGAAGACATCCGGATTCTCCGGCTCCTCTACGGTCCGATTCCGGTCGACGAATCCCCAAAGAAACTGGGCATTTAGCGCCATTTCCGGAATCCGGAACCTCCAAGGGCCATAGCCCTAGGAGGGTGGCACGTCTCTTGAAGAAGAGAGAAAGATCCACACCCCACCCTTTACCCCTTGTGAGAACCCGGGATTCCGGAAATGGAGTCTAACTTCTTGGAATCGTTGAGGAAGTGATGGGCCGGGATGTGCCCGGAATCGGATCGGCGATTCCGGGATTCCGGGCGGGCGACGTCCCTGCGGCTGCGGGGTTACGCGCAGGCAGGCGCTCCAGCGTGAAGTACCCTGGGGTATTCGTGAGGACCACCAGCTCCACGACGCGCTGCACGGGGGCGGCTGCGTCGGGGCGGAACGTCACCAGGGTCTCAGCCCCTCGGCGCTCCGTCTTCGAGATGGTCCCCTGTTGGCCCTGAGGGCGCGTGTAGGAGCCGTCCGTCGTGTCCTCGACCCGGTCAGGGCCAACGTACTGGACGCGGTCTCCGACGCGCAGGACGCGTCTCTGGCGGTGGTCCTGGTACTGGCGCTCGGAGACCAGTCGACCCTGCTCAGCGAGCTTGGTCAGGTTCCGGTTCGCCCAGTTGTGCAAAGGCTTCGTGTTCAGCGTCCGGTCCTGGGTGAGGACGCGGGCGTTGTCTTCGAGCTGCGTCAGGTAGCGCTCGCGGGTCGTGACCTTGAAGCGCTCGCTCATGGCTTCACCGCCCAAAAGTGGTCGAACTCGGACTGGTACATGGTCTCGTCCTCGCCGCAGTGGCGGCACTCTAGACGGATCCAGTTGTCCCCCTTGGGCCGGATGACGACGGCCATGCGGCGGTCCTCGTGGAGCCCGTCGGGGTTGCACACAGGACAGGGCTTGGTCGAGTCTTCGATGTACTCGATCCGCGACCCGTCGCCGCGCACGAAAGGGTGGCTAGGTGTCAATGCTTTGTCGTTCAAGGTATTCCTTTCGGATCTTCTGATAGGCGGGGCTCGCTTCGAGCCGCTTCAGGACCTCCATGACGTCAGTCGCGTCCTGGGTCAGGCGCGCGCTGAGGTCGGGGGGCCCTTCTTCGTCGAGGGTAGACAGGGCGTACGCCGCACTGTCGAGTGCCGACATGAGCGTCCGTAGAGCACGCACGTTGTCGAGCACCTTGCCGGCGTCACGCAAGCTCGTCCTCCTCGTCCTCGTCGGGGACCGACGGGTCTCGCTGAGGGCAGACGTCCGGGCGCATGCACTGGATCCTTCCCTCATCGTCGACGGTCCACTCTTCGAGCAGTGCACCGCACAAGTCGCAGTTCGCGCTTGGGTCGGTCTCCGGCTCCTGCAGCCCTTCGAGCTTCGCAAGGGCCGCCAGCATGTCCGCCTGCAGTGCAGGAGGCGCCTTCGTTTTGACCTCGTCGATCAACGGGTCGACGGTGCCCTGCACGGTGACAACGAACTGCACGAGGCGTGCCTGGTCCATGACCTGCATGAAGCCGGCCTTACTGAAGCAGACTGCCAATCGTGCCATGCGGCCGTTGGCCTCGGCGAAGTCTTTGACGTACTCGACGTGGTTGCTGGCGTTCGACCAGTTAGGCCGAAACCCCATGCTCGACATGGTCTGGGCGATGTGTTGCGCCCGGGTCAGTTTTCTTGGCGGCATACCGTCTCCTGAGAGCGTAGAGCGTACGATCGTGTACGCCGAACGCCTGGCACGCCACGGCAGCGCCGACTTCGTCGGCCAAAGAGACGAGCGCACGTCCCTCTGACTCGGTGAGCGCCGCACCATCGAGCCCCAGTACCCGACGACGACGCTGTTCGGGATCCACAAGTCCCGAGGTTTCGAGTTCGAGCACGCGGTCCGTGTGACCGAGTGCTTCAACCAGTTTCGCAGCCGCCTTGCGGAAGACGCGACTGACGCCCGAGCTGCGGTCGAGGCTCATCGCTTCGGCCAGCCACCCGTGCAGGTTCGTATCTTGGCTTGCACCGCGGTAGCGTCCGGTCTGCGTGAGACAGAACCGGAGTACGCGGTACTCGCGAGTCGTGAGCGTGGCCCCGTCCTCGACCAGCTGAAGCGCCTGCGCAACGGGTGTCAGCTGCGGTTCGGGCTCGGGTTCCGGCTCAGGTTCGAGGAAAGGCTCAGGCGGTCCGGTCAGCACCTGTCCTGCCGTGACTTGCGCGTTCGTCTCGCGCAGCGACCACTCCAGGTCGTCATCGGTCGTGTCGAGCTGCATCGACCGGGCGTACATGCGCTGCTTCTCGACGTACTTCAGTGCCCAGCCGGTCATGACGCCCTTCTTCGGACTGAAGAGGTAGTGCAGGGGCCAGGCGCGTTCTCCGAGCTTGTACTCGCTCAGCAGGTACTCGACGATCGTGGACTGCACTTCGACCTTCAGACCTTCACGGTCGTCGACGCTGCAGTTCCGCTCGATGAACTTGACGGTCTGCAGGACCTTTGGTTCGAGCATCTGCAAGAGCAGACGCGTGGCTGCGTCGCGCTTGATGCCGAGCTTCAACCGACAGACGAGCAGGTTGATCACCAACACCTCGTCGCTTGGCGCCTTGGACGTGTTCCAGCACTTCCGCTTCAGCGGGCAGTTTTGGCAGTCCTGGCTGATGACCGGCAGACGACTCACAGCAGGTCAGGCCTTCAGCTTCGCGGCCCGAGCCAACCCGATGCACGCCGACAGTGGGTCTTGCCACTTGTTGATCACGGCGGCACGTTGGATGCCGTGGAGTTCTACGAGCTGCTCATAGCGAGCCTGGTTCTTGGCCCACTCTTCGTCCTGCGGTGGTTCTGGCCAGCTGTCTGGGATCACCTTAACGACGACGCCGTCCTGAGCACGGGCGAGGTGCCCGCCCTCGATGAGTCCGAGCAGCTCGTCGGGCGTCCGGACCTCAACGAACTGTACTTCACACCCTGGCCGAAGGCCGCTGAGCTGTTCGAGCAGAGCCTGCGGGACCGCTTCGACGCAGTGGTGCTTGCTGGCCCCGGCGACGTGTCCAATGAGCATGGACCGCCCAGAGCGACGGGGCCCAATGACCGCGACGACGCGGCCCTTGTAAGCCGCCTTCGAGCGGCGGGGCTTTGAAGCGAACCCGACCATCAGCCGATCTCCACAGGGAAGCGCGGGGCGAAGGGGCGGTCGGTGTTGTGGACGTCTTGGATACGGTCGATGCGGAAGCTGTGGATCTCGTCGTGCAACCCGCACCAGCCGAAGAACAGCGGCTGCGGTCCGGGGTTCGCGCGCGCCCGGAAGCTGTAAGGTTCGACGAAGCGCTGGCTGTTGTTATACTTCATCCAGAGCAAAGTGCGCGTGCGTCCGGCCAGACGGATGCGGTACATGATCTGGTCGATGCCCGTCGCCGGGCCCACGAGTCGCGGGTCCACACCCGGCTGCGCTTCCTCGCCGGGCTGCTTCCAGTAGGTCTGGATGCGCTGCTTCAAGCGGTCCAAGAAGTTTTGGCTGACACCGAACGGCACGGCGAAACTCTACCCTTCTGCCTGAAGCTTCGCAAGAAGCCGTGTGGCCTGGTTGAGCGTCGGCATGGTCAGGCTGTCCATCCAGACGTTGCCGTCGCGCAGGACGACCCAGCGGGGCAATTGCACGGCGCGGTAATGAGCGGCGAGCAGGAGGTCGTCGAGGTTGTTCGACAGCCGGTTGACCACACGAGCTTCCCAGCCGTCACGTTTCAGCCCTCCGGCCAATGCCCGCGCGCGCCGAAACCCTTCGATGTCTTCTTCGGTCGTGAAGAGCAAGATCAACGTGGCGTGCTTCACCCACGACGTCCCTTCGACTGACGCTTCTTGCGCTGCCAGGCGACCTGGTACTCGTGCCGCCGAGCAGCGGCGCACGGCCGACACCGGTCGACCTGGTGGACGCTGCTCTTCATCGCGTAGCGGACGTTCCCGCAGTCGCAGTGCAGCGCGTAGTTGTAGCGGTCGGTGTTGACCTTGCGGGTGACCGGATCTCCAGCGTCGTCGACTTCGACGACCTCAGGCTGAAGCCCGCCAGGTGCGGGATACCAGCGGGTTCCGTTCTTGCCTTCGATCGAGTCGTCCTCGACCTCTAGCTCGGGCAGAGGCGGAGGCACGTCGACCAGCATGGGCTCGTCGTCATCGTCGATGGACAGACCGTCGAGGCGCTGCACGTGAATGCGCGCGACGCCGTCGTGACGACGGGCGCCTTGGACCTCGGCGAGGGTGTAGCCTGGCACTCCGGACACCTCGATGTAGAAGTTGGCCGGGACGCCGGTGGGTTGGTCTGCCAGTTCTCGGTGGATCGCGTCAGCTTGGCCTTGAATGGCCAGGGTCAGGATGCCCCGGCCGACGGGCTCAGGATGCACTTCTGGTGAACCCATGCGTTCAGTTTCCCCTTGCGCAGCAGTCGCCAGTCGCCTCGGGCGTCTGTGACGTAGAACATGCTGCGCGTGCCCACGAAGCGCTTGGTCGAGCCGACGACTTGGAAGTCGGTGCTCGGGCCGGCGCGCACGTTGCAGGCTCGTTGTATCATGACGACGTCAACGTTGACATCATCAGGAGGCATCTCCCCGTTGAAAGTCACGTAGCGCATAAAGATGCCGCTCATGATTCCCGAGAAGAGACCGACGTACAAGATGCCACGGAGCAGATTTCCCATGGCGCGATGTTGACATCCTCAACTGAGGCTGTCAACCCCCGACCTCGACAAACGTGAACGGGCGGTAGCGGGTTCGCCCGGCCGAGTTCTTGTAGGCCTCCAGGACCTGCCCTCGATTGCCCCCCGGGGCGCAGTCGTAGGCCACGTGGATCCACTCCCCGCCGAACTCCCAGATGAGCTGCCTGAACGCGCACTCGGTCTCGATGAAGTGCCCGAGCTTCCACATGTTCTCCGGCGTCTCGGGGCGGGTCTCGACGTCGGCGGCCCGGCCGTACATGTGGTCGCTGGTGCGGGACCCTCCCACAGCACGGTTCAGAGCCTCCACGCGGAGCCCGGACGTGACGTGCAGAGGCATGCCGAGCCGCTCGCGTGCGGGCTGCAGGACGTTGTCGACGAGGGCGTCAAGGTTTCGCAGCTGCTCCTCGTTCGGCGTGTTGTCGATGCCGAGGCGCCGGGCCGTGGTGGACCGCGTGAACTCCGAGAGCCGGAAGTTCTCGGAGAGCTTGCCTTCCTTCAGCAACTCCTCGTTCTTGTCGACGAGGACGTACCGGACCTGCTTGAACTCCGGCTCGAAGAATCGGGGTGGCTCGAATTCGAAGCGCTTCATGACGTCATCCGATCGCAGCGGTCGTGAACGTGAGCCGGATGCCGTGCAGGATCCGCGTGCCGCCCGTGTTATTCGTGACGGTCAGGATGTAGCTGTTCTCAAAGACCGTGCTGGAGCCCTGAGCCAGGGTTGCGTTCACCGTCAGCGACGTGATGTTGTTGCCCGACGCGATCGTCGTGACGGTAGAAGAGCCGCCGGTCGACTCGTGCTCACTCTGCACGACGTCGATGTCCAGGTTGTCCACGTTGTTCGTGACGAAGACCTCGACCGTGCCGAGGTTCAGGGTCAACTCCACCGGCAAGATGGACGCCAGGTCCCACACGCAGCGCTGACCGTTGGTCAGAACCACTTCGCCGTCGACGAAGTTCGCAGCTCCGTCGGTCAGGTGCGCGGACATGGCGGCGAAGTACTTGATGGCGCTCTGCGGGCTCACCTTGAAGGGAGTGCCCGTGACGAAGAGGTTGCCTGCGACGTTCAGGTCGTCGCCGCAGTCGACTTCACCTTGGAGGTTCGAGGTGCCCGCGATGTCGAGTGTGCCGTTGCCGTCGATGTTGCCGGTCACATTCAGGGCGCCTTGGACGGAGGCGTCGTTGGTCATCGTGACGTCGGCCGAGTCGAGGCGCAGAAGACCCGACCCACCGCCCACATCGATCTCCAGAAGGCCGATGCCCGCGCCGCCGCCGTCCGGACTGTGAAACATCGTCATCCGGTTCGTGGCCAGAGGGGCGTTGTTGCTCATCGCCAGCGTCGTGACGCTGGCAGGTGCAGAGTTGTTGATGATCAGCTGCGGCGTGGGCGTCTCAATGAGCAGACCTTGGCTTCCAAGGGGCGTGCCGGACACCGTCAGCTCAGTGCAGGATACGAACCCGAGCCCGGTCGCCGACGCAATCGACGTTCCAGGCAGCACGATGGCCGTGGCAAAGAGCACGTCGAACGGCACACTGGAGCTGCCCAGGTCCCAAGAGTTGGCCGCGCTCGGCAAGATGTTACCGGTGACAGTGTTCGAGCCGTCCCGATTGAGCTTCGTCGCAAGGGCAGCCGCGATGTCGAGGGTCGAATCGAGCAGGTCAGGCTGCGTGATGTCTGCCGCTTCGAGGTCGTTGCCCGCGCCGTCGGCGTTCACGGTGGCGATGATCACCACGCGGTCCCGCGCTGTCTGGGTGTTGTCGACGAGCGTCGCGGGGAGTGCGTCCAGCTCTGCCTGCGTGAAGACGCCGACCGAGGTCACAGCCTCGGTTCGGACGTTGCGGGTCGTGCCGTCCGTCTCGTGAGGAGCGGGCGTCGTCTCGACCTCAGTGTAGACGAGGCAGACGAAGTTGTCGACGCCGTCCGTGTAATCGCTGAGCGCGATGTCGGTCTGCGCGGAGGCCAGCTCGACCAGCTCTCCGTTTGGAGTGTAGCCGCGGCCCGCGGATACGTCGACGAGCGTGGCGGTCGTCCCATTGACGGTGACGACCAGACCCTCCGCACGGCCGCCAATGTCGCCGAACACGTCGATGCGCGTCTGTCGGATCTGGCGGGACTTGGTGGTTTCGGTGAACTCCAGGTCGCGCTGGCGAACCTCGACCTCATTGGGGTAGTTGCTTCTCTCGGTCATGGCAGAATGATTCCTGGTGCGTTGGGCGTCGAGCCAAAGACGCGGAGACCGCGTAGCCCGAGGCTATGGACCCGGATGTCCTGGGTGTTCTCGACACCGAAGAGCAAGATCCGGAGCTGGTGGTAGCGGAGGGAGTTGTCCACCGCCGCGTCGATGGTCGTGTCCGCATACGTGGCGGTCGCGACCAAAGGCTGAGTTGCCGCACTTCGGACCTGCAGCGTGAAGTCCGGAGTGCGGGTGAATCGGTTGAAGATGGACTCGTACGTGAGCGTGTAGAGCGACGTCGGGTTGAAGACGGCTGCGTTGATGCTCAGCGTGTTCTGGTCGTCGAAGTCGAAGTTGGCGAAGGCGACCTCGGTCTGCGTGACGCCGTCGTCCTCGATCAGGACAGCAGAGTTCTTGTCGAGGTTCGACGGCGGGTTGAGGCTTGCGACGAAGTTCGCGTCGAACTGGACCGCAGTGGTCACCGTCCGCGTGCCCACGCTTTGGTCGACGATGCGCCAAACGTAGGCGTCGACGAACCACAGGTAGTCCGCGAAGTCTGCGCTCAGGTCGATGATCTCGGTCTCGGCTGACATCAAGACGTCGTACGTGAGACGGTACTCGGCAGACGCGCTGAACTCGCCGTTGTCAATGTCGATGACGTTGCCTGTGTCGAACACGTAGGGCTGCGTGCCGCTTGCGTCGGCAGTGTCCGGCACAGGGACGGCGTCCTCGGTGAGGGTCGTCGAGCCGTTGGGGTTCTGTGGGAACGGGCCCAGGTGTGTGGTGGGGAGGGTCAAGGAGGCCACACCGAAGGCGTCGGGCGCGAGCAGCTCGTTCGGTACTTCAGAGACGCGTGTCGGGCGGGCATAGGTCAGACGACCAGGCACACCGACCACGACCTCCATATTCGTGAGCGTCGCGGCGAGCCAGCCCGTGTCATCATAGGCGCCGAGCACGTTCAGCGGGTTGCCGCTTCCGTCGTACTCGGACACGTCGAACCGGTCCGTCGTGATGTGTGCGGGCGTGATGAGGTCGATCTTGCCGCTGGTCGTTCCTTGCCCGTTGGCTGTAATGCCCAGCGCTGCATTCTCGGCCGCTGTCAGGTCCTCAGGCGACCAGACGTACAGGACCTCACCGAAGTTCCGCTCGGCGTCCGAGCGCACGATGGTGCCGTTCGCCAGATACAGACCGCTGGTCAGCTCCGAAGTGACGATGACGCGCTCCACGGTGATCCGCTCACCGGCCGACGAGCCCAAGTGAACGAGACGTACGATGAAGGACGTGGCGTCGTTCGGCACTACGATGGAGCGCGCGACTCGCGTCGGGTTCGGGCGTGTCGTCCGAACGCCGCCCGCAGCTTCCTGCGTGCCTGCAACGGCTTGCACGGTGCCGACGTCGAAGTTCGAGCCGCCGTCGAAGCTCACGTCGACGCGGAAGTTCTGCGAGGCGGTGTTGTGCTGCTCGACCCAGAACTGCGCTCGGATCGGGAAGCCTTTGAACTCCAGCGCCCGTGTGATGTTCGACTGGAACTCGATGTCGTTCGCACCGCGCTCGATACCGAAGCCGGTCTGACTGACCAGTCCGACGTTCTTGATGGCGAAGTTCGTGCCCTCGGCAACGAGCCATCCGTCCGGAACGAGCCCGCCCTCCAGCTCCAGGCTGTCGAACAGCGAGCCTCCGGTGATCGGCTGCAGGCTCACGTCCACGTCGACGACGAGGTCCGACTCCGCTTCTCGGTTGTCCGGGTTCGTGCGGAAGGGCACTTCGCCGTTCAGCTCGACCTGAAAGCCTGACGGCAAGTCCCGCGGCAGTCCAGGAGCTGCGAAGGTGAGCAGCTGCGTGCCAGGGTCATGCGCCGTGACTTCGATGACGTCTCCGAGCGACCAGCCCTGGTAGTTCTGCGAGCCTGCCGTTGTGAACGTGCCGGTCGGCGACTCGTGGCGGAGCGTGTAGACCGAAGGACTCGTGACACCCGTGATGCGATGCAGTCCCGCGTTGGCGCCCGAGGTGATCCGGACGCATTCACCCACGCGAAGGTTGATGGCCGCGCCGGAGAAGGTCGCCTCGTTCGGACGGCCGAGGGTCGCGGTGATGGAACCGACGCCGGTAGCGATGATGCCGCGGCCCACACGCGCGGTGAACGGCGCGCTTAGAAGACCGATGGAGTCGCCAGGCGTGTAGGTCATGTCGGTGTCCGTGGCCACACCGAGCCCGGTCGAGTCGCCCACGTAGCGAGGCAGCCCGAGCAGCTCCCGGCTTGCGTCCGCGCAGTCGAGCAGGACCTCCACCTGTCCACGCTGCGCCTCGCCCGGGAAGGGATTGAACAGGGAGTCGATCCGCAGCGCTTCGCCGGTGACGCCTGAGACCGAGGTCAGAAGCGTCGCAGGTCCGATCGGGTAGCGCGGGTCCGCGACGAAGATGTTGTTGATGTCGGTGACCAAGTTCGAGGGCGTGTTGGTCGTCAGCGAGCCTGACGCCGTACCGAGCACGCACGTGATCGGCCCGCGCCCTGAGATATTCAGATGAAGCCGGTCTCGTCCGCGGCTGCCTGATCCGTCTGAGATGTCGTAGTTGGTCGCGATGTTCCCGACCACACGGTCGCCGACCGCACGGTACGGAATGCGGTAGCGTCCACTGACGGGAATCGCCACCCGGTTGTCGTTGTTGCCTGCCGCAAGGTTTCCGTAGCTCAGGCTGAAGTTGCCGCTGCCGTCGTTGTTCAGTGTCAGGTTTGCAAACGGAGCAGTCGTCGACTCGCGAATGGCGGACCCTTCGAGAGCGACGACACGGATGAAGGCGTTCTCCGTAAGGCCGATGGTCGCGGTGCCTGTCGTCCCTGCGGAGGAGTTCGTGATCGACGTGACCGTGGCGAAGGTCTCAGCGCCCACACGGTTTCGCACCGAGCCCACCACAGGGCCTGTGTTCGTGAAGACCTCCGACACCGCGAGCCCAGTCGGGCCGGTGCCCGTCACCGTGATGGTGCCGCCGTCCCAAAGCACAGGGAACACGACGATGAGGCGCTGGGCGCTCGGAGGGTCGGTCGGCGTCGCCGAGAGCGCCGTCGCTGCGATGGAGCCCACCGCCGACAGCGAGACCTGGTTCAGGTTCGGAAGCTGCGACGTGACGAGCGCTGTCCGGTTGTCGAGGAAAGGGTTCGAGTTGAGCTGCGAGCCCAAGAACCAGCGCGGGCGCAGCTGACGAGGAAGACGGAATGCCAGGGAATTCGTGTAGGCGGCGACCGCCTGTGCGATGCCTGCCGGCTTTCCCGAGAACAGACGGAAGGCCTGCCGGAGCCCCTGCAGGACGGTGCGGTACGAGTCGGTGATGTAGCCCAGGTCGTTGGGCTGCTGCAGCAGACGCCCGTGCACGTCCTCGATGTGGATCGAGTCCGCGTCTCGAAGCTTTGGTCCGCGCTCGATGCTCGCAATGGCGGGGTCGATGCCGAAGAAGTTCGGGCTCCCTTCGAGCGCTTCAGCGTAGGACGCAAACCAGACGGCGTAGTCGCGCACCGTCACGTAGGCGCGGAGCCTCCGCGCGGTCTGGTCGTTCTCGATGGCCACTTCGTGCGGGCCGGGGTCCAGGGTCACGTCGACCACCACCGAGCCCTGGGCGTCTGAGGTCACGGTGCCTCGGAAGGAGTTGTCGACGAAGACGCCATAGACCTGCGACGGGAAGGCGGGGTCCTCGAACAGGAACTCCTGCGGGTCGTCGCGGAACGGCAGGACGTAGCCCTCGTTGGCATAGAAGGAGCCACGGGGCAGGGCGCGCAGGAGGTCTTCGTATCTCGGCATGAGGTCAGGTGCTCCGGCCCACACGGCCGCCCACGTAGCGGTCCGAGATGGCGGTGATTCGAGGTCCTGTCGGCACGTTGAAGACGCGCGCCAGGGCCGGGTCGAGGAAGTAACGGAACGCCGACGGGATCGTGTCCTTCGTCGTCTCGCAGCCTGTCAGACGCACGTCTACAGGTCCAGGCAAGTTTCGTGCCGGCGTGACTGCCAAAGCCTGGTCAGGGCTCACGACTTCGATGTTCGTGAGCGGTTGGTCAGCGAAGACCACCACCGGGCGTCGCAGGTAGCGCGTCACGCGTGTGGCCACCTGCGAGGCGGACGTCGCGCTGTTGCGCGCTCGCAGCTCCACCTGGGCGTCGGTCGCGACCCAGGACGCCGTCGTGACCAAGGCGCCGCCCAGGAACACGAAGACGTTCTCGTCGACGCGCAGCAGCCGGATCTGGGGGGACCCTCCGGTGGTCGCGATGACCTGGTTGAAGAGCGTTTGCGCGTTTTCCCGGACGGTCAGGGTCACCTCGCCCGCGAGCACGCTGATGCGAAAGTCGGTGTCCGCCGAGACGTAGAGGGCCAGCTCGAAGGCCGACTGCACCAGCGGGTCTTCGACCAGTACCACCGCCTGCACCTCGACGTCGACGTCCGAGGCCACTTGCACCGTCCGCACGCCGGCCACCGAGCCCGCGGTCACGCCCGTGTTGAGTCGCAAGGCCTGCGAGGCTGCGACTTCGAGGACCTCACCTGAGCCACTGCTGAGGTCGGTCCAAAAGCCCGGGTCGAGGGTCGCGTCGGTGAAGTCCGGCGTGCATGTGGTCATGTCGAGCGCCGAGCCAAACAGCGTCACGTTCTCGCCGCCCGTCGTGACGCCCAGCGTCCGGCTGATACCGAAGTCCACGCTGCGTCGGATGCGCGGCGTGAAGACCTGCGTGGTCGCCGGGATGAACGGCGCGATGGGCGGACCCGCCACTACGGCTGAGGCCGGAACGGACGTGCTGGGCGTCCACGCTGGCGCCAGGATCGCTGTGACGAGGCCAGTCGGCGTCGGGACGACGGTCGAAGGTGTCCAGGCGGGTGCCGTGACGAACTGGGTCGGCAGGACGGTCGCCGAGAAGACCTGCGCCGTCGAAGAGATGACCGCTGGCTGAAGCAGGGACCCGATCGCAGGCGTGATGAGAAGCGTCGACGGCACCCAGGCGGGTGCGACCAGTGGTCCGGCAACGACCGCGGTCCCCGGAACTGCGGTGCTCGGAACCCACGCGGGCGCCACGACAGGACCGGACAGGTTCGCTGTGGCGGGGACCGCCGTGCTGGGCGTCCACGTTGGAGCGATGATCGGACCCGCCACTACAGCCGTTGCGGAGACTGCAGTGGTAGCGACCCAGGCAGGTGCAGTCAGGTCGCCGAGGCGGGAAATGTTCGCTGCGCCGGAGACGACGGTACTCGGGACCCACGCAGGCGCACTTAGCACACGCCCGACCACGGCCGTTGCAGGGACATTGGTGCCGGCAACCCACGCCGGAGCGACGAGCGTCTGGTCTTGGGCGACGGTCGCCGCGAAGATGGTCGTCGACGCCACCCAGACGGGTGCCGTTAGCGTCTGCCCCGCGCCGGAGATTTGGACCGTCCGAAGCTGGACGATTTTTCCGACGAAGGTTGCCATGGTCTAGTCGTTGTCTCCGTAGACGGCGCCGTTTCTGAAGCTGGACGTTTTCTCTACCGTGGTGCCGAGCGGGAAGACGTCACTGTCTTGGGGGGCTACAAGGACACCACGTGCTGTGGCCTTCGGCGTGCGTTCAGCACTGTTTCCGGCGAACGTCGTGTCAGCTTCCTCTTGAAGAAAGCCAGTCGAGGTGACAGGTGTCCGAAGAACGATGTCCCCGGACAGGTACTCTTCACTGTAGTCGACTTCGACGATGTGGCCTACGAACGTCGCCATAGGTCACGCCGCAGGGTCGTAGAAGGAGAGAAGGCGACTGGAGTTGAGGAGCTGAGGAAAGGGGCGGTAGCCATCTCCCGAGTCGACGTCACGCATGATGTCGTTCGGGTCCGTCTGTCCGTTGACACCCCAATACACCACACAGTCCGACTCCCCACGCCATGAGCCCAACGTGACGGAGCCTGAGTCACGCATCTGCATGCGTGAGCCTTGAAAGAAACCCGTGAACGCAGGGTCCTCTGCCGTCTCGCCGATCTCGTCGAAGAACTCGCCTTGCATAGACTGGTTGGCATTGGCCAGGCTGTTGCCGCTCGCGTCATGCGTGTTCGCATACGTGGGACCGCCGTTGCCGATAGATTCAGCACCGAAGCATGCGGGGTCCAGACCGACGATAGAGCCGCCCACGAAGCTCGTCGCGAGAGCGTCGAAGGTGATGCTGCTCGCGGTGACGGCCGTGACCTCTGGAAGCTCGATCCCGTCAGGCTCTAGCGCGGTGCCTGGGTCCGTCTGTCGCATGATGAACACGCGCTGCCCGACGACGATGTTGCTGCTGATGTCTCGGTCCAAGTTCACCGTGACCGAGCTGCCCGCGCTGGCCACAGCCGTCGTGAACGCGACGCCGTTCACCTGTGTGGGAATGTGCAGGCGTGCAGGGTTGACCCAAGCCGTGTAAGTCCAACTCGCGCCCTGGTTCACGACGAAGTGAAACTCGTACTCGTTGTAGCAGAAGAAATAGTTCAATTCTGTCGCGTTGAAGTTCTGCGTGTCGGTAAAGGGGTTTCGGGAGCCGGTCGAGGTGAGCGTGGCCCAGTCCTGGTACACGCCGTACCCAAGCTGCATAGCGCTGGTTCGCTGGATGCGAATGTACAGGCGCGTGTCTCCTGCACCGGAGGCGAGGGTGCGGTCTCCCCTCGATTGCCAAACCCGGTCTCGCGTCGCAAGCGCCGGGTCGATGTCGTCGAAGACCTGCCACGCATCGACTGCGTTGGTCTGATACGTGGCAAGCTGCGTTTCAAGGATTGGCAAGAACAGGTCGAGGGTGGCCTGAGCAGACACCTGTGCTGCAATCGTCCCGGTCGCGTAGGACGGCGTCCCGCGGGCCATTAGCTTGCTCCAGGACCGAGTGCAAGTGCTGGGCTGATGGACCCAGCAGCCCCGAAGAAGATCGACGGGAACACGATGTACTGGCTCGCCGTCTGGAAGTTGGCACGGAAGAAGTCGCCGTCCAGCAGGTCCCCTGGAAAGACGAAAGCGATCAGCTCCATCGTTCCGCGGTATCCTGTCTGTCCCGCCTGGTCTGCGTTCACGGCCACACGAGAGCCTTGCAGAAGTCCCGCGACGCTTGGGGCCGGCTGCAGAGGCGACACTGAGCCGAGGAACGACTCGTAGTCTGCCGTCTGGACCGTCGACGAGCTGAAACCGCCGCTCACGTTGTTGGTGAAGTAGAGCGTCAGGTCGACGTTGCCGCCGGGTGTGAGGATCTCTTCTTCTGTGACGAACGACGGACACGGGTCTAGTCCCACGATAGCCCCTGAGTCGAACGAGTTGCTGAGGTTCGTGAACGTGATGCTGGGCGTACCTCCACCGGTGATCGTCTGGACTTCAGCTACTTCGACCGTCGGTGACCGAAGCGCCGACCCGGCCGGTGTCAGGTTGTAAATCCACACCTGCTGCGGACCGTTGGCGTCTCCCGAATCCAAGATGTTCGCACTGATGTCTCGGTCCAAGTTCACTGTGACCGACGCACCTGCGGCAGCAGACGCTGTGGTAAAGGCGATGCCGTTGGCAGCGGTCGGAATATGCGACCGAATCGGCGACCCGATGTGCAGGTAGTGGAAGGCGCCCGCCTGCTTCATCAAGAACACGAACTCGTACTCGTTGACGAGTCCCCAGTACTGATACCCCGCGTTAGGGTCGATGTTCAGCCAGCGTGACGACGTCGACCCAGCCTGTCGCGAGCCGTTGTTGGCGGTCGTCGACCAGTCCTGCCACATCGAAAAGGCGATATCGTCGACCGAGTCCTGCTCGATCTGAAAGAAGAGCGCGGCGTCGCCAGCGCCAGCGACCAGACTGCGGTCGCCCACCGAGCGGTACACGTAGTCTTCGTTCGGTGGCGTGCCGTTGAGAGTGTCGTACAACTCCCACGCATTGGTGCCGTTGGACAGGTAGCTGTTCAGCTCTGTCCGAATGTCCGTGATGACGTTCCGGGTCTGCGTGTCGTCGCCGACCGAGAGCCGAGAGCCGGTGAAGTAGTCCGGCGTACCGCGTGCCATGAGCGTTCCTCCTTACAGCGCGAAGATGCCCGAGGCGTCCCAGGCGATGGTGATGTCACCGCCGTTCGGCGTGACAGGCAGACCGGTCATGGTGTCCCAGTAGACGATGAGCGGGCTGGTCGTCTCGGTGCCGGTCGCCTTGAAGAGCACGACCTGCGTGACCTGCGAACCGGACACGGCGGAGAACGTCACGTCGGCGGCGTCGAAGGCGCCAGCCGCCGACACGCTGAGGGACGCTAGGTTGCCCGATGTGGCGACGCGGTTTCCACCTGCGATGACCGGGTCGAGGAATCCGCCCGCCTGCGCGAAGGTGTAGCCGGCCGTCACAAGGACGACCTGGAAGTTGTCGGACGCCATGTCGATGGCATCGCCCGAAGTGGGGCCGAGGGTTCCCGGCGAAAGGAAGCGGAACTTGCCGCTGTCGTAAAGCACGTTGGCCATGAGTTAACTCCTGTCCCGGACCACCGGGTCTTGATAGGTGCGCAAGGTACGGACGATTTCGTTGCCGACGGTCCGAGGCGCCGGAAGGATGTACTGGAAGGTGTCGGTCGAACTCACGGTGCCGAACAGTCCGAAGACTGACACGGTCGCGAATCCGACCTCCTCAATCGTCGCGCGGGGCACGAGCCCCACGACCTGACGATTGGTGGGGACGGTCTTCTCATCGAGAAGCCGCCCGTTGATCGAGGCGTGACTTCGAACCGTGAAGTTGCGAAACACCGCCGAGGTCGTACGCTGGCTTGACTCTGCCCTCGATGCCAGTCGCAGCGGGCCGGTGCTTGTGCCGAGTGCCGGAGCGGGGGCGTCGAGAATCTTGGTCAGGGTCACGTAGCTGTCCGCCCCTGCACCTCGCGTGCCAACGAAACCATACACCCGATCCTGGTTCCTGACCAGTCGGAGTGTTTGGATCCCTGCAGGCACCGCCGCGACGCCTGCGGCAGGGTCGCCCGCGAAGGCCTCCCCGATGGCGAGCAGTTGGGAGGGGTCCGAGAATGCGCCCCGAACGAGACAGACACGGGCAGTGCCTCCGCCTGCCGGGTGCTCCAGGCAGCCGATGAGAGCGTCGCTGGGCGGCCCGTCAGGCGGGCTAAGCGGCTCGATGTCGACGGCCGCGTCGAAGTTCACGTAGTCCGCGTCGGCAGTCGTGAGCAGTGCGGGCGCGCTCGCCGTGCCACGGAGGAGCGCGCCTCGCCGAAGGGCCGGAAAGTCCACGAGCCCCGAGGTGGACCACCCCGCCGGGAGCGATGTCAGGAGCGCGTCCCGTGTCGTGTCCAAGACGTCGCTCGACGCGACCACGAGCAGCGCCCCGCCGCGGAAGGTGTCCTGTCCGGGAAGGACGTTGACCCCCGTCGGCGCGACGAAGGTCGTGAAGTCTGAGAGCCAGGCATCAGCCATCATGCTCTCCGCTGCAGGACCTGCACGTTCTGCCGTGCGCCCTGCGGGTCGTCGAAATTGGCTTCCACAGCCTGCACCTGAGCGGCTGGAGGATCAACGAACTGCTCGTCGCCCCAGGTGAGGCCGAGGTCTGTGCTCACGCGAAAGGCATTGGCACCTGCTCCGGTGACGTATGTGATGATGACCTCGTTCGGTCGGTCCACCGTCCGCGCATCGAGCAGGAACGGGTCGAGCGCGGCGAACGGCAAAACGGAGAGCGGGCCCACCGTGTTCGCGGTAATGTTGTAGTCGACTATGTTGGTGATCGGGCTGACAGGGTCGACCAGACGGTCGTTCCAGTAGAAGCGAACCGTGTCGTTGGTCAGAACGAGCGCGGCCGTGCGGCTGAAGATTTGGTTGAGCACGTTCACACGCGTCGGCGTAGGCGTGCCCGAGATGACCTCGGCCGCGGTGAAGACCTCCAGCTCCCTGCGGTTCGAGCCGGTGTGTGCCTTCACGACGAGGACGAAGTCGGTCCCGTTCACGTTGAACGCGACCACCTCCTCGACGGGCGCCACCGCGCTCACGACCTGTGGAGCTGAGAAGACCATCAGACGGCCCGCTGCACCTTCACGTAACGCTCGACGCGGAACGTCCGCGCGTTCGAGACATCTTCGTCGTTGTAGTAGATGAACCCGCGGATGGGGCAGATGAACACTTCGTTCTGTCCGGACACGCCAGTGGGCGGGAAGCGACTCACGTTCTCACCGCCGCCCGCGTTGTCTCGTGGACGCACGTCAGCATTTCGCACGACCTCCCAGTCCGAGGCGCTGAAGGCAGCTGCGTCCGTCGTGAACGTCAGCTGCGTGTTCGAGTCACGGGAGTCAACGACCAGTTCCTGCACGATCGCACCTGAGCTGAGGACACGGAAGAAGTCTCCCTGTCCGATGTCGGTCGCGAATGTGTCGGCAGTCAGCGTAACCTGGTTGTTGGACGGGCCACGTGCAGCCGACCCTGTGCCCGTGTCCTGCACGAAGACAGCACGGATCACGAAGTTGGCCAGCCAGTTTGAGTCGGGGGCCGTGTTCAAGTACTGGGCTTGTGTGAAGCCTGCGGGGTTTCCGGACCCGTTCAGTGCGTAGAGTGGACCTGCTTGGTAGCCGTTGAACGAGGTGCCTGTGCCCGTGCGACGCCGATACACGACCTTCCAATAGCGCGCGGCAGAGTTCGTCCCGAAGATGCCCGTGTTCTCCAGCACCCCGAGGTCGAAGATGATGATGAAGGGGCTTGTGGTGGTCACGTCACCCGTATTCTCGCGGAAGGCGTCCGTCCGATAGATGAGCCCTGGCGCGTCAGAGCCGCGCTCGAACGAGCCGCGGAGCGTCCAGCTCGCAGGGCCAGCAGCGGCTGTCGCTGAGTAGAGGTCATACACCCAGTCGTTGCCGTCATTGTTGGCGTCGCTGTCCTGCATGAGTCGAAGCTGACTCACGACGGTGTCGGCGCCCAAGTCGAGCGCTTGCTGAGAGCCGACCGTGTCGGAGTAGGACGTACTCGTCAGGTTGATATTCAGCGTATTGTTGTTGCCGTCCAGGAGGAACTGAGACTGCGGAAACACCAGCTGTCGCGACTGCTCGGCCGTCACGCCTGTGAATGGATTGTCGGTCGTGACCGACGCCAGCGAGGCAGACTGGATGAATCCGCCCGTGGCGGTGCCGTAGGCTGCGGTCTTGTTCTGCGAACCCTCCGCGTCATCCGGGCGCGCGACCAGGTCCGTCTCCGCCCAGTACAGGTCGAAGAAGTACGAAAGCTCCTGTGTGGGGTCCTTCAATAGACCCTCAGACACCCCGAACGTGTAGTACTCGGAGGCGACAAACTCGTCTCCGCCGATGCCTGAGTTCGCGAACGTGACCGTCACACCTGAGTCCAGCTCAACCGCCGACGTGGACATGGTGGCGTTTCCGAGCTGCGACTGCTCGATGTAGGCGCGTCGACGCGGGTACCAGTTGGCACCGTTTCGGTTGTACGTGATAGAGAAGGGGCTGTACTGAGCAAATTCGACCCCACTCGCCGCTCGGTAGGGTGCAATGTGACCAAGACCCGACTCGTCCTCTGGTGGCCACCAGCGACACGCGTTGAGTTCGTCGGCGTCGGGGATGGACCCGTTGGTCGCGACAAGTGTGCTGCGAGGGTCGAGAAAGTCCCCTTCCAACGTCCAGCTGAAGGCGACGGTCTCAGACACACCGGACGGGTTCTCGATCGTGATGCTCGTGCCAGAAGCTACGGACACGACACGGAAGACACCGTTGTTGGCTGCGTTCGCTGCGCCCGAGATCAGGATGAGGCGGTTCACCCACCGAGAATCGAAGCTGGAGCCGCCTGCCAACGTGAGGTCCTGGTTGTTGCCCACAGGCGCGGCGAAGCTTGCGCCGGTACCGTTGTTGGTGCTCGTCTGTCGGTCGCCGAGTGACGGCAAGAGCGCTGCGTTGGTCTGAGAGAAGGACGTCAGGACCAACTGTCCATCCGGTGCAACCTGAGGCACAAGAGCACGGCTCGTGGTTGTGAGAGCCGCTTCATCCGAGTAGTAGCCCGCTCCAGGGTTGTTGGTTCCCCAGTCTGCCGCTTCGAAGATGCGCAAGATGGCATTGGTGGTGACACTCGTTGACCCGATTCCGGTGATGTGGATCAGGTCGTCGTTCGGGTCGTTTGCTGTGGCGCGGTGGATCACGAGTCCTGAGCAGACGTGCACGGCCGTTCCGGTCACGTTATTCCCGAGCTGGATGAAGCCCGTCGCCCCGACCTCTGCCGAGCCGTCGAGCGAGTAGAAGGTGTGCGCGGAAGCGTCGCCGATGAGTCGGTTGAGCCGGTTGATGCCAGCCGTGAAGTTGCCTGCGCCTTGGCTGGATGCCCAATAGACGTTACCTGAGGAGTCGTGGTCAATGAGAGGCTGCTGTGCGTTCCGGGAGGAGCCGCTTGCGCCGGCGTTGTCCCAGTCCACGCCACCCAGACCTCGAAGGCTGTCCACGTCGACGGTGTTGAAGTCGGCGCCCGCGTTGGCGACCGTGTTCCACGCTGCGATGGCTCCGGTCGAGGTGTTCATGTCACCGTACGACAGGCCGTTTCGGTGAAGAACCCAGACGCGGTCGAAGCCGGCCGCTGCGAAGCTCTCTGTGCGGTCGATGGTGATGCCGACGATGTCGTTTGAGCGAAGACCTGCTACCGTGTAGATGCCGGTCGCTGTCGTGCCGTGCACATTGGTCACGGCGTCTGTGTTCGCGTTGACCTGGATCAGCGCACCCGTCTCCGCGGTGCCGTTTCCGTCGTCCGAGAGTCCGTCTGCTGCGATGAAGAGGAACCCGCCGCGTGCAGCTTTGATGTCTCGGTACTGCACGTTGGTGGGTAGCGTTGGGTACCCGCTCACTGGCGTCGAGCCGAAGCCGTCGGCTGCGTCCTCACGCTGCGGCATGAGCGGCGCAAAGCGGTACCACGACCACAGTGCGCGGGAGCGGGAAGCGGTGGCGTTGTTGTTTTCGACGTCGTCGACGTAGACCCACCAGTAACGGCTGATGCCGTCCCAGGCCTGCCCTGCGCAGAGGGAAGTCTCGATGTTCTCCCGCGCCGCCTGGGTCGGAAAGTCCAACTGGTAAGCTTGTGCAGCCGGCGTCGGCGCAGCCGTGTTCGCGATGAGGGGGCTCAGGTCGAACGTGACGCGTGCGTTTTGTCCGTCGTAGAAGCGGTCGCCGAGGATCTCGCCCGCCGTGAATTCGGCGTCCTGGAGCGAAGACCCTGGCAAGTACGCGCCAATGCGATACGGAAGTCGCTGGTAGAAGTAGGTTCCCGCGGTCGCGTTGCCTGTTCCAGTGACGCGAACGAAGTAGATGTAATGCCCCTCCATGCCCGCTGCCTGAGCGAGCGTGCCGCCAGGCGTGACCTCGCCGACGCCCGTCGGGACGATGGCCGTCTCGTTGAAAAGCGCCTCACGCCCCGCGGGGTGTCCGAAGACGTTGCCGATCTGGTTCAGCTGAATGTCGACCTCGGTCACGACCCCGACAGGCGTCACGCCCGAAGGCAGGCCGGTGTAGATCCGGCCCAGCGCGAAAGCAATCTGTCCCGGAGGCGCAGGGGCAAGGTCAGAAATCTGTGCAAAACGGCGAATACGGCGACGCTCAGGAGACTGCGCGTCGCCGTCCGACGCGCTTGCAACGTCGGGCACAGCGCGCGTGCTTGGAGCCGCAGGTGCGTTCCCGAGGAACAAATGGTCACGTCGAGCGTTGGGCGACGGCTGGTTGGTCACGATCGTCTGCCGAATGAGTCGATTTGACTCGAAGACATTCAGACGGTTCCCTTTGTGCAGGTCGCCGAGCTTCAGAAAACTTCTCATGATTGCAGGCTGAACGTGATTCGGTACTGCACGTCCGCAGTCTGTGAGGTGCCCTGAGTCACCGTCGTGGTGAGTGTCGTGTACGCAATGATGCCTGTGAGCTGTTCCTCGTTGGCACTCACTGCGGTGACTTGTGTCAGCCCCACGATGTTGATGTCGCGCGCGACCGCAGGCGCCGGAAACTGGACAGTGTACTCCGCGATGGCCGTCGTCGCGTTGAGGTCAATGGTGTCAGGTGTGCGAACCTGACTTGGACTTTGGTTGGCATAGACGCCCGGAAGCATCGTGCGGAGGGCGTTTCCTGGCGCCGTGTGGTCGTGGATGAAGATGTCGGGGACGGACCCGAGGTTGCCGCCCTCCGTGAAGATGAGGAGCACAGAGTCCGTGACGATGTTCTTGCTCCAGCCGGTGTCGTGGACGAACTGTCCGCTGCGCGCCTCACGCAGGACGATGCGCGCCTCTCCTTCGAGTTTCATCCGATGATCACTCCTCCCTGACCTGTCTGGGTCAGCAGCACCTGGAAGCCCTCGCCGACACGTGTGAGCAGGGTGTCGTTGCGAATGATAGGGGCCACCGGGGTGAATTGCACGAACTGGATTTCACTGATGTTGTCGGAGGTGCCGTTGCGGGTTGGGAAGGCGTCGCCACGGATGATGACCACCGGACTTGCGTCTACGAAGATGAATCCGAGGTCGCCGTTGTCCTGAAGCCCGAGCCCCAGGCGCGGCAGCGTGCGGGACAGCGCGAAGTCCGCGGTGAGTCCGTCCGAGAAGGCCTCGTCGGTCGGAGGGATGGGCCGTCCCCGCACGAGCTGACTGGTCGCGTCCCCTCGGAAATTGTCCTGGACGACGACGTAGCGCCCTGGCACAGCAGGAACGACCGCCTCGTACGTGCGAAACCCTACAAAGGGGATGAAGCCGCCAGGCGTCACGTCTTCGACGCGCCCCGAGAAGTCCTGTCGCAGAACCCGAAAGCCCGCGATGTTCAGGTTTCGGTTCGTCGTCGGCGATGCCTCAGGTTGGAAGACGACCGCGAAGTTGGTACCGGGCGCGCCTGGACCGGCACCGACGCCGAACTGCCGAATGTCGGGCGGGCCGTTGTAGGCGATGCGCTCTGCCCCGAAGGGGATCGAGTCGAACTCGCGGGTCGCGAAGTCGTTCGGGTTGCCGATGCCTGGGCCAGGGCGCAGAGCGTCGCGCGTCGTTCCGGTCTGTGGAGGCTGTGTGGCCGGTGCGTCATTCTCGTCTGCGGTGATCAAGAAGGCCGACTCGTTCAGAACGTAGAAGATGAGCCAACGCGAGTTTGCCTCGTCGAAGAAGACCTCGGGCCGCTCGCCTTCCGACAGAAGACGCACCTCAGCCTGCAGTGACCCATTCACCTCACGCTGGACGAAGACGCTCGTCCCCTGACCAAAGGGACGCTCGTACACGTGCCAGCGGATCGAGCCGTCCGCGTTGCTTGCGGTGGCGATGCGCCCGACGTCGTCGGTGAATGTGATCTGCGTGGCCATGGACTAGATCAGCGTGATGACGAGGTCGGCAGTGGCGATCCGCGCGAACTCATTGCCTCCAATGACGATGTCAGCAGTGCCTGTAAGCGCCGGGTCCCGGACCAGGCGAGTGATGATGAAGTTGTCCACGCCGGAGATGCGGCGCACCTCACCCTGAATGTCCGAGTTCTCGACGTTCGCACCGAGCCCGAAGCTGTTGATGAAGTTCTGGATGGCGGTCGACACTGCGTTCGGCACGGTGACCGTCGAGAAGCCCGTGGCGACACGGAGCTGCGCTTCCAGGATGATGTCGACCTGGATGCCCTCCTTGTAGAGGAGGTCGCGCCCGAGCGACTCGTTGGTGCGCTGCTCGGACGTGGTCTGCAGCGTCTGGATGAGATTGTTCTGCGTGTAGTTGATCGTGACTGCTGCGCCAAGTGCGGGCGGAGACGTCACAGTGGACAGAAACCGCACACCTTCGACGGCGCGGGTAGACCCGCGGTTGCCTCCCGTGTCGCGGACCACTTCGTAGTCGGTGCCTTCGGCATAAGTCGTAGCGCCGGAGCTGACCTGGGTGACGACGGCGATGGGTGGGAAGGAGACCTGCAGGAGCTGTCCGACTCCCAAAAACTCCAGGTTCTCGGTCCGCGCGACCAGCTGCTCTCCGATGATGTAGGCGTCGGTGGCGCCTGCGTCGTCGGCCGAGCGGGTCAGGAGCGGGTCGTCGCCGAAGACCACCAGCACGTCCTCGACCTCGGGAAAGTTGTTGCGGGTGAAGAACTCGATGCCGGTGGGTGTGGTGAGGTCTCGCCCGAGGATGGCCAAGAGGTAGCGATTGATCAGCTCGGCGTTGGTCTCGCGGTCGAGCCCGCCTTCGGACGCCGCCGTGTTCGTGACCTGGTCAAAGCCCACCAGAGGCCGCAGGGGGCGCCGAATGCGCCCCTGGCCCACGCGCCCCACCGAACCCTGGACCGTGGCCTGAGCAGGCACCTGAAGCTCGTAGCGCTGCGTGGTGATGTTGAAGAAGCTCGCCCTCTGGGCGGCAGGCAACGTCCGCGCCTCGGTCGTGGTGAATGTAACGGTTTCCCCTGTGTTCGCGTCCGGCGTGGTGGCGACGGGAAACCCTCGCTGAACCACCAGGTCTGGTCCTGAGGGGTCGACGGTCGGAGTGCTGAACGTCAGCGTGGTCAGCGACCGCGCACCGAGGATCCGACGAATGGTCTCGTTGAAGACGATCCCGTCGACGTCCACCTCGGAGAGGTTGGCCGGGTTCTGCAGGCTGAGCAGCAAGGACACGGCGCGCACGCGGTCGTTCTGCTGTTCGAGCACAGTCGCGACGGGGTCGATGACGATGTCGCGAATGGGACCAAAGCCCACGTCGTGAGATTCGGTGCGGTCGGTGATGCCAGCGCGCAGCTGGTCGCGGAACTGGGCCGCAGTGATCTTCTCGACAGGCATTAGGTGAGCCTTCCTCCAATGGTGATGGAACCCGAGGTTCCGGTACGCCCGGTGATGAACGTGGCGCGGAAGTAGAACGCCGTCGGGTCGTCGGCGACTTGGGAGACCTGCAAACGTCCGAGGCGAACCAGACGCTCACCGCGAGGTCGCTGCTCCCGCTGAAAGCGAGATTGCAAATCTTGGATGTTGGAGACCATGATGCGCACGCGTCGAGACACCTGGCGAGTGACGAGCGCGGGGGTCGCAGCCTGACCGTTCACGGCGTCTTCGAGTCCAGCGCCCACGTTGTCGGGGCGGGAGCCTGTCGCCAGAGCCATGCGGAGGTCCTGCCGAAGCTTGGTCTCGTCTGCGACGAGTCGCGCCTGTCCCGAAGACCGGTTGATGACGACGTCACCGTTTGCGACCTGAAACGTCGTGCTCATGCCTGGTTCTCCGCGATGCAGTCGTCGATGGTCCCGACCAGCTCGTTGAACTCGGCGAGCTGCGCATTCAGCTCGGCGATCTGTGCGTCGGTCTCGTCCTTTAGGCTGAGCGCGCGGGTCGCGTCGTCCGCGAGGTCGTTGACGCCCGAAGTGGCTTGCTCGACGGCCGCGTTCAGGTTCTGCCGAACCCGTCCAAGGTCGCCACACCCTGCGATGAGGCTGAGAGGCAGCAGGTTCGCGATCGACTGCGACTCCTGCAAGACGGCATTGGCCGCGTCACGTGCAAGCTCGATGGGAATCAGCTGGATGCCGAGGGTCAGTGACCGTGCCTGCAGAATACCTAGCACCGACTGGACCTGCGCAATCTGCGCCTGCACAGTCCCCCGCAGCGCCGACAGAATCGGCGTCGAGAGGGTGCACAGAACAGACTTGACGCATGCATCGAGGGCCATCGGTTACTCTCCAGTGATCTTCGTCGACAGTGTAGCAGGGAGGGCCGCCGCACGTGCAGCAGCTTCTGTGCCGATGGCGGTCGCCGCCGTCGCGAGAGCGGTGAACTGCGACGCTCCGGGCGCAAAGACCGGAACGCCAGCCAAAGCCGAGAACGCGGAAGCCATGGCCGTCATCTGCGCGGAAACGGTCTGAAGGTAGCCCTGAAGCTCTGCCAGCTGCGCGTTCCCGAGAACGTACGCCTCCGAGGCACCGCTAGACCCCAGCTTGATTTCGGGGGCCGTGACGGTGTGGGTCCCTCCTGATGTCACATCTCGCGTACCATCGCCATTCTCGGAAACATTGCCTCCGTTGTCGATGTCGCGCGTGTAGACCGGGGTCGTGTTCGGCAGCGGGAAGCCGCCGCCCTCGAACAGCTCTTCCCGCAGGCGGAGGTTGTTGATGACAGCGCCCGAGTCGTCCCGGATGTCGGCGTAGCGGACCCGTGCGTAGGGCGTTGGCGGGACGGGCGCTGGGGCTGTCTGCTGCTGAAGGTCGAGGTCCCATTCCTTCGCGGAGCCGGAAACCACCTTCTCCTCGAAGTCACCCGAGGCCTGCCGTTTCACGTCGCCGAAGCGCAGCTTCGCGCCCGTGCTGTCCAGGCGCAAAAGACCCATCCGTCCGTCGACCTCCTCCTGCTCTTTCTTCAGGAGGAGCTGCTGCGAGCCGCCGGCCAAGTAGAGGGTCCCGAACTGCCCGCCTCGGATGTAGGCGTTGCCGGAGCTGCGCATGTCCCACTCGCCCTGCGCGAGCCGGTAGAAGGTCGACAGTCCTGCCTCGCCTCGGTCGCGGGCACGGCTCACCTGGGCGTAGCCGCCGAGCTGGCCCTGAGGTCCGCGCTCGGACGGCAAGTCGCCCCACGTCGCGGCACCGACGGCCTCGGGGCGGTTGTCGGGACCGAAGGCCACCTTCACGAAGTCGCCCACCTGCGGCATATAGCGCATCCAGGACGAGCGCGCGCCGCTTCGGAGCGTCTGATTGTCGAGTCCCACGATGGGCGGACTGAAGCCGAGCACCGGGATCGGCATCTTGTGGATGGCCCCCGTGGTCAGGCGCACAGTCATGATGCCGTCGTCCTCTCGGATGCCACTAATCTGCCCGACGTTGGTGCGGTTGTGGTACTGCTCCTCGTCCTGAATGCCCCAGCGATACTTCATGTCTCGTCGTCCTCTGCCTCGAAGTTCGCAGTCGGCGCGGTGTTGCCGGCGTCGCGAGAGGCGCGAATGTCGGCCGAGCGCTGACCAAAGCGCAGCGGGTAGTTGAGTGCCTGGCTCGCGAACCCGCCAATGGGCTCGTAGACCAGGCGGTCTCCGTCCACGACCTGGCCGCCCCAGGCGCGCACGTACTTCAGGTCCATGCTCGTGGTCATCGAGCCGTTGAGTCCCCACGTCAGGTCGTGCGTAAGAGACACAGTGGTCGCCACGAAGGTGCGCTCCGAAAACTCCATCGGCCGGTTCGGGAAGCCCAGCTGCACGCGCGGCAGGACTTGAACCGTCGCCTTCTTGGCCTCGGCGTTGATCTGGTTCAGCTTCACGTTGGCGTACACGCGGGCCGCGTTCTCGTTGCTGATGATTCCCATCGGGTCGATGGTCTCGGACCGAACGCCGAACTGCGGGATGAGGCCGTAGAGGTTGACGGGTGCGAAGTTGCCGACGGTCTCCGACGCAGGCAGTCCAGCAAATTCAGGGATCAAGGACCACACCCCGAGCATCTGCGTGCGCACGTTCTCGTCGATGAACTGACGCTCCCAGCTGATGGTGTCGCGCTTGGCCACACGAAGCTGAGGTCCGAAGGGCCCCCGCTCGCGGTCCGTCCCGACGTCGAACTGAATGTTGCCGCGACCTAGCCCGAGGAACTGCTCCAGGTTCAGGGACTCGTTGCCGAAGTCGTCCGGCTCGAAGTCGTACAGGGGCATCTCGCAGATGAGGTCACCCTTCGGGCTGCAGTAGAACTGGAAGTCGAGGCGCTCGACCACGTCGTAGATCAAGCTGAGTCGGGTGCGCCAGGTCGTCTGGGTGTTGACGCCGATGATGTCGTTCAGGAGCAGCTTCTGGTTCGTCGCAGGGCCCAGCGAGCCTGGGACCAGGAAGCACAAGCGTCCGAAGTCGACAGGGAACAGGTGCGGATTCTCGCCAATGACCCTGACGATGTCCTCCGTGACGAAGGTGCCGTCGGCTCGCTTTCGGATGTCCCCGCGCAGCGTCTCGACTTCGGTCTGCACGTCGGGCTCGGGCAGCGACATGTTCGTCAGGTCTGAGACGTACACGCGATGGTCGACGAGCGCTTGGTACTGCGCGAGCGAGTCGACGGTCGTTGCGGGCAGGTTGGCCCGCACCAGCTCGTCCCTCTCGGTGTTGGTCACGCCGTCGTCGAGCGGACCGAACACGGCGACGAAACTGCGGTCGAAGTTGTAGGAGCCCACGGCGTCTTCGAGAAGCGTGGACTCCGACTGCCCGTTCACTGAGTAGCGCAAATTCGCGAAGGTTCGCACGCCACGCACGTCCTCGGTGCCAGTCTCGCCCGTCGTACCTGCGCGCTCGGCGCCAAAGATGACGGTGAAGAGGAACTGCGGAAGGTTCAGGTCTGCGAAGCCGTCGTTGAAGAAGGTCCGCGTAATCGCGTCGCTGGCCACGGCGGCGGCCTCAATGTCGAGGATGCCTGGGTTCGTCGTGAGGCGGGCGTACCGCAAAATGCGCGACGCGTCCTCGAAGCGGATACGCACGAGGCGCTGGTCATTCTCGTCGACCACGTCCGAGTAGTCCGACACAAAGCCCGCAAACATGTGGTACCAGCGAGCAGCGTCGGTCGGGTCGCGCCAGAAGATGCGGACCTGGTCGTTGCTGTGAAAAATGCTGTCGCCCGTATGGAAGGGGTAGCGCAGGACCTGTCCGTTGAGCTGCTGAAGCCCTGCGATCGACTGCGAATTGAACGGGTCGACGAGGTTTGGCTGGAAGTTCGCAAGCTCTTGTCGAACGTTGAACTTCGCGAGCAGCACGCGGCGCTTCACAGGGTCCTCGATGCTGGCTTCGATGCGCTCGCGCACGATGCGGTCGAGCTGTGCCGAGCGTGCAGCGACCCGCGTCTCCAGGATGTTCTGAGTGCGGGCTTCTGTGCGCTCGCGTGCAGTGTTCAGCGCGATGGACTGACGCAGCGCCTCTCGGCGGTACTCCAGCTCGGTCTGCCCGCTGGTCTGAAGCTGCTGCTGGATAGCCGGCTCGTCGAGTGCAGGGTCGCCGGTCAGAAGCTCTGGGCTCAGAGTGGCTGCAGCTTCGAGGAGCGTCGGCAGGACGGGCTGCGGACCGAAGTCGATGTCGACCGAGCGGTCTTCGGTCAAGACCTCCTGCAGGACGTCCTTCAGGTCAGGGAACCGGATCGCTGGCAGCTCATCCTCGATGCCGTAGAGCGTGGCGATGTCCCGCTCGGTCATGATGTAGCGGTCGGTGTTGAAGGAAGGCGCCTGCGGGCTTTCGGTGTCGCGACCCTGAAGCTGTCCGCGGGTACCTCCGTTGACCAATGTGACCTCGGCCGTCGACGGCGCCCGAGACTCGGAGCCGGTGTAGTTGATGATGCACCGCGTGATGTCCTCGGTGACGTCGACGCCGAAGATGAAGACTCGCCACGCTGGAAAGTATGTGCGGACCTCAGCCACTGATACCCTCGAACAGCACCGAGTCGGCGGTCGGTTGCGGCTCGACGAACTCTTCCTGGAGAACCTGCGTCTCGGCGATGATGTCGTTCAGCTCAGGCTCCGTGCGCTGCACCGTGAAACGCATCGTCCAGTCGGCCGAGTTCGGCTTGTCCGAGACCTCCTCGAACTCCAGGACTTCGCTGAAGAAGCCGAAGAATGTGATCCCGGTCGGGAAGAGCTTCGTTCGGTAGAGGATGCTCATCTCGTTTACGATGTTCGGTGGGATGAGTCGCGGCTCGCGGGTGAGCGTGTAGAGGTTCTGGAAGATGGCGAGCTTTCGCAGCGCCGCCACGTCCTGCGTCGCAGGCAAGGGGAAGTTGTCGGCGCGGAGGTCCACGTTGCCTGTGGTCCCTTGCAAGACTAGTTCCAGGATGTCGTTGTCCTGCCCATTGTCGTCCGTAAAGTGGAAGAACACCGTGCCGTTTCGGACATCCTGTCGACTGATACGCTTCGGCTGACGCCACTGAATGGAGCGTGGGTTGATGAGTGTCTGGACGACGGGCAGCGTGTTGCCTGGTGCGAACCGGTTCGTGATCTCGATCAGCTCTTCGACCGAGAGGTTGAAGCCCTGCGCTCGAAACGAGGCCTCGATGTCGGCCTGAGACTCGTCAGCAGCGAGGGAGTTCGTAAGCTGTCCGATCAGCTCACGCAGCGTCGAGCTGAACTCGAAAGGCACCCGCTGCCCGTCGCCGTAGGGCAGCGACTGCGCCTGCCCAAGAAGCGCCTGGAATGTCTGGACGACCGGAATCTGCGGGTTGAAGGTGACCATCGGTTACTGCTCCGCGCTCGCGCCGGCCACACGGCGCATCTTGCCCGTGAGCTTGTCGCCCGGCTTGAAGTCCTTGGGCGTGTCCATCTCCAGCTCCCACGAGCCTGTGGCACCGCCCATCTGGGCAGCTGCAGCTGCGCGGCGACGGCGCCCACCGCCTCCGCCGAACAGGCTGAAGGAATCGCTGATGTCTTGGTAGGCGTTTCGGCGTTCGCCGGCGCCCGAGAAGGCGGCGCTGTAGAACTCGCGACTCGCCTGCTGCGTGCGTGCGCTGCGTCCGAGGATCATCTGCCCGCCTTGTCCGAGGAGCTTCGGGACCTCCTGCATGACCTGGAGGGCGTTGTCCATGCCCTGCTGCGCCTGACGACTCGACATCATGAGGTAGCGAAAGTAGGCATCGTCTTCGCGCGCGGTCGTTCCGATGGTGAGGTACTGCGTCAGGTACGTCACCGTCGCGAGCAGCCCCTCCAGGCCGGACACGAGCACGTCGATGAGCGCAGACCCCACGCGCGCCACGACCTGGATCAGTCGGTTGGTCAGCGTCTTGAAGGTCGACTGCTTCAGCGCCTCGTCCTTGAACGCCTTGTTCAGAGCGTCCATGTGCTGCTCGGCCGACTGGGAGATCGACTTCTGCTCACCTGCGTCCTGTTGAATGGCCATCAGCGTCTGCGCTTGCTCGGCGCTCAGGTTGAAGGCGGTGCGCAGTGCGAGGTACTGACGGTCTTCGTCACCGCCACCCATCTCGCGGGACGTCGTCAAGAGCGCTTCGATAGAGTCCTTGAAGAAGCTGCGGTTCTCACCACGAAAGCCTTCTTCGAAGCGACGGAAGGTGCTGAGGCTCGGTCCCTCGCCTGTCATCTGCGAGCCGAGGTACGCCTTCATGCCGGTGTCGAGCCCCTGCAGCGCACCCGCCACGCCCTGCAGACCCGCGGCGGCTGCCTGCGCGGCGCCCTGCGCCGAGAAGCCTTCCATCTGAAAGCCTGCTTGCGCGTCGCGGATCACCTCGGCAACGTCCTTGGCCTCTTTCAGCTCGTTGGTCTGGAGTCGCAGAGCTGAGGTCACCTGCATGACCGAGCCGAGCATCTGGTTGAAACTCAGTCCCGTGTCCTGAACTGACAGACCGATGTCACGGACCAACTCGGCTGACTGTTTCAGAGAGCTGTTCGTGTTCGAGGCGACAGTCGCGGCGAGCTTCATCGCCTCGCCCTGTCCCAGCTCGAAGAACCGGTCCATGGCCACAGTCAGGTTCATGACCGTGTCTCGCGCCATCGAAAGGTCCTGCGAAATGGCCTGCCCCGCATCACGTCCCGTGAAGCCCATGTTGGCGAGGGCCGCACCAGCCGCCTGGAAGTTGCCGGTGATCCCTGGAATGGACTGCTCCAGTGTGCGGATGTCGCCGTTCAGTTGGTTGATGACCTGCCGGCCCACGCGGCCTGCGTTCTGCATCACCTGTCCGGCCTGCTGCGCCTTCGCGAAGTACTCGGCCTCCTGCAGTCGTCCGAAGAGCATGACGCCCAGGATGCCGCCAAAGGGCAGCCCGCTGAAGATGGTGGCGTTCAGCGTCCGAAGACCCTCGAACATGCCGCCCGCCTTGTCGGCTCCACGGAGCGCCCGGCGGTCGAAGTCGTCGAAGGTCTTCTTGGCCTCTTCGCGGTACTGCCCGAAGAAGGAGGTCACGTCCGGGCGGAGCTTGCGCAAGCTTGCCCGCATGCTATCTTCGATGGCCTCGCCCCAGGAGCGCGAGGCGTCGACGATGTCGTCACCCAGCTCGTCGAGGGCGTCGGTGGCTTCTCGCTTGATGTCGTCGATGACGTCGGTCGCGTCACCTGTGAGCTGACCACCGAGCTGCGAGAGCTTTTGAAAGCCCTTCTCCACGGTCTCGTTGAGCCTTTGAAGCTCTTCGACCATGCGCTTGATCTGCTCGGGGTCCACTAGGTCTCTTCCTCTTCGTCAAACACGATGCGCGGGCTACGTCCAAACTGTAGCACTTCCTCTTCGGGCATCGGTAGCAAGTCCTCACCGCGCGCCAGCTTCTCCGACCACTCGTCGAAGTCGGGGTCGTTCAGTGCATCGCCGGCCTTCTCTTCGCGCTCGCGCTCCTCGAACACGTACTTCATCACGTCCGGCTGTCCACAGAGCACCGCCAAGGGGATGTACTCGTCCCCATCGCCACCCGCCTCCTTGACCAGGTTGAGTCCAAGCAGGTTCACCAGCAGGTTCCGCTGCCACTTCATGGACTCCATACGGAGGTGCATGTCCCGCTCATCTGCCTTCCGAAGCGCGTAGGCCTCGAACAGCCATTGCTGGTCGTTCATCGCCGCCACGCTCGGGTCGGTGATGAGGACCCCCTTACGTCCGAGTACGTAGGCTTTCAGTCGCCAGAAGGGGTCCGCTTCGAGAAATCCTCCATGTCCTTCATGGACTTGGCGGCCTTGTCCTTCAGCTGCAGGTAGGCCAGCCACAGCTGCTCGACCACGATGGTCGGACGCTGGGACAGCCACTGCATCGTCTGAAGCGCCCGCCAGTGCACAGGGTCCGCTGCGTAGTCGGACTTCTCTTCGTCGGTGTCCGGCTCGAAGAGCTGGTCTTGCGGCACGCCGTCGATCGACACCACGGCGTACCCGAGCTGGGGCACGTTACTGTCCGCGAAGGCGGTCAGCAGGTTCTCGCTCGTGATGACGCCTCGGGCGCGCGTCTCTTCAGCGCGGGAGAGCAGTCGGAGCTTGTAGGCCCGACCGCCGACCACCGGCTCGGCGGTCTGAGGGAGCCCGCTCAGCGCGGACTCGGTCTGGGTGAGGATGTCGTGTTTCTTCATTCTAGTTAACCCTTCGACGCAATGCGTAAACGATCTCCGCGTCGGCGTTCACGATGCGGTTGTCATCCGACCGTGCGGTTCTGCCAAAGCGGGTGAAGTAGCAGCCTGTGTACTCGTAGACTCTCCGGCCCCCAAGGAGGCTGCCAACGGGGGACCGCCAGATCGTGCGGAGCACGAAGGGGCGGGTTTGGTCAGCGAGGTTGACATATTCAAATCCCGTGCCAAACGCCTCTTCAATGGGCCGCTGGAACAGGTCGTAGCGCTGGATGCGAAGCGTGCGCTGCGTGGTGTTCTGGGGGATGAGGTCAACTGGAGCGTAGCCCTTGGCGTTGGCGTCGACCTCGAACTCCTCGTTCACCTCGCGCGACTGGTCGTGGGTGAAGCCGTTCACCGCCCCCACGACGCGCCCGCCGGCCACTCGGATGAGGAGGGCGTGCGAGGTCCGCGTGCGGGTCCGCGGCACCTGCGACGCGAAGGCGTTGGGGTCGAGCGCGTCCGTGATGAACGTCGGGTCGACACCGAACAGGTCGAGCGCGGTGCGCGCTGCGTCTCCCCCAACGGGGTCGTTGATGAACGGCAGTGCCATGGGGCAGGGCCGCTACCCGAGCGTCAGCCGCTGACGGTGACGCGGGTACGGCAGGTGTAGACGATCGTCGCGTTGACGTTGATGATCCGGTTGTCGGTGGTGGACAGGGTACGGCCGATGCGCGTGAACCAGCAGCCTTCGTACTGGATCGCGTAGCGGTCCTGCGCGGCCGGCGAGACCCAGCGCTCACGCAGCGTGAAGAGTCCCGTGACGTTCGGGTCGCCGGGGTCGTTCGAGAGCATGTCCAGCGAGGCGGTGCCAAACGCGCGCTCCATCTGACGCGAGTACAGGTCGTAGCGCTGAACCTGGATCGTCATGCCGGAGATGTTGCCGGGGACCATCTCGTAGGGCTGACCGAAGACGCCGCCGAACGGACCGGTAAACGAGCCGAACTCGTGGACCGGGTTCACGTCGAGCTGCTGCTCGGGCTGCCACTGGTTGACGGCGCCGATGGGCACACCGTTCGCGAGGATCACCAGCGGGTGGGAGGTCTGCGTCCGCGTGTTTGGCGGAACGACGTTGGTCTGAATGACGGTCGTCATGGGTCAATTCACCTGAGTTACGCGGCCTGCGCGAAGAAGGGGTTGTCCACCGAGTACTGGCCGAACAGCCGCAGGGCGGGGTACCGGAGGTTGAAGAAGAAGGAGAAGTTGTACTGCGTCGGGTCCGTCGGGCTCTGCTCCACGATGATGTCCTGGTTCAGGTCGATGGCCCGACGGTTGCCGTTCGGGTCGGTGTACGGCCCGATGGCGCCCTCGGCGACCGCACCAGTGAGCACGTTCGCGATGAACTGCTTGATGTCGATGATGAAGTCGGCGACGTCCACCGGCACGATGCCGACGACGTTCGCGTCCAGCGCCTGGCGAACCTGACGACTGATGTTGTCCTTCTGGACCGAAGTCGACCACTGCTCGAACTGGATGAGCCCGCCGCCGGCGCGCTCCGTCGAGATGGGGTCGAGCAGCAGGAACCGGCCCGCGTCGAAGGTGACGACCGTGACGCCGGCGCTCGCCAGCGCGGCGCGCTCCGAACGCACCCACGGGGTGAAGTCGTCCTCGTTGGCCCGGAAGCCTGCGACCGAGACACGCACCAGGGCGTCGGCCGGCGAGGCGAACGACGCGAGACGGCCGACGATGGCGCAGGCCAGGTAGGTCGAGTCCAGGGTGACAGTCTCGATGGAGCCGTCCTCCAGGAGCAGCTCCTTGCGGATGCCCTCGATGCCCGGAGGCGCGACCAGCATCAGGCGACCACGCGCCGGGGAGTCGGGCGCGACCTGCAGTGTACGGGCTGCGCGGAAGACCAGGGTGTCGGCGGTGTCGCGGTCTCCGATGGCCGTGTTGACCGGCATGCCGAAGTAGCCTCGGCGGAAGTTCTGCTCGATGGGGCCCGACTGGTCCTCGACGTGTTGGAGCAGGCGAACCTGGACGTCGAGGTCCGTGTCGAGCACGACGATGTCGGTTGCAACCGAACGGGTCGCCGCCGCGTCGAGCGAGGCCTGGATTTCGACGGGCGCCGGCGTGCCGGGGTTGGAAGCGTCGTCGACCTGGACGACCAGAATGGACGGCGCACCGTTTCGGAAGATGATCTCCGAGCCGATGGACAGGGGGTTCGTGGCGGACAGTGGTCCAGTGAACTCCAATGCCTGGTCCAGCGTGAAGAACTGGCGCGGGTTGTCGTAGTCGGCCGCGGGGCGCGTGAACTCGTAGGTCGCGAAGTACGTCGACCCGAGAGCAGGCGCTGCACCAGTGCCGTTGACGGTCAGGTTCTGCGTCGCGCCGAGCCCGAAGATTTCGGTGGTGGCGTCGAGCGTCGCAGGGTGACGGATGGTCACGGAGCCTGCGCTGCCTGCCGTGGGCGAGGTCAGGACGACGCGGTTGTTCGAGACCGAAGCGACGCCGCTGTAGGCGGGGCCGTAGGTGGTCGACGCACCGACCACCGCGTTGATGTTGGCAGCGACTTCCGCAGGCGTCGCAGCGCTCGGCGAGGCGGGCGAAGCGTAGCCGAGCGGCGCCGACCCGAGTCCGTTCAGGTCGATGTCGATCGTGGCGCGTCCGTCGAAGGCGAGGCGGAGGACGTCGTTCGACGAAAGGTCGAAGCCGAGCGTGCCGTCGACGCCCTGCGTGGTCGCAGCGACGAGCGCCGTGGACCAGTTGAGCACGCCCGCCGAGGGCACCGCGTAGTCGGTGGCCTGACGGAAGGTGGTGACACCCGGGAAGGCGCCGACGCGGATGAAGGTCTGCGCGCCAGCGTTCGCGACCGAGTCGGCGACGTCGTCCCGGTCGATGTAGTTGATGGTGTAGGCGGCGACGGCCGAGTCGAAGGCGACGTCGGAGATGCGAATCACCGTGGCCGACTGCAGGGCGGTGCCGAAGAGCGCCGCCGAGGCGTCCGTGGTGATGGCTGCCGCGATCGTGATGTTCGAGTTCACACCGCTGACGGGCGAGGTGAGGAGGATGCTGCCCGAGCTGTCCGAGGCGACGCTGGCGTAGTTGGACCCGTAGCCGAGCGCAGTGGCCGCGGCGAGGGCTGCGTTGATGCCGGCCGCGACTTCAGCGGCGGTCGCTGCAGCACCTGCGGTGCCCAGCGCAGTCGTGACGTCGATCTGGGTGCCGTTGATGGCGACCGCGGAAGCGCCGTCGGTGAGAGTGATGGTGACCGCCTGGCCCTGGTCCATCTGGAGGACGAAGGCGTTGTTGGTCGAGACGTCGAAGGTCTCCGAGGTGGTCCCGGTCAGCGTGGCTGCGGGGTAGCTGATGTCGTCGTCGCTCAGAGCCACGCCGTCAGCGAAGACCGTGGTCTCACCGACCCGACGCGTGCCTCGGCCTGCGAGCGTCGCGATGTGCGGGCTGGTCCCGGAGACGGTGAGCGCCTCGCCGGACACGAGACCCCGAACGATGTCCTCGTTCACCGCCCGACGCACGCGGCTGCCGTTCGCGATCAGCGTGGGGAGGATGGGGAGCGTCTGGAGGTTCAGCGCGCCGGGCGCGATGACCTCCTGGATGTAAACCCCAGGGTCAACGTAGGTCGAAATCTGCAGCGCCATTCAGCCGGGTCCTCGCCGAAATAGTACGGTGAGGACGACCTCCGGGGCCGAGTCAGGGTTTACGAAGCCCCAGGAAGGTCCGGGTCTTCAGTCAGGATGTCGGTGGAGAGGATGAAGTTGCCGCCAGTCGAGGTGCGGACCGGGCGGTCGATGTACTGGTACGTCGTCACAGGGACCGTCACACGCTGCACGTGTGCCTTGTCCTTGCCAGACTGGGGCCGGTCGAAGGCTTGGAACTGCCCGACGGAGACCTCCTGGTGGAAGACGATGTGCCACCATTCTTGGGGGTCGTTGACGTCTTCATCGGTCCAGGTGCGACCCTGCAGCTCGTAGAAGTCGCGCTCCAGCCAGAAGATGGCCCAGCCGTAGATCAGGTCGGTGAGTTCTCGGCGCGTGTTGACGTCAACGGAGAGCACGTCGATGTTCACGACGACCTCCGAGGCGAGGTGGTAGCGGTTCGCGGGCGGACGCGTGGTGTTGAAGACGTTGTCGGTCTGGCCTGCCGTGAAGCCGAGCAGGGTCAGGATGCCCGGCGTCGAGGTCCCGAGGACCTCGATGACGTTCGGGCGAACGTCCCCACCAGCCGGCCCGCCGCACTCGATGGCCACAGTGCCTTCAGCCGTCACGAAGGCGCGCGCGAAGAGTGCCTGCTCGTTGATGACCCGCACCACGTCTTGGACGGTGGCCTGCGTCCAGTCGGCGAATCGGCTCTGTCGCAGAATCACCTGCGACTCGACCCACACACCGCGGCGCTCAGGCTGCGTGCGGTACCGAAGCACGTACTCGGCCGGGACCACGCCCGTTGCCGTCGACAAGTCGAAGGGGCCGGTCGCAGACGCTTCGACGCGCGGTGGGTACTGCACCTGGTCAATGAGCGGGACGCCGATCGTCATGCGGCGGTTTCGCGCGGAGGCGGCCGTCACCGAGATATGCGGCAACCGCTCCAGGATGTCCGGGAACTCCTGCACGATCTCGACCGTCGTCAGGAAGGGGTCGTTGCCCGCGTCGAACCCGGCCTGGTACTTCTGGATGGTCGGCAGCTCTCGCAACCTGCCTTGCACCTGCTGCTGGTCGAAGAACGTGCGCAGTCCCAACACGAACGCGTCCTTCGTCGTCTCCAGAGGCTGGGCGAACTGAGGCGGGTCGTTCAGGTCAGCCGGCGTCGTGGGCCGGTACCGCTTGTCGAAGAGTTCGTCGCTCATCAGAAGATGTCCGCGTAGGGAGGTTCATTGTCCTGCGCACGGCGCTCGTCGAAAGACTGGTGCGTGAAGGTGCCGAACTCCTCGTTCCACTTGAACGAGGAAAGGACGACGCGGTCGCCGGTCTTGATGCCGGTCGCGTGCTCGTAGAAGGGGTGCGGTCCCGGGGCCCGGTCGATGATGCGCGCCTGCGGCGTGTCGATGCCGATGCCGGTGTCGAAGAAGTCGAGCGGCATGGTCCAGCTGCGGTCGGTGAGCCACTCGACCAGCGTGCCGCGGCCCGTGTCAGACTGCGCCTGCTCGACCACCCAGGGACGGAGCACGAGGATCTGCCCAGGCTCCAAGCGTCCGCGGAGCGCGGTCAGCTGGGCGGTCCGGTAGCGGTCCGACTGGACGTGACGCGCTCGCACCGCGCTGAAGAACGACGAGGGCTGGTCGGTCGAGGTCCGCGTGATCGTGACGCGGAAGATGAGGAAGCCGTCGCCGGCCGGGGGCTGGACGCCCGAGCCCGTCAGGTGGAAGGTGGCGCCGGCGTCGAAGGAGTACTCGACGGTCACCGAGCCGCCCACGCCCCGCGTGTAGGTGTCGGTCGAGAAGGACCAGACGTCTCCGTTCGGATTAGAGTACGGAATCGCCGCGGTCGTCAGGGTTCCGGTCAGCGCCGTGTCCACGAGGCGCAGATAGTTCGGCTTGAACTTCCGCTCTAGCTCCAGGTTGTTGAGCCCGGCCCCGTTGGTCGTCACGGCGGCGCCTGCCGGGACCAGCGTCGAGGGGTCCCAGGGCAGCGCAGAGAGCGCTCCAGGGACCGTCAGCGTGGCAGACAGCACTGAGCCCGTCGGTCCCACCAGGCCAGCAGAGAGGCCGCTGGAGGCCACGACGCCGCCCGTGAGCCCCGGGCTCAGGACCGCCCCCGTTGGGCCGACCAGGGACGCGCCCAGCACGTTGTTCAGCGGAACCAGAGAGTCGACCTGGGTCGCCGTGAAGAAGAGCGTCTCGTGCAAGAACCGTAGATAGCCCGGAACGAAGCCCGTGCCGTAGCACTCGGGGCACGGACGGTCGTTGGCCTGGTTGGTGTCCTTGCGGCAGGAGCACTCGATGCCCGAGGTCACAGGTTGGTACAGGAAGACCGCCTGTCCGCGAGCGAGCAGCTTGTCCTGCAGCAGCGCACGGATCTTGGCCGGCGACTGTTCCTGCTCGATGCGCTCGTAGGGCGAGCGCCCCCAGTAGCCGACCGCCTTGGGGGAGCCTGGGACCTTGTTGCACGGCACGGTCAGCTACCCCGGAAGAAGATGTTGCGGAAGAGCGCGCCGTTCGGCGCCGAGCTGATGAGCTGCGCGATCCGGAAGTTGGTGCCCGCCTGGATGTGGAGTGAGCCGGTCTGCACGAACTTGTACTTCATTCGCGGGATGAGCTTGTCGAGGCGTGCCGTGACCTGGTTCAGAACGTTCGCCAGCTGCGGCGCGTGCTGAATGACGAACGTGTTGCCCTGGTCCGAGTACTGCGGGATGTCCGTGTCGATTGCGAAGAGCTGCTGCGACATCACGCCCGCGATCAGGCTCGACTCCAACAGCACGTACAAGAACTGCCGCGGGAATTGGTCGAGCGAGTTGAAGACCGGGTAGGGCTCGTAGGCGTTGATGATCGACAGCCCCTGGTCGAGGTACTGAAGCAGCTGCGTGTCGGTGTAGCCGAGAAAGCAAGACTCGTCGTCCACTGCCTTTCGGCACTTGTCGATGAGGTCGCGGAACGGCGGCAAGAAGGCCAGCGTATTGACCGTCGCGACGCACAGGTTCTGGACGACCGACTGCTGCTCTTGGCCGGGCGCGGAGGCCTGCCAAAGAAACCCGAAGAGACCGGGCATCGCCGTCTCGGTGTCCCCGCCCGGAGCCGCGACGTCGCCCCACTCGATGTAGTAGCGTCCGACGCCCTCACGCACGATGCGGGTGGGTTTTGTGGCCTGTGCGCCGGTCGCGCCTGCTGTGTGGGCCGCGGTCAAAACCAGGCTGGTCGCCCCGCTAATGCTTTCTACCACACGCGTCTCCCCTCCAAAGGTCAGGGAGTCGCCGACGCGTACTTCCTCTGTGAAGCGCGTGTTGGTTCCGGTGACGAGGGTCTGCCCAGCGGTGACGGACACCGTACCCGTCAAGGTGAAGACCGGGAAGGCGTCCTTGTAGACGATGTTCGAGCCGAGGTCCTGGACGGTGAGGCGTGGGCCGGGCGCGGTCGCATCGACAAGCACCTCGGGCGACACGGAGTCGTCAAACACACGGATGTTAATCCGCTCCTGAGTGTTGACAATAGCCAGCTCCGAGGTGTTTGCGATGATCGTGGTCACTGGTTGCTCGCCCAGGCTCCCAACCCAACCAGGCCGCCGCCCACCAGGACGCCCAGACCGATCAGGAAGATGGGCTCCCGGAAGAGCCCCGAATTCCGCTTGACCTCCTCACTATACGCATCGAGCGCAGTGTCCGCCAGCTCGGCGTTGGACTGCGCGATGCCTTCGACCACCTGCAGCGAGGTCGTCGCCGTGCGGATCTGCTGAAGCTGTAGGTTGATGACGCGCTCTTGGTCTCGAACGACAGCGGTGAGCGTCGCGGTGCGCGTGAGTTCAAAGAGGATGCGGTCTGCGTCCGAGCGCGGGAACCAGACGCCGGGCTCTCCGTCGACGGTGACAGGCTTGGAGCGTAGGGGCTCCTGCGCGAGCACGGGCGCGGACGCGAGCAGCAGGCTACAGAGAAATGCGGTTGAAGCGTGCAGAAATTTCATCGGCGGTCAGTCCCTTGTCTGCATAGGATTCTTCGAGACGCCGCTTCTTCTCGTCAAGCTCGCCGGTGATCTTCTTGATCTCGGCCTCGTTGCCGCGGAAATCGTCCAGCAGCTCGCCCAGGCGCTCGCGCTTCGCTTCGACGTCGCGCTTGTGCCACTCGACCATCATGTCGACGGAAGCCTTCAAGGCGTCGGAGCGGCGCCCCTGCACGTAGTACCAGACCACGACAAGGGCACCCGCGCCGACCGCGAGGCCGGCCAGGAGCCAACCCCACCACTTCATGGCGTCAGTCCGAGGCTTCCTGGATGAGCTTCTGGACGAAGCCCGACGACAGGCCGGCCATCACGCCGGCGATGACCGCGGCGAGGACGGAGGCGCCTGCCATGGCCGAGCCGACACCAGCGGCCGCACCAACGAGGAGCAGCATCAGCAGGGGGCGGACCCAGTCGAGCCTGGTCTCGGGTCCGAGGGCGGCCTTGATGGGGCCGAAGTTCAGGGCCACCATGCCGGCCGCAAAGATGGCCGCGAGGCCTGCGAGCAGTCCGCCGTTGCTGAAAGCTTCGACGATGGAGGGGATGGTGCCGACCAGGTCCTCCAGGGAGGCGTCAGCGGCGGTCGAGGTGGCCGTACCCATGTCCTGAGCGAACACGACCAAGGGGACGAACATCAGTGTGACGAGGGCGTAGAAGGTCTTCATGGCTCACCGGCATAGTACGGCGAGCAAGACCTCCGGGGCCGGTCAGGGGGTGAACCCGCCCTGACCGAAGTAGTGACCCTCTACTGTTCCGGTGATGGTCCCTGCGGTCGGTGTGGGGTCGAATGACACCCGCACCTCCCCAGGGTTGTAGTCGAGGGTCGCCACGGCCAGGGTATCTGCCGACACGGCAGTCGCGGCTCCGATGTCGGCGTAGGTGCCGTCGAGTCGCTTCTGCTGAAGCTGCAGCGAGCCCGCCACATCGACGAGAATGCTCACGGCGAGGCCGATGGCGCCCGGCGCCAACGCGAAGTCTGCAGAGCATAACTCCGAGCTGGTGCCGAGTGCGACGGCATC